TTTCTATGCCGATGTTGTAGCAGAACGTTTTGTCTCAAAAAGAGGGACAGTCATAAATATTGATACTTTACTGAGAAGATTTTTGATTTCAAACTTCGCAGCAGCTGCAGGAAAAGAAATGGACGAAGATTCTATTTTAAAGGTATTGAATTACTGGTTTGAAAAGTTGATACCTGATTCTATTTTTATTGATGAAACCAATTATAACAAAGAATTGTACACTGAACAATCTTTTAAACTTCTCATAAATATAATGAAGTTTGTTAAACACAATTATTCGGGTTTATATTCAGAAAAGGTTTTATATAGCGTTACATCAAACTTATCAACCGGTTTACAGAAGATTTCAGATGATAAGGTTGCTTTATTCAAGGACATAGATAGTATGAAATCGTTTGCGTCATCTTACGTAGCTTCTACAATGGATTTAAGGATTTTGGAATTAGTGAATAGACATAAAGATTCTAATATAATAACTTATACCGGTGCGCATCATAGTATTTTATTTTCAGCCCTTCTTCAAGCATCGGGTTATGTTCTAGAATATTCATTTGTGAATAACGAAGCTGATTATTTATCAAGAGTTAATAAGGTGGATAATATGAGATATGATAAACGTTTAGATTTATTACGATACGTTAAATTTGTAGAGGACACGTTTAACATTGGGTAAATATATAGTAAGTTTATGTAAAGAATTTTCTATGTTTACATACCATAATAAGAAGTACAAAATTAAACACTATTATTTCGTCTTTTTTCATAATATTCTTAGCATAACCAATCATTTTAACAAATTTTGATTTATAATTTGATTTTTCAAAAAATCTAATAAAACGATCTGTTGATTCAAAAGAATCAGGTATTAATTTTTCAACAAATAACCCAATTAAATCATCCTTTATGACTTTGTACTTTATCCAATGGTTTATGACCCTATCGTAAATTTCAAGAAGATCTGTATGATATTTTGTAGGACATTTTACGGTTTTATTGGTATCTAAACATTTGATAGAAGATTCATCTGGGATCATATTATAAATCTCTTTCATGAAGTTTTTCATTTTGGTGTCACTATGTTTATTCCATCCCATTTGTCCTAATACATCATCTCCTGAAATTTCCCCTACGAATGGATTTTCTCTGAGAAATGCAATTAAATCATTATCATTCAATCTGGAATGGTATGCTTTAACATACATACTATACAGATCAGACCATACAACACATGCACCAATATCTACAGTAGCTTCTACGTTATCATTAATTCTATTCAAAAATCTTTCAGTCCTGTCTCCATGTCTCATACAAAAACCCTCACCAAATGTACTTTGTGGTCCTATTTCATTCATAGAAACATATGGACTTATTATTTCACAATGTGTTGAATCTGTCAATTTTGTAAATATAAATAATGCAGCCATAAAATCATAGTCTTCTAATTTACTTGAGAATTTCTTTTTATCGAACGACCTCCAAACGTTAAGATCTTTTAATATTTCATTGTATCTTGGAGACCTTCTCCAAAAAATCAATAGGCGTTTTATACTATACACTAAACTCCATGAAGCAGGAATTTCAGGGGGAGTTTGTTCGTTAATAATTTGTTTAAGTGTAAAATCAGTGGCTGTTCTAATTTCAGTATCCTTGAACCATGGTCTATTTGAAAATAATTTATTGAATTGCTTAAACGACTCTTCATTCAAATCATTAGATCCAGCCACACCATTAGGGTCATGATACCAAATCTTTATGTTTTTACCATCACGAGAAGATACATTTGTTACAGTGGCATGACCTTCCGCATTGTGTGCATCTCCTGACATAATAGGAGGGTAATCTTTTTTCCCAAGTATAACTTTAGCAATAGTATTGAAAGGAGCCATTAGTAACAAACCACCTCTTTTTGATATGATATTTTTGGGGAGTGGGACATTCCATCTTTCTGATGCGTAATGGTGTAAATCTCCAAGTACAAATTTCTTTAAATCAACATTTCTTTGTCCAACCAGTCGGGCCAATATATGACCAGTACATATTTCAGATTTTAATAAGATACTTTCTTTAGCACCTGAAACTTGAGCAAGATTTCTAGAAGGCCTTCTTTCCAATGGTGAAGGTGGAGTAGGAGGTTCAATCACTATTGGAGTAGGAGGTTCAATCACTACGGGAGCAGGAGGTTCAATCACTATTGGAGTAGGAGGTTCAATCACTACGGGAGTAGGAGGTTCAATCACTATTGGAGTAGGAGGTTCAATCACTATTGGAGTAGGAGGTTCAATCACTATTGGAGTAGGAGGTTCAATCACTATTGGAGTAGGAGGTTCAATCACTATTGGAGTAGGAGGTTCAATCACTACGGGAGTAGGAGGTTCAATCACTATTGGAGTAGGAGGTTCAATCACTACGGGAGCAGGAGGAATAGGCACTATGGGTACAACGAATGGAGGACGATAATTGGGTATTTTTTTGCATCTACCAGTTTTAGGGTTTCTAAATTGATCTGGTCTACATGTTTTTTTTTTCGTTTCCGTAGTCATAGGTGGTGGGTTTTTCGTAGTCATAGGTGGTGGGTTTTTCGTAGTCATAGGTGGTGGGTTTTTCGTAGTCATAGGTGGTGGGTTTTTCGTAGTCCTAGGTTGTGGGTTTTTTTGTGTTCCAATTTTTTTACATCTACCGGTTTCAGGGTTTCTAAATTGATCGGGTCTGCAAGGTTTTTTAGTCATCTTTATTTATTATGTTTATTAAAATACTAAATATAGGTTTATTAAATCCTAAATATTATACTTAAAAAATGATGAAATCTAAAATCCATGATGACAAGGGGTAAATAAACGCTTGATTCACGTACCTGCGCCCGTAGTTCAATGGTTAGAATAGTGGTCTTATGAGCCACCGACGGGAGATCGATACTCCCCGGGCGTATTTTTTCTTTTTTTTGTACTAATTAAATTCAAGCCAGAAAACATGTTCCTGTTGGTGTTACCATTCATCGAACATACAATTCATCATAATAAGTGAACGGAGAGACATGGCGAGACGAATCTCAAACCATATAGCCAGGACAATGATTGACAGTGTCAAACCCTGGATTGGTGAGACGAATCTCAAACCAAAATTAAAAGTTTTTTTTTAAATATATATATTAAATTCTTCTCCTTTGCATTCTTTTTCCACCATTGTCCATCCCCACCCTTACTCTTTTATACTTGAATATATCCTTCTTGCGTCCATTTACCTCAATGGTAATTTCTAATTTTACGAAATAGTACATACATATCACAAATTTATAATGAGGTATAACCAACCTCAGTCTATTATCAAGCCTGTTGTATTTTTGGTCTCCAAGACCATCTATTCCGTGAACAGACATCAATGTCCTACTCTCATTGCCATTACTCTCGATCAATGACATCTTGTAAGACAACATTTTAAACTTTCTAGGTAAAAACTTCCTCATAAATCTATTAGATGAAGAATATATACTGAAATCACAATAAACATTTTCCCCTGTGGTATATTTGTAATTGATGTGCTCCATTCCTCCCAATACGAGATTCTTGGTGTTCGTTTTCATCATACTTCTTGTGGATGTGAAATTGTGTCTTGTGAATGAGGAAGTGGCGAAGAGTGATCACGTGTGGGGTATTTGTGATCACAAAGTGTGTAAAATATTATCTAAATGAAACCCGGGGTCCGGGGGGGTTAAATAATTAAGAAAAATTTATTTTCCAAATTTTCGATGAAAAGACACGCGGTGTTTTATTATATTCTTAAACTAAGAAACTTTTCAGAATTGATTAATCTTTGAGTCTGGAATTCTGAAATTCTGAAATTCTGAAATTCTGAAATTCTGAAATTCTGAAACTCGGGGTTATAAATTTACAATTGTTTATTGGACTTGGACATTATCAAAGGAAGTATCAAAATTCGCTCAAAAATTAAATAAATAAATAAATAGTAATAAATAATTTTAAATAATTTTAAATGGACACTTTACTTTGGGTGACAGTCGTAGTTTGTCTGTATGCGGACTATGTTTTGTTCAAAACATATGTTAAACCCAATGACAATAGGCGCGATTTCTATGGTACGATTAGGTATAATGGGCACGTTATTCTCATGAAGTTATTCATATACATTGGGATATTGGGGATTTGTTGTAAAGTTGCCTGTTTTGTTGATATAATCCCATATATAAGTCGATTAATAGGTATAACTTCGTTGATGGTATCTCCTTTCACATTGTATATGGGAAATAAATCTTACGGTGATAGGAACATTACAGTTTCAGGATATCATATATACACTATGTTTTTTTTTAAGTCTGGCGTAATGGCTTTGATTTATCCAAGCTCTGATAATTGGGTGAAGTGTTGGGTATTGGCACACGCATATGCATCTTGCCGACTATTTACGTCGATATTGTGGAAATTTAGGAATTATCTTTCATTATCTCATAAAAGTTCATACACTTATGCACTCATGTTTGCATCAATAGTCGTACTATTTTTTGCAGAGGGAATTGAAAATGTAATTTCATATCTTTTACTTTCAATCACTATACAAATATTGTTTCGAGTATTCGGAATATATTTTTATGATAAAGAACATACTTTCAAAGGACTTTTTCCAGTAAATTCAGTACAGGAATTATAAGGTTATTCAGGAATTATATTAAGTTAATAAGTATATTATGACTAGGGGAAAAGAGGGGAAAAGTTATATTTAAAAATATATTTAATGATCACTATTATTGAATTCAACAAACAAACTAATGAGGATACCATCGACAACATTACTTACTCTTTTAGTCATGTCGAACGTGGATGCATTCTTTTCTCCCATATCAATGCGGACACCTACCCGGAATAAAGAACCCAACCCCAAGTGCCCAATTCAATCTATTAAAAAACGGATGACGAAAATAACCGGAAATCCAGAATCCACTGGTAAAATTCACTTGAAACCTGTACTAGGATTTGAAGAAGGAGACTATGGAGATGACAAGTTCGGACTAGAGAGAATGTACTTCTATCTTTTACAATTACCCGTGCACGTGTTCAAGATACCTTTCGCGATTGTTTTGGGAATATGGAGCTCTCTATTATGGAGGGCACCTACTGAAGAAGACGTGGTGAATTCTGTGGAAGGGACATCTCTGATAAATGTTTTGCACAGAGATATGTCCGATTTATCTGTAATCCGAAAGGGGGAAGAGCGCAACTACTTTGTCGACGTCAAGGATTGTCATCTGGTTCACACTAATACGGATGGTGTTGTAAATAATGTCGAGTCATGGGAAATGAGATACACAAAAACCCGCCCTCAAATCGGAAGAGGAAAATGGGATATTAGAATCCATTCATTTAAAGTCAACGGCGAAGTCGTGACCGATCCAGCTAGGATGATTTCTTTCATACAGATGTACACAGTGTTGAGTACACATGTCAAGTGCCACGTCTACGGAAATGCGCTTACTAGGATCATAAAAAAATACAAAAAACTTCGAATAAAACTCTCCAATTCAACGCTGAACACCATTTGGCTACATAACCATATCCTCAATGGAGTGACTAGTCCGGTTCAACCAAATAAGTGGTTTGGATCGGTTACGATAGAGTCACTCCTAGAAGAGGCGGATGATATGTCTTCTCTAGGAGGGTGTAAACACAGTACCGCCAAGCGATGGGTGGATCTGGACCTACCACTAAGTACATTCATGCTGAAGGCCCGCGTGATTATCCGCAAGGCCATGGCTGATCACGACATACCTATGGAGCTTCACGAGGCCATATTTTTGTCAGTAGTGGTACACTCAAGTGATCACATTCTTGCTAGAAGGCTGCAATGGGGACTCAAGTTTGGGATGGATCCCTGGGAAAAAGATTATGGAAATCCATTAATATGCGAGAGCTCTGTCTGGAACTTCATTTTTTTAGGACCTACATTAAACCCGTTGTTTAACAATAAGATTAAGAATATCCGTAAGCCATTCTATCGCCAACTATACCAGGAACTTAAAAAAATAGACATGCTCGATGTCGTTGACGAGATCACTGCAAGTATTATGTATTGAGAACATTGATTAAATTGAAGGTGGTCAGTAATAGTATCTAAGATACATGGAATAGAATGGTCTCCCCCCCTCTCATCACAATTTTTCTGGACCTCAAATAAACTATGCCTAACGACATAGAAAGTGGTCAACAATACGCTCTGGATTTAAACGCTATTGATGTTGTCGAAGAAGATAGGACGTATAAAAATCGTATGTGTTATATAATGAAATTATTGGCAATCCTTTTTTGTATTGCTATAATAATTGTATTAATTATTGTTATAGGGTTCGCAATATATGTGGCTAAAACCGATGGATTTGCGTTTGACAAGGAAATCATTGTTCTGGCAAATGGGTTGAGATTCGTCTCCCCTTAAAACGAATATATATATTTATTTCATTATTTTATATTTACTAAAATTAATTAATTATATAATATGATATTTACTCCCGGAAAAATAATCCTTTCTGGTGTTTCTTTATCCCTAACACTACTTGTTATACTTTTTATTGCCTTTATTATTAGAGCAAGACAAGTTGGATTTGGACAAGGAGATGTAGGAAAAGAAGAATAAATTTTTCCAAATTTTCGATGAACAGACACGCGGTGTTTTATTATTCTTCAAATCAGAAACTGTTTGAGTCTATAGCATTTTTCATAATTTGCTCAGCTGGATTAGTGGGTTGCCATGAATCCCAATTGTCATAAGAATTATTAATTTGAATAAATATATCCTGGTCTCCATCATATCTGTTAAAAATAGGTAATTCGTTTTCTGGTACAATCTCTACACCTTCCTTTCCTTCTTCTTCTTCCGAATCTTCTTCATAAATTTCTGGAAATAAAGAACCATTAACTTCACCAACTTTATGCATTACACAATACTTAGATGCATATTCTACATCTCTTGAAAGAATAACATCTCTCCCACATGCTCTTGAATATTCTGCTGCAATTATTACACTTTGTTCTAAGATTGGTAACATAATATTAACCATAGCTTGTAAATATTCATCATTTTGATTTACATTATCAAAACCAGTTATCATTTCTTTTATAATATAAACTATTTATAAATAAAACACAAACAATGTTTAGATGTAAACCTAACCCCAAATCAAAAGAATATAAATCTAAATGTAGCGAACTTGTATCAAAAAAGAAAGGTCTATGTTGTGTACAAAAAGACTTGGTATTTATTAGATCCGCTGTTAACATCTACAATATGAGAACTTCTGATGTAATTGATCCTGAACTTGAATCTATGAAGAGATTTATAGATGCAAAAGAGATGGACACAGAAATTGTACTTATAGATGTTTCCAGTAAAAATGGGGAAATACTAACTAAAATGATTTCCGAATACCGGCCAAAGGATATCGTAGTTGTTTTTTCTGTATCTGATTTCAAACTTTCAAACATACACAAAGATATCGCATTAAAATATGATACAGTTATATCACTAAATAATGTAAGTGATTTTGACGTAATACCAGGTAGAAACTTGATAATAGATGGAGAAAATTCAAGAGTTTCATTGAACAACCATCCTATATTCCAAATCCCAACTTTAAAATCAATTGGTGATTCCAGACTTTCTTCTTCTGTTTCATCTCTTCTAATACCTGGAAATACCTCTGGATCCACAACTGTAAATATACCAATTTCTAACGATTCAGATGAACTTGAAATGTTGTTTGACGAGAATGAAATGCAAGAAGCAGCTGATATCATTTTAAGTTTCACTACTAGACTCGATGAATCTAACAACGTATACACATATAGACTAGATGCACCAGGATTACCTAATATCCCAATCGTAAAAAATGTATCTTCTGAAAACGAATCTTGGTCCGTAACTATAGCTGCATCTAATAACGAAGACTCTTTGAGTATTAAATTAGTTGTAAGTCTTAAAGGTTCTGAAGTTGAGGATGCTACATTGGAAACAGTAAGTATGGAAGAGTCTGATGTAATGAAAAAGGTATCAACAGATCTTATATCCCTAGAAGAAGTATCTGTAAAGGAATTTTTGGAAGAGAGCGAAAAGAACATTGTAATAATCGAACCAGATGGTTCTGCTTCATTGGTAAGTAGTGGCGGTATCGACTTCGAATCTGTATTCTTTGAATGTAAAGAAGCTATAGATGACATAATTCGTGGTCCATCGGATGAAAACGTAATATCAAGTGTCAAGCTGCTAAATGGAAGACATTTTGGTTCATGGGGTTATTACAGTGTTGCTGAAATAAAGAAGGCCGCTGAAATGAAAGAAAGAATACTCTCCTCCTCATTAGATAGAAGAGCAGTTTCTATTACAAGTAGGGGTGTTTTCTTAGGAACTGAGTCATCTGTTTCCGCATCTCATTGTCAGAGTGGACAAGATGCAAACATCATGAAGTTAAAGATAGTTAAAATGATTAATTAGTAATTGAAATTGAATCAGTGAAAGCACACTGTATGGAAGCCAAAAGGTCTATTTCGGAATACGGTTTGGCGACTACGTATTTCATACCATTTAAAACACACTTATTTTTTATATAAGGGGACACGCTGGCCGTGATGGCTACCACGGGGACCTTTTTTAAGGACATTTGAGAACACAATTCGTGTATCTTGATGGTTGCCTCGAAACCATTCATTATGGGCATTTGACAATCCATGAGTATCAAATTAAAGTTTCCATTATTCTCTATGAATTTATTTACAGCATCGTTTCCATCTACTGCCTCAATAGATGTTACAATATTTAATCCCATTATACTAAAATTAGGCTTCAACTTTAATAGCTTCCTCTGAAGAATTTCTCGGTTCACTTCCATGTCGTCCACAATAAGTATTCTGAAATCAGAGTTTTCGAGTTTGGAACTCTCTTTGGGTTTTTCGCGTTCGTCTTCGCATTCGTTTTCGACTCTGGGAAGTTGTGACAAAAATAGCATGGTAGTTCCATTTCCCAGAGATGATTTCTCTATAGTGACGTTCCCATTCATTTTCATGGCTAGTTTTCTACACAGCGTCAGGCCTATACCAGCACCCCTCGCGGAATCATCACATTGTACCAGTTCTTTGAATACTGAAGTATGGAAAATAGGGTCTATTCCAATACCGTCATCGGTCACCCGAACTGAACAAATCTGGGACTCTGTGTCATACTCCGTGTCTAGTATAATTACCCCCTTTTTTGAATATTTTAAACTATTTCCGATCAGATTGTCAAGTACTTGATTGAATCTGCACAGATCCACCATAACATACTGAGGGTTGTGATCAAGCATTGTGCGAATTTTAATGCCCCGTCGTTTTGCCTCAAGATTGTGCCTATTAACACACTTTACACATATGTCTGTTATGTTCTCCTTTGACAGATTTAATTTAAATGTATCTTTAGTATTACCTATAATTATGTCAATAAGAGCAACCAGTTGCTTACAGCTATCAAGTATAGTATTGGTTCGCGAATTAGACCCTAGAAGCTCACATTCGTTGATTATTGTAGATATTGGAGACCTTATCTCGTGAGACATACGGGATATATAAGTCTTGGCTTCAATAGAGTCTTTTTTGACAATTTCCGTGATGTCCGTGTGAGTACCCAAGATGTACCAGGGTCTTCCGTCCGGTAACCACTCTACAACCGACGCTCTACACAAAATAACGATCTCATTACCATCCTTGTGATTATACCTGACCTTACAATTGAAAGGGATAGTGCCATTTGATTTTATATGTTGTTCTAGCTCTATATTAGTTTTTTTAAGGTCGTCGGGATGCATTAATTTCATCCAGCTACCCGGTAACTCTTCGAATTCGCTTTGACTGTACCCCATCATGGTCCAGAACCTTTCGCTCATGTATTCGAATCCCACTAGCGGATAATGCTCGAAAACTCCGTCTGATGCCATGTCAGTAAGGCGCAATAGGTTAGAAGATTGAGTCCATCTCTTGGAGTGTGCGGGCCATAAGTCAGCCAGTGCAATCCCCTCTGAATTCTTGTAAACAATACTGACACTACAAGGTATACCATCCATAGTGATATATATATTATTTTCGGATGAGTATATCACATCTATCTTACTATTTTCAAGAAGTCCTGACCGTTGTTTCATAGCCGGATTGACACAAATTACCTGGTGTTTGACAGTGTCGTAAATCGCCATGAAATTAGATGTGGTATTAAAAACAATGTCAAGTTTTTTCCCAAACATAAACATATATAAAACATATATATAGTAAGGTTTCACAAAACACAAATATGAAACAACATTTGAACAACTCAACACATAATGAATAGGTGAGATGACTCTCAAACCGGGCGAGACGAATCTCAAGCCTTAAAAAGTTTAAAAAGTATTTTATTTTGATATTTTATTAACCCTCTTCCTAAGAAATGAATTTTATTATTTTCATTATAGTATAGTAAGGTTTCACAAAACACAAATATGAAACAACATTTGTTTTCATTGTTTCTTACTTTGACAATTTTAAATACATATGGCTATGTGTTAAGAATTGTAACTAATTCTTTATTACGCAAGGCTTTCAAAATTCAAAACAAAGAAGCTTTTCAGAAGCACAAGATTGATTACAATATACCTAAATTAAATGATTGTAAATATTTTGACCCCATTATATTTAAGAATACACCGGAATATTATAAAAAGGATTTCCATGCATATACGGGTGGTAATTTGACTCCTCTCCATGCAAAAGAAGTAACAGCTGCTAGTTACGCTGTGATGTCTAATCATGCTAAAAATAAGTCCGGATACGCAACAAGTGATGAGATTAGAACTAGGTTTTCTTATAATGCAAAGGCCTATTTTGAATATAAAAGGTCCATAGGTAAATCTCCAATTAAGATAATAGATAATGGTTGTGGTATAGGTTTGTCAACAAAATATGCTGAATCTATGTATGAAAATACAGAAGTAAATGGTGTTGACCTAAGCCCTTACTTTTTAGAAGTAGGTGATCATAGTAAATTTAAGCCTACAACTATGTTCTGTCATGGATTGGCAGAATATTCCGGTGAAGATGATAATAGTCAAGATATGGTAATGTGTTCTTACCTTCACCACGAGTTACCATATAAAGCTTCAAAGGATATAATGAAAGAAGCATTTAGGGTACTTGATTATGGTGGAGTTTTATGTATATTAGATATGGATCCAGATATTAAAGGCTCTAATCCCCTATTAGAATTTATATTTAGACGCACTGAGCCATATTTGAATGATTATAAGGAATTTATGGCCAAAATATCAGAATTGGCAAAGGATATAGGATTTGAAGATCTCCAATTTGATTATATGCCCAAGACAAGGATGGTATTTCTTAGAAAGCCTTTAAAAAATTAATATGCTTTATATGCAATTTCAATATCAAATCTATCTTCTGTTCTATAATATATATCTTGTAATCTATCATTTATTTTCTGCAATGTTTGATAATATTCTGAATATATATCTCCTGTAAAATTTTCATATAATATTTGAATATTTTCTACTCTTCTTTTTATATCAGATATCCTGTCTAGTTTGATACCTATAAGTTCTTCTCTTGTTTGTCTTGGGAAAGAAAATCTAGACATCCATTTAACAAGCATTCTTTCAACTTTATCATCTCTTAATTCATCAAGTTCTAGAAATGTATGTATGTCTGGTTTAATATTAATTAAAATTGAAGATATATTATTAAATTGTTTTTGGTCAATATCTATACCATCTACCAATAATTGTATTGCACACTTAAATTCATCGTTGCATGATACATTCTCAATGGTTTGAGAAATATGTTTAAAATCCATTTTAAAAAAGGGAGAGTCATATTTTCATGTTTATATTTTTTATATTAAATATTTTCCAAATTATTTAATTTTTTGGACTTTCTTACTCCTAATATTTTCTGGCATAATTAGGGATATCCCCTTTTTAGGTTTATAAATATACTTATCTTCCTTAAATCCAAAACCTATTATATCTGTTGCAATGTATGTTTCACAACACTGACAAAGTTCATAAAATTCAGATCTTCTATAACATCCACCACAAACTGGGTGCATACAAGACATATAATTAAACTTTATATTATCAATCCTTAACTCTGAATTGCATATCGAACATATCTTCTCCTGGAAGAAATAAGACATATTTGGTTGTAAAATTTGTGACTTTGTGAGTACACTAGAGGGGTAAAGAATAAACTGATTAGTAAAATTTGTGACTTTGTGAGTACACTAGAGGGGTAAAAAATAAACTGATTAAAATCAAAATATATATATATTATTTGTTCTCCACCCAATATTTCATATTTCACAAAACAAAAAACATGTCTCTTCTAGTTGGTAAAAATGCAAGAGAAAACTGGGATATAATTAAACAGTCACCAGTGGATCACGTTTGGTTTCATTTAAAGTCATTTCCAAGTCCTCATATTATACTACAAGATTGTGATCCTGATGACGAAGATATAATTTTAGCTGCAAATAAATGTAAGAGTAATTCCAAATATAAGAATGTTAAAAACATAAAAGTAATGTATACATATTTATCAAATATATCATTGGGAAAAGAAATAGGATCTGTTACTATAAAATCTCGCAGAAAATGTAAATATATTACAATTTAGGATAACATGGTGGACTAGGTAACCATTCACAATCAGAATCATCTTCTGGTTCCCTAATAAATTTATGTTCTCTCTCATTAAATATTGTAGGTGGGTATAATATTGTAGGTGGGTATACACGTGTAGAAAAATTAGAAGCTGCGTCTGAATCTTGAGATAGTGATCTTACATGATGTTGGTTACTTCTTAGATTGGTGGCTACCATACCAACCGTTTTTCCAGTAGACTTATTTTTACCTAGACATAGACCCATAGTAGACTTTTTAATTGTAATTAATATATATATTTTAAAGAGGAAAGAAATAGAAAATAAAATATATATAAATAAATAAATGGAAGACATTAAATCACATCAGATACATATCACATCAAATGGATATCCTATTGTGATTATTTTAAACAATAAAAATATATATTAAATTTAAAAAAGAAATGAGCGGAGGTGCTATTGAAAATATGGGGTTTTCACCAAATGATAGAAAATATCTATTTTATTTGGTATGTATACCAGTAAGATTATCAATTGTAGCACTTGTATACAAATATGAAGATTCTCGTCTAATGATTCCAGTTGCAATCGCAATGTCAATTCTAGCAATTAGAAGCAATCTAAACAAAAGTGAAGTTTGGTGGTCTAGAAGAACACATTTGATAAATGCTATAGCTATTCTGTTTTATTCTCTTGCGGGAGTACCAAGTGGTATAAAATATATACTTCTCCTAGACATAATACAGGGTGTCTCATCTTCAATTATAGAGAAGCCCTGGTAAATAATGAGAAAGCCAAGAAGAAGACGTGAAAATAGGTTTAATAGAAAACATGATAGGTCAAAATATATTGATTCTGCAAATATTATACAGAAAAGATGCAGGGAGTTTATTAATAATAGATATAAATCTGAATGTTCAAATTATGACGATGATGAATTTATAATGTTAAACCCTGTAAAATTAATACCTAGAGTTTTATTATTGGTTTTAGATAATCAAGCATTTCATGTAGGTCATTTGCTAAAATGGATATTAAGATCTAAAAACCCAATTCATCCATTGAGTAGAGAGCCATTAGATATGAAAATACAGATTGAGTGCGTTTACCGTGTATCTTATTATTTATATAATGATAACATAATTAGAAGTTCTAATAATTTCTATAGCCTTAGAAATAAGCATATAAAACTTCTTAAGAAATGGCAAAAATCCCAATTAAACAGGCTATAACAAATATCAATGTAACATTATGTGTTTCTAATGGATATATTTTAAAAGAATTTACAGCTTCTCTATTTGAGCTATCTAAATTTTCTACAAAAAAGATTTATAATCTGAGTTTATATATGTGTGGTAATGGAGAAACAGAACAAGATGCAATGAAAAAGATTATAGATAATAACCAAGATCTTATATTATTTATAAAGCCATACGTTGGGTTTTCTGTGAGGTCAATCGATGAAATTATCAAATTATCAAATTCAAATGGTTCACCATATGGTTTATGTGTACCAAAAGAAAAATATGATCTTAGTTTGTTAAAAGGAAAAGAAATAAATGAAGATATAAATCTTCAGTCAGCCTGTTGTTCATTTGATATTAATCCAGAAGGTGGTAAAATAAATGTGGACCAATATGGTAGGATGAAAATTCTAGCCTTTCAAAATCATGATATTGTTGTAGTGACTAAGAATTATATAATGGAAAACAATATTGATATATCAGGTGGACTATCCAAAATGTCAGGTCCCAATATGTACTTATGTACTAACTATACATGTAGTAATAATGGTACAGAGGGTAATTTATTAGAAAGGTTAAAGAGTCTAAAATAAATTTTAATTCCATTCTCCTAATACTAAATTGATTTTTGATAATCTACATCTTGAATAATGTATACTTGTTTCAAGAGTATTATGCCCAAGTATATTCTTTAACCAAGCGTTAATAGACCATGTATTCCTAAATGCTACATGTGTTACATTTCCATAAATAACCCTACAGTCATGTTGTCTAACCTTCAATGAACCAATTAGTATTTTTGCACCATCTCCAAGTTTATGAGAATATTTGGAATTGACATCACTGTTAGTGAGTCCAGTTATATCTACATTAGCCCTTATAAATCTAAGACATCTAGCGAAATATTCATATTTAGTAAGTAATGGTATACAAATAAACTCATTCTTTACCTCAACTGATGCATTTCTCTTTTTAGCCTGTCCCCTGAATTTACATGAAAATATGCCTCTCTCTGGGCATGGTGCAAATTCTCCTAACTTCAGTATTTCAATAGAACGTCTTCCACATATAACTGATATAGCAGCTATTACAATAAAAATGTCTTCATCCATGTGTTTAACAATATGTTGGCATTTCTTAATTAAAGCATTTGTATCTTCAATTTCAACACAATCCATAGATCTTTTTTCAAGTAACTCTGATGAAATTTGTGATGTGGAAACCTTATCTTCTACTGTCAAATGATAATCCTTCATATATTCTGGAAGAATTGGTATATCTGAAATAATAGTATCTGTTCTAGAACTACCAGTCAATTGATTAAATTTTGCAAGTTTGGATTTTCTCATCTGTTCTTTCATACCATCTTTAGCAAAAGTTTGATATTGTTCTAAAAACCTTCTTGATATACCTTGTTTTTTCAATGATTGAAATCCTCTTTCAAGACACTCCTTGTATTCAGAATGTCTACAGTTAAATTCGAACCATATGTCTTTAACTCTAGACATCTGTGAAGGATATGACAATCTAGTATATTTGTCTCTTAGGTTCTGTAGAACAATAAACGGATCTTCTGTTGTTTTTAACAACGTTGCCTGTTCTACTAAAAATTTAGAGGGCATTCTATTTAATATAGAACACATATAAAAATAAAAATTAAGTTAATATTTAATAAATTATTTAATCTACCACATCAACGTCAACTTTTGGATCCCATGTCATCTTTTTACCTCCATCATATGGTACACATAAACGTGGATACTGGATCATGTAATCACATATACTAGGAATATCATCTGTAGATAAATCACATAGTACTCTACCATACTTTTCTTTTCCCGGGTTAATTATAGTTACTATTTTACCTAGTAAAGCATTAGAAAGTAAATCCTTTGCCTCGTATGCAAGAGCCTTTTCATAATCGGAACTTCTTCTCAATTCAGGTGTATCTATACCATTTATTCTACAAGATATTCTGGCAGGTTCTCCGTGATGAAAAAAAGCTAATGTTATTGTGTCCCCATCATATACTTTAACAACTATAGCTCTGGATCCTTCTTTAAGTGGTAAGAATGTTTTACAATTACTATATTCCAATGTATTTAAATCCTCCATGTCTTTAATTTAAAAAAACATTTTAAATTTTTAAATAAACAATGGTATAACATTTTTAATCATATTTGAACACTCTTTACACTTTCTTATATATAAGTCCATAGAGAGACATTCTAAACATAATATACACCCACATCCTAATGCAATGGGTCTATTTTGATATGTATTAAATAACTCTTTACATATTTTACATTTACCTAGTATATCTTTTCCAGATTCAAGTTTTCTTATACTATTTAATATGTTTTGTGAAATCCAAACTGAATCATCAAAGGGAATTTGAATAACATTATTCCTATTTTTGATTACTTTATGTATTATCCATTTTGTTTCATTTTCATTTTCAATCATCTTAATATTATAAATATAAACCAACAAAAGAATTTATACGTATTTTATGCTAAAAATTAATAAAAAAATGAAATATAAATAGTAAAGTAGTTTACCATGGCTAATTGTATAATGAAAACTGCTAATACTGGTCAAAGAGGAAATACATGTTGGCTAAGTACAGTACTTGTATCAGTATTAAATAGTAAATTTATTAATGAAAGTGGACTTAATATTTTTAATCAAAAGGAATCTGAAAAGTTAAAGTCATTAATTAAATCATTGGCGGGTAAAAAGGAAACAGAAGGTAAATTACACGAGAGTTTAGAACAAATTATTGGTAAAGATAAATGCCCTCTTATATCAAAAGAAGGATTCAGTGCTAGAACATTTTTCGAAGGTTTAATGAAAAAACTTGAAATACCGTATATAATTGGTATAAAAAAAGCAACACATAATGTACCAGGTTCTAGGCCTTTTCATTTAGATAAAGAAGGTGTTGAATATGATGTTACTCTAACAATGCAAGAAGATTTTAAGAAAGTACTCTCAGTAGGAACACCACCATCTAAAGGAATCTTCTATGAACAAATTCTTGCACCTGATTCAACTTATGGAATTCTAAGTGGTATTAAAACTTCCGTAGAACTTGTTTATTTCGGAACAATGAAATACCAAATGACTTTAAGATCAGTACTTGTATCAGAGATTGGTCATGTTATAGTTTATGGATACTGTAAGGATCCATCAGAATGGTTTGTATATGACAATGAGTATGTAGTATTTGGTGGTACTCCAAGAAGATATGCAACTGAAAGTCTAGAAGGAACACTTGAGCAAATTAATACATACCCCCACACATACTTTTCATTGAAGTCAGGTCTAGTACCAATGAATCCATTCTTTTTGTCGGGAAACAGATCTGTAACCACTCTTATGTATGACTTTGTTCGTATAGACATTTAAAATAATCATCTATAACTGTTTTTTATATTTAGAATTTGTATAAAGTGTAACTTGACATTAATAATAGCAGAGCCAGTAAGTAATATAATGTCAGAGGTAACTACTGAAATGCCTGAAAAGAACCAATATGATAAATATCAGAATTGGATTTGGTGTGATATCGAATCATCTGGAATAGATCCCAAGAGATCTGAAATTCTAGAAATATGTGTTATTGTTACCGATTCCAATATGGAAATATGGGATTCTATGCACCTTATTATCCATCATCCTATGTCAGTTTTGTTGACTAAGTCATCTAACTGGTGTAAAAGGCATTTTGGGTCATTATCTTACAATGGAAATGGTCTATTCGATCAATGTAATCGTTCATCCACAAGTTATAAAGATGCTGAAATTAAACTTTGGCATTTCTTCGAGTACTACTCTTGTCATCCTGTAGGTGTAGGTAGACCAAACATGAATATATACCGTCAATACTTTGATAGAGTAAGTGATACAAATGGTTCCCAGATAGGAACATACAACGTAAATAACACGATATATTCTAGTAGAAAAACTCATCGTGGTGTAATGCTTGCAGGATCAACTGTTCATTTCGATAGGGGGTTTCTTATGAGGTTTTTCCCTGGATTAAAACCATTTATGAGTCACAAGGTAATTGACGTCACCAGTCTACTAGAAATGACAAAGCGTTTTCGCCCAGAATTACTTGTAGACCTTGGCAAACCTTCAGGAAACCACAGAGCCTGTGACGATATATTGGATTCAATTAAATTATTTAAGTTTATTACAGATAATTTGAATGGAGACAAAGACAAAAACAACAAAAGTGAAGACGTTGAGATGTAAAGTTTGTAGTAAAAAACTAAAGACATTTGAGGTAAACTTATGTTCATGTAAAGAGGATGTTTGTATGAAACATCGTGATAGGATTAGCCATGGATGTACGGAAAACAGTAAATTATTATTACCAGATAAGGTAGAATTTATAAAAGTTCATAAGATATGACGATCTAGAATAATAAAATATAACATAATTATATAAAAGATGGAATTTATTGGAACAGGTGGTGCAGCTCTATCTCTTGGGCTGTCTTTATATAATACAAATGAAATAATGTCAATCAAATCTGATCTAGAAGCACTTATCAAAAGTGATAAGGTTGAGGTTGAAACCCCCAAACCTGTTGTTACATCAGCTCCTATCCCAGTTACTGAAGCATCGACTGTATCTGAAACAATTTTCAAAGATTCCGAATCAGATGAGATAAAAGAACTACAGGCAAGTGTTAAAGAATTAGAAATATTCTCAAACACTTTGAGTACTCAAGCATCTACTAACTCTTCTAATATCAGTATTAAATCTGATGAAATAGAAAACTTAAATGTTTTTGTAGGTAACCAATTTATCGATGTAAGAGGAAGAATTGCTGTCACAGAAGACAGTATTTCATCTAATTTATCTCAAATTGAAAATATAGACACTGAAATATCTGACATAAAAGATGCATCTTTAGTTACAAATGATAGAATTGACGCAAATGTAACATCTATTGAATCTATAAATGCATCAGCTGGTGCCCTTTCTACAAGAGTAACATCTGCTGAAGGGAATATCCTAGCCTTATCAAATGATTTAACCGAGAGGGGTCTTGATATCGACTCTCTTGGAGACGAATTGGGTCTCCAATCTAACCTACTAAGTGAAACACAACTAAGTTTAGAGAATATGTATTCTCTATGGAATGGTTTTAATGAAACAGCATTCGTTGCAGAGGATATACTCAATGTTTCATCTATGGCAGCATCTAATTGTAATCTTGCATTCAAACACAACAGTTCTGATGTTTCTGCATTGCACTGGGTGAGTGATTTAAACAGTACAGGTTGGGTTTCTTATCTAGCATCACCTAGTGGTAAAGGTCCCGATGGAGACGCACCAAGAACTTTTGGAGCTGTAAACAGTTGGGCTCTTAGAACAAGAATTGGTCAAAAAAGCTCCGAGGGATGGATGCTAGAAAACAATTCGGGAGATGGTATCATGTCGGTTTCTTCTACTGGAGTATTAGACCTTGGTCAGCACTCTAGAATGACAGATCTAAATAGCAATGCTTACTTTGGACACAGAGATCAGTATAGTACTACAGGATTCTCTGTAATCCAAAATGCCAATGGAAAAACACAACTAAACTCTGCACCTGAACAGGATTTGAATTTGTGCTCGGGAGGAAGCCCTGTATTAGTTATCAGTGATGGAGGAGTAAATTTCCAGAATCCTAGTTCCACAAATACAACCCACTTCAATTACAAAAACAGTGGAACTAATTACATCAGATCTACTGATGCTACACACTTCTCTTTTGGTAAAAACGCTGTATCCGTTTCGGTAACAAACAAAGAAGTTACTATCGATGGAACTGATGTAAAAGCAACACTTAGTGCCCTTAAGGCAAGAATTGCCGCATTGGAAGCCAAGGACTACATCTTGAACGGGGACGAGCTCCGTATAAGAAATGGTAACAATAACAAACTTCTCCGCAAGGCTACTAGTAACAACAGCGCAGTAATGGACTCCACTACAAAGGATTCTAGAAGTCTATGGACTGTATCACACGCCTAAGTAACTAATGGAATACATGGTTTATTTTTTATTAATTTAAAGTGGTATCGTAAACATGAATGAATTGTTGGAGTATCTGTCGCTCTGTTGTGTCGCCGTTGATCACTTCAACATCCATACCGTTATCCTTCATTTCTTCAATCGATTTCTCATACAGTTTATGTAACTTCGTGAGATAAGAAAGCGTGACATTTTCTTCGCAATCCCGGCCTCTTTGTTTCATTCGCTGATAACACTGTTCTGGGGATAGTTTGATATAGACGAATTTGTCAGGCAACTTATGTTGTCCAGATAAATATTTAATGAGTTCATACTCTTTTTTTATAAGGTCGCCTTCTAGATATGAATGGGTTGCAAATATTTTGAAGGCTTCGAATGCGGATCTCTCCGTGATCGTATTGGTTTCAGATTTTGAGAAACTTTGCAAAATTTCTATCTGTAGTGCGAAGCACCAACGGGACGGAGATTCGTAATATCTCGGCAAAAAGTACCAATCAGATACAGGCTCCTGAAAAACGTCGTGACCCAACTTACTTAAGCTTTTTAGCAATGTGCTTTTCCCACAGGCGATGTTTCCAAACACTGAAATAGTTTTCATATTATTATTATGTTTTTATTTTAATATAATATGTATATTTACGTTCCCGATCGTTCTACTAATTTTTGTATACGATGCCGTAATCCATCTCTGACAACATGTAGCACGTGTAATACGTCGTTTTTATGTGATGGAGGGCGTTGTCAAGTACCAATAATTCCTAATAGATACGATAATAAAAAATTGTTATACCTTTTTCTTCAAATAATGGGATCTGGAAAAATTAAGAACCCATGTCCTTGGCATATAAATTGTGGAACAGAAGACATTTCTAGAGATTCAATTCAAGATTCATTGAATTCATCAATTAGAGAAGAAATAAAAATGGGAGACTGATAATTTTGGATTTTAATTATTATTAATACATAACAGTAACCTCTGAGAAACACTCCATCACTGTAGACATAGGAGTATCATCGTAACTTGGATTGACAGCAATCGGGTTCGAGATAGATAACTTCATATTGACAGGATAATCAAGAACATCCGACATCTTGTCTTCTCCATCTTCTGAAAATTTAACTCCTGCTCCATCTATAAACAACATGGCATCCATTGAACCATCGTTTGTAATGAAACCATTTTTTCCAACGTAACAAGGAAGATCCCTGTCAATATGCTTTGACATCTTTTCAATGAGCAATACATCACTATAAATGTACGTGGGAAGGTCCCTGTCTATTTGATTAATATCAATAGAGTATATGGGCGTGAACATATTGTTCTTTGTAATAACTTGTTCTAGGAACAGTTCATCATCGTACTCTTTTTCACTCATGTAAAACTTGAGCAATGAATACTCATTTCGTTCAAGTTCTAGGAGCTTTGCGCAAATAACTACGAGCCTGTTGAACATTCCAGCATCCCTCTCAATGTTACTTCCAAGTGTACTTCTATAGTGGAACCCAGGTTTAGCATTGAGTAGACCTTGTTTCCACATATCAAACATCTTGTCTCCTGTCTTATTATACTGTGCATAATTTACAAGTGCGTCATAATCTGAAATATCGTAAACGAGTGTACTGATAATCATTGGATCCCTTTCCACAACTTTTACAAAACTTACAAATTTCTCTATACATGTTCCATGTCCCTTTAGAAAGGAAAACGCAAACAATATACCAGAGTCGTTCATAGTTTATGATTATGAGTGTATGAAGTTTATGAGGGTGTGAGGTTGAGGGTGTGAGGTTGAGGATGTGTAAAAAATAAAAAATAAAAATACTTTAATCACTTCTTTATTTTGAAAATAATCACTTTAATTGTTTCAGTTAAAATGATCCAACTTGTATCATTACAAATGATCCCAATTATAATTTACTTTTTGTCGTTAATGTCTCCAAAAATGGACATGTGTTATAATGACATTATGAAGTTATCATTATGTAATAATTGTAAGTCAGTATTGATCACTTCTAAGAATCTAAGTGGTGACAGAACAGTTGAGTTTTTGTCGTCAAAAGATAGACGTGCTATTGTTATTAAAAAAAATATGAAGAAGAAGAATATATATATAAGTTCCATTGAGAATATAAATGGCTGTTTAAAATGTGGAAATTATAAGATTGATATTTTTTAAAACGCCATTTTTTGTTTTATGGATCTTTACTTCTAAAAAGGATTAATAAATGGTATAAACTTTGATATATTAATATTTATAAAAGGTAAAAATGTCTTCGGTGCCCCAAACAGTCACAGAATCTGTACAGAATGTATCTTCATCAGGAGACAAATTAATCAAAGATCTTAACTTTCGTAATTTACACATGGTATCCGACTTCAACACTGGTGAACAAATGTCTACAATTTCATCTTGTTTTGTTTACGATCCAAGTACTACAAGTGAAAATGAAGTAACTAGGATTACACATACTATTACTGGGACTAAGGAATCTGGATCTATAGATGTAAATGTATTTGATAGTGCTTCAAGTGAAATGGTAAACGTAATTAGTAGTAATGCAACTGATACTGATATTAATTCTGGAGAAATTTCATCTTCATTTAATTCTGATGGATTATCTTTTAATTCTGATGACTGTTCAATTTTTTTTGGTGAAAGTAAAACTTTTAGAATGAAATTTATATCTGGTTCTGTCCCAAGATTAGTTTTTCAGTATTTAGATACTGAGTCTGGAGAATATGTTACAAAATCTTCTATCTTGTGATTCTATTGAGTTACTGGAGCAATACAGAATCTTAGTTTACCTATAGTAAGATCATACAATAGAACTAGGGGTAGATCTTGTTTAAGATATAATAGAACAGTTGTCTCTACAGAACACTTGCAGAACTTTTCAATATACTTGGTAAAGAATTCACCAGAAATAGTTGGTACGTTTTCACTATGTTTCCAGTTTAGTCCAGATGCTGTAGGTTTTACTACAATACTGCTTGTAGCCATTTCACCATTTGCTTCGAATTCTAGTGTATCCTGTGTAGCTTTTATAATAATCTTGGGTGAAATAGTACCCATCTCTTTAACATACCTCGATAGATCCGAGCTTGGTATACTTACAATCCTGTCAAATTCTATACTAGGAACATTTATCGATAGTTCCTCTAAGTTTAGGAGCTTCAATCTATGTGTGACATGTGTCTTCCTGTCATCATTAGATATCTCGATTTCAAAATCATTGGGACTATCCTCATATATCCTCCACTCAATACAATCTCCTGAAGATAGAGATCTGATCATTTTATAAAAGAATGCCATATGGAGTCCAGCACTTACTACTCCCTTGGTATAGAAGTATTCAACTGCATCTATTACAAGATGTACCATAGCAACAGATCCTGGGTCTAAAGCTACTAGTCTCACTCCTTTTCCCTCTATGAATTCAATTGTAACTTCTTCTAGTAATTCTTTAAGACATTCGAATAGAGACTTGAATTGTAGAGAGCGAGAAGATTTTAGTGATACCAATAATTTACGTCCATTGTGAGAAGGCTGATTTACAACTTGGCTGATTGGATTAGATGAAGGTTCAATTTGCATGTCGTTTGAGAGAGACATTTTGTCTTCTTTTGAGATATTATGAAAATATTTAATTTTATCTTTTTCAAAAATTAAAAATCATTAATTTCTAGGTGATTATTATAATTACTTCATAATAAGTTATGAAGCGTAAATATCAAGAAAGTTATAACGTTGAAATACTATTTGATTTATTTAGGAGCAGAGGTATTTCAGTTGATTCAATTAAGAAACAAGTATATGGAAATGATGATTTCATTCATTTAGATTTTCCATTAGAAAATGAAATACCAGACATTCAAGTTATACTGGATAATTTCGATAAAAAATTATAAATCATTTAAATTAAACATGGGTATTGATTCTTCTAGACTAGCATTTTCAAATAATAATTATCCTTCAATAAAGCATTTCCATGTTAGTGCTGCTATTTATTGTCAAAGATCTTATAATGATTCATTTTTAAGAAAATGTGATTATTTTATAGATTCTCAAGAAAAAGATATACAATGTCTTATTAATAAAGAAGGTACTAATTTATTTGTGTGTTTTAGAGGTACTGATAATATTAAAGATTGGAGATCTAATTTCAACTTTAACTTGGTTGATATTGAAAATTCTTCTCAACAATTTCACGAAGGTTTTTATAAATCATGGAATAGTGTAAAACATTCTATAAAAAACGATATAGAAGAATCATTTGATAATCATGTGGATATCCAGACCGTTATTTTTACAGGGCATAGTGCTGGAGTAGTTGCTAATTTGGCAGCATATGATTTACATGATTTAATTAAAAAAGAATATAATAAAGGTATTGAAGCTGTAACATTTGGTGCTCCAAAATGTTGCAATGAGAATTTTAAGACAGATTTTAAGAAAAAAATAAATTGTACTAGATTCGTATTAAAAGATGATATAATAACTCAATTCCCTATCGGTGATACTTATAAACACCTTGGAAATCCTATATATATGAGAGGACATATGTATGAAAATAAGAGTCAAAGATCTATATTTAATTTTTTAGGAACTGTAGTAAATGAACATAATATAGAAAATTATGTAGATGAACTTAAAAATTTAATCGAGTAACTCTTTTTCTGCTAATCTATTTAATCTTTCAGTCAACATATTAAGATCCTTTAATATGTTCTGAATGTTATCATTTTCTACTTTTTCTTCTTCGTTATCAGAAGATTCATAATTAATCTCTAAGCAATCTCCATTATCGGATTCAGAATTCTTTCCGTCATCTAGTGTAGGTTCTTCTTTGGGCTCATCTTCTTTGGGCTCATCTTCTTTGGGCTCATCTTCTTTGGGCTCATCTTCTTTGGGCTCATCTTCTTTGGGCTCATCTTCTTTGGGCTCATCTTCTTTGGGCTCATCTTCTATAATTTCAATATTGCTCAAGTTTAGCATTGTCTTATTAGACTCAGCTATCTTCTTAAATACTCGTAGGTTGTCTACTGAAAGATCTTTGTAAATATATATACATTCAATCTCAGAATCTTTGTTAATAGGGCTATCTTCTTTTACGAAGTAACTCTCAAACATCTTGAATACTTTTTTTACATTAGAGCTAACGTCTTCAACTTTCTTGAAGTTACAGTTGCAAGTGATCTTTACAGTGGACATTTGTGTTTCTATATAATAAATATATTTATTTGCGAAGAAATAACAAGTTTTTTAATATTATATTTTATTATATAAAAATGGATCGCCTTCAAAAGATTGTATCCGTTCTAGCAGGTGGCTTTTCTGAAGTAAATGTTAATTGTGTAGTATGTATTGACGTTAAGGATCAAGAATCAAAATATTTAATGGTACAGTCTGCTGAGATCACAACTGAGACACCTGATAGTATATTAAAAGATATCGCTGATGCATGTAATGTTGAAATTAAGGATATTATTGTAACTGTATACCAGTTATGTGGAGGAATGAACGGAAGTAAACTTATGAATAAATAATATATTTTATTAATATATAAGAAATGGACAACATAAAAGAATTATTTGATGTCATAGATAAATCTATAGATACTATAAATAATTATGATGAAGAAATAAATAATCTTTTACAATCAGATGAAATACCTGAAATTCCATCTTACTCTGATGAATCATGTTCCGAACTTAAAGATGAGGTTTTAGAGTTAAAAAATAAATTAAACTCTGATGAATCATGTTCCGATCTTAAAGATGAAGTTTTAGAGTTAAAAAATAAATTAAACAATCAATCTGAAACATCCGATATTACAAAACTAAAGGAAGAATTAAAAGAAGCAAAGGAAATTATAAGTTCTAGCGACTGCTTTGATAAATTAGCAGAGTGTAAGAAAAAGTTAAAGATCTTAAAAAGTCAGAATGGAGGTGTTGAACCACTTATTGTAGATGAATCAAGTGTAAATGCTTTTAAGAATCAACAGGTTCTATTTGGAGACATTGTCATGTTGTCAAATATTTTGTCTGAAATGAAAGAATGGAAGAAAACAACTGATACCGAGGATGAGGTATTAAAACTCATAGCATCTCAAGGCATAACAGAATCTAAAATACAGAATATTGTTGGATTTATAGGAGATGATTGGTACAAGATTGGACGTTCAGGATTAGAACTAAAACTTGAAAATCTAACATCAGAAGTTTCTTCAAGTCTTACGAGATTTGATTTCCACAAACAAACTGAATCTACTATGGGCATATTGAAAATTGTTTCTGATATTACTAAATATGCTTTATCTAAGTATACAGAATATATACCTACATTCTCTGTTTCTAGAAGTAATCGTAAATTTGCTATTTCAACTCATATGTATGATATATACAGTGCTAACAAGTTCTCAAATGACTTAACTGATCTTCAAAAGAATACTATTCTAAAGGACATGTATGCATTGGCTTTGACAACTCTTTTACCAAGAACCTTATCAGATTCTTCTTTAGATTTATTAGTAGACCCATCTAATCTAAGAATTGAAGAAGTTAAGAGTATTGTATTTGACAAAGATACAAAGAAGGATGTTGAAGAAATTACCACTAAATCTTTCTCTCATCATAAGAATCTAAATGTGATGAGATCTTTTGTAAATTCTATCCAACAAAATGAAAATAATGGTGCTCTTATCCTATCTGGTATACAATCATTAATTATCCAACTTGGTAAAGAGAATGGTTTAAAATTATCGGAGAAGTGGGACATAGATGTATTAACTAGAATGGGTAAAAATACTCTAAACAAACTATGGAAGAAAGAAAACAATCTTGATTTAGAATTCACCGAGAAAGATGGAGATGATTATAAAATAATTAACCCATATGAAAAGTACTTTGAGTATTTCAAAGATGGCATTGATAAATATTTCTTTTATAGTATGAATCCTCCAACAAGATCTAGTGTTATTAGAGAAGATGATTCTATAGATGGCATTTCATTAAGTGATATTATAGACAAGATTAATGGTGTTAAAAAGCCAATCCCTATAGCACCTCCTCTACCTGGTATTCCAGAAGCACCTCCTCTACCTGGTATTCCTATGCCACCACCTCTACCTGGTATCGTCCCTGTAGCACCTCCTCTACCTGGTATGCCTGTACCACCTAGTTTGATACCATCTACAAAGAGTAATGATAGGCCAGCATTTTCGGCAGATGCATTGCAGGCACAGATTAACAGACTTAGAAAGGTTAATTCTTCTTCACGACTAACTTACTTCCCTTTTTAGATGTTTTAGTTGTTGTAGTTGTTGATGGTTCACTACTCTCTTTTAGTATCTTTTTTAGTTTTTGTGCTTGTTCGAACCTTTGTTCGTCTGTCATAAACCATCTAGAGTGATAATTCCATGCTTTTGGTGAACATATCTTGAATACACGACCAAACTGTGCTTTAAAGTAGAAGCATACCTTGGCTACGTCAGTTGAAGGCATTGTATTGTCTAGAACAAAAGACTCGTAATTTTCAGTACAAGCATTTAATACAGTTTTAAAATCTTTTAGTGTTTCGAATCCACTAAAGAAATTTTCATACAAATTTTTAACAGAACCATTTTGTTTCATAACAAATACGTAATCAGTATTTGTTCTTAAATCTACTGGTACGTCGCATACATATTGTACTGCTAATATGACGGTTATACCATAATGTCTTCCATTCATGAAAATTTGACGCAAAACTTCTGTTCTTAGTGCACCTCTTTTGTAACCAACGTCATCAAGAACAAGTGTTATTCTAATGTCAGAATCAGGTTTTATCTTTCCAAGTTTTAATTTACGAGTCAATTCTTTTTGACCATCTAAGATTACTTGCAATGTCTCTTCTACATATTGTTCGGTGTGAATAAAAGTTCCAGGTACAAATTGTTTATAGAATCCGTTTGCTTCTTCTGTGCCGCTAAAAATACAAACTCTGGGCATATTACGTTTGCTTATACTGAATAGTACATCTTGGATAATTGTACTTTTACCTGTGTTACGTTTTCCTATTATAACTGCATTGAAGTGTTTACTACATGCTTTATTTATGTCAAATGGGTTTATGTTCATGTCACCTTCCATAGTTACTAATCTAATTCTGTATATATATTAAAAAAAATACTGAAATATTATGTTGTAAAGAATTCTGCTTTTGTGATATAATTAGAAGTAGAATCATTATATCCCTGTATTGACAATCTAGCAGGTTCAGAATCATCTGATTCTACATATTTAATTCTGAATCTTTTGTTTGTTGAGAGATAGAGACATGAATCATTTTTATCCCATGATATCCCAGATCCATCTATTTTTAGATTACACATCTCATTTATAGAACTGTTAAGTGATGAAATTTTTGTACTTGATGGGGATGTTCTTATAACATTTTGTATTTTTTGTGTACCAGCGTCATCTCTAAGAACTCCGAAATTAATTTCAGCTGAATCACCAGAATCTTCCATTGTAACTTCTTCTCTTGCAATTTCAATGGATTCTCCAGAAGTTTCGTTGTGAACATATGAAGAATTGTAAACTGAATCATCATCTGTATTTTGTATCACATGGTATTTATCCTTGTGTACAATTACACCTGTAGCCAAAGGTGCAAGTGAAGGTATATTTGATATAACCGTAGAAGAGTACGGTGTATCTCTGGGTGTATTCATTTGTTGTAATTATATGTATATTATAATCCGAGATCGAACATGGTTACAACTTCATGTTTTTTACTTACTTTTTTCTTCCTATCGACATTATCATTTCTTTTTCTTTTTACTAATTTATCTTTACCCATCATTTTTGCAACTGAATTTGCAACCCTATTGGAATATTTATCATCGTCGTAACCATAATCAATTATAGAATAATTTACTCCACATATATTATTCTTTTCTAGGTTACAAGAAGCAGTTCTTGGACCTTCCTTAAAATCATCCTTATTCTCTTCATCATCATCTGAGAACAAGATGTGTGAGATGTCTGAATATTTGTTCATTTTTGTTTGTAAAAAATGTGAGTGATCTAATGGGGTAATGTAATATTTAAATCCAAACTGCTTATAATCACTTCAAAGAATTTAACATTGGCCCTCGAACGGCCCAACTTCCTGTAAAAGATCGCTAATCATATTCCCTGATGGATCAAACTGGCAAACGACTAAATCATACTTAAAAGCTGATTCACATTGAGCGAGTCCACATCCTAGAAAAGAACTGCTTTTCCACAAAATTTGGGTTCTGTGGTTACCGTAAGATTCAACTGAACCGTCTCCTTCTTCTTCTGTGTACCAATTTGTTAACGCCATAGGGGCGTTGTAACAACCTATACTACTCGATCCACAGTAGTATAGGTTTTCACCATAATTGTTACGTTCCTCTGGTGTGCTATGCTCCAGTTTTCCACATTTCTCTGAAGACAATTTGTCCGCGTACCATTGTGCTGATTTTTGGACGTCGGTACTCCATTTCAGTGGTTCAGCCCCGTGTTCACAGCGCACCAAATTATGTAAATCCAATAATTCTTGAAAAATACCAGGATCTCCCGTTGAGACTTCAGATTCAGACTCTTCAGTTTCAGTTTCAGCCTCTTCTGTCTGAGTTTCAGCCTCTTCTGTTTCAGTTTCAGTCTCTTCTGTCTCGGTTTCAGCCTCTTCTGTTTCAGTTTCAGCCTCTTCTGTCTCGGTTTCAGCCTCTTCTGTCTGAGTTTCAGACTCTTCTGTCTCAGTTTCAGACTCTTCTGTCTCTGATGAATAAGCAGTCGAATAAGAAGTCTCAGTTTCAGACTCTTCTGTCTCTGATGAATAAGCAGTCGAATAAGAAGTCTGAGTTTCAGACTCTTCTGTCTCTGATAATTCACCTCCGATCTCTACATCTATCTCTACTTCCGATTCTGATTCTTCTGCTTCAGGTTCTGATTCTTCTGCTTCCGGTTCTGGGCATGGTTTGTCAAATCTGTACAAATCAAACGCATAAAACCCCCCACATGTTACGCTAGAATCACCTTCACATGGTAAATCACATTTACCAACACCGTGCTTATCGTAGTCTGAAAAAACATCACTTGATCCACAAAAACACTCGTTTTTGTGTTGCATTGCGTAATAAAGCGAATTACCGATTGAGGAGCAATGAAGTCTACATTTCGCCGGGGTCAACTTTTCAATCACAATGAAATAATCCATTACACGTTCTTCTTCATCATCAACGAAACAATCCATGTATTCATTTAAAAATTTGTCATCATTTGTCCTGTATATGTCCACAGATTTTTCTCCGCCACATGTTTGTTCACTGTCCCCCGTACATAACATAGAACAATCATCTACGGGTTCAAACTGAGAGTTTCCACATAAACAAGTGTCGCCAGATGAAAGAATGGTGTAATCTTCATTGAACTGTTTACATTTTTCATTACAGAGAGAAACAGTCATATTTTCATCTGTGTGTTTGTTACTAATTGACATATCACTTGTGTTATAAAAACACCCCACATGATTTAATTTAGTTGCAATAGCAACAAGAGGATTGTAACACACAAATAAAAATGATAGCTTCATATTATTAAACTTAACGCACAATAATATTTTCGTTTTAAAAACGAATTAAAATCTAAATTTAATCCCAACTTCGGATTCTAATAATAAACGTACTATTCCTACGACTTTTATTAAAATCCATTTTTTGACTATCGTAAATCAATGTACCTAATTCTCCTGTAACACCCACTGCAGACATCTTTGTGAATATTTTGTTAAAATATTTACGTATATAATTATCTTGAAGAAGTCTTACAATATATTTGACTTTTATAGAGACTTGTGAAGTTGAATCGTCCAGATATTTATAAGACATTCCATCTTCAAGAATACTTCTTATTTTGGAATCATAATTGTAAGCATTACATATCTTAAATAATAAATTAAAAAGGATTTCTCCATTTGTAGATGGGGTTTTAATCAGATCTTCCTTGGTAAGTATATATACTGGTGGTCTAACAATAATATCATCCTTAATCTTTTCTCTTTCTAATTCATCTATGGTGAAATCTAGAGGGAAAATCTCATTTATTTGAATGCCACTCATGTTTGTGAATAGTTTTGTTTTTATTTTTTAACTTATAAACGAAGCAGACAAAAAGGAATTATGGAAAATCTCCCTGATAGTATTTTGGAAAAAATAGATAATTATGTTTTAGATCTTTTCCTTAAAGATCATACAGAAAAATTCAAGACGACTTTAATTTCTATTAGAATCCATTGTTTTTATACCCTAAATCGTTGGGATTGTTACAAAGGGATCTTTAGAGATTGATACGCGAATCGGAATATTTATTTGACCATCCCACTCCAAAAATCAGATATTCCAAGTATTTTCATGCGAGTGTATCTAAACTCATCTTTAAAAAGATTTTCTGGTAAAATCCTAAGATAGTTTACCTTCTTAAATGATAAGAACATTCTTATATATCTTACAATCTTGTCTGCAGATATTACTCTTATAAGAAACTTTGTTTTTCCGTAGTGTTTAGAATGATCCAATGCCGTTTTACCATAATGATCCTTTATATAAATATTAGCCCCATGTTCTACTAGAAGTTCAGTCTTATAGTTATTAGAATAAAATAAGGCGCTCTTCCCATGACAATCTTGTATGTTAATTAGAGCTTTATTTTTAATAAGGATGTCTGATGTCCCATATGAATAAAATAAAGGTGTTTGCCCTAGATTATTCTTAGAATTTACATCAGCTCCAGCCTCAATAAGTACTTTCATTTTTTTTCTATCTGCTATAAAAATGGGGGTATCACCTCTACGATTTTTAGAATTTACATTAGCTCCATATTCAATTAATATTTTTGATTTTTCTGAATCGGATAAGAACAATGGTGTTTTTCCCATGTTATCTTTAATATCTACATGTGCACCAGCGTTTATAAGTATCCTCGTTGCATTACTAAAAAAAAGGGCAGTTTGTCCATATCTGTTCCTGAAATTAATATCGACTCCTTCTTTAATTATGTTTTGATATTCTTCATCACCTACTAATGCAGATGCCAACAATTCTGATCCCAGATCAAGTTCCATTTGAAATGAATTTGAAGTTAAGTAAACGGTTTATTTTTTTTTATGATTATATTTTTTTTACCGCGTGTCTGTTCACACGAAATTTGGAATTAATATAGTGTAATTTTATATTAATAATGAAAATAATATTCCAATGGTTTCATAAAGTATTCGATGAAACAGTGACTGCAATTTCTGATATGTTATATATAACATTTGGAAACAATATTGAAATTGCATATAATATTACTGGGGGTGATAAAGATATATACATTATTCTTGGAGCACACAGATTTGATATACCTATATCAAATAAAGTTATAATTGTTCAGACAGAACAACTTGATTCTAAATGGTTTACACCTAAATATATTAGAAAACTTAAAGAGTCAATGTTTGTTTGGGATTTTTCTCCAAGGAATGTAATAGAATTAAGAAAGAGGTATAATTTACCTATCTTCTATTTGCCAATGAGAATACCATTATCTGTGTTTTTAAATGATCCATGGATAGAAAAAGAAGATATCGATGTATTATTTTTTGGTGCGTTCCATAAAAGAAGAAGGCTATTTGAAGATTACATAAGAATGTCTTTAAAATCTAAAAAGATATTTTTCAGATATAATGATTTATTCGGAGATGAAAGAGAAGATCTAATAAAAAGATCTAAAATTGTATTGAATATTCACTATTGGAAAAATAGTTCACTTGCGACTCATCGTATAGAAAATTTATGCTCAAAAGGTAAATGTATTATTTCAGAAAAATCTTCAGATGAATTATTAGACAATGAATATAAAGATTCAATAGAATTTGTAAATATAGATGATGTAGTTTCTATGGTTTTAAAAATAAAATTATTATTAAATAATTCTTCTAAGAGAGTAAATTTAAGTAATAAGGCTCGTATTAATTCTATGAAAAGACAATTAATTTTCTAATCTATTAGTAAATACTAATGTCTTCGTCTTCTGATTTTTTCGAAGAATTGGTAGAATTCCTTCCAAAGAGAGTATCTCCTGTAAAGTCTTATGTATACGCCTCTATCACATTCGTAGCTGTATTTTCAATCATCCACGCTCTATCTTCCAAATTTCAATACAAAGAAGATGAAACTGAAAAACAACAAAAGTCTAGAAAAATAGTATCTATTTCATTAGGATTAGTAGTTGGTATCTTTATTGCCGAATCAGCATTCAAACTATCATGGGGGTTAGCAAATAAGCAAGTAAATGGTAAACATATGGTATACCAGAGATGGTTCCCTAACTTATATTAATCGTCTTTTTTTATAGTGTTTTCAATGAAGTTTTGAACTTCAAGAGCAACAAACATTGCAACTGCAATTAGACATGGTATTTTTTTAGGTATTACTGAAAATGCAAATGTATATAAGAATAGAATACGTACCATAGGGTTACTTACATATGTACTGGTGTTTTCAGTTGTTATTCCTAAAAAAGAAGCTACAGTTAAAACGTTAACAAAAGCAGCTGAAGTATATAAAATCCCATCCAATGAAAATAGCATTGTTTTATACAAGATATTTATATAATATTATGGAAATTATTAATAAAATTGAACTAAATAATATAAATTTCCTTTTGTCACACATATTAACATTTTTGATTATAAGTTTACATTCTTTAGGTATATTGTTAATTTGTTCTGTGCAACCTTTTGAATTTTTAGAGCAGTTTGCCCTAAATTCTTCATATTTTTCCACAATTTTTTCATATGTGATATCATCTAAATCATATTCTTTTCCTAATTTAAGATTAACCCTGTTATGTATTCTCCATAACCACATAGTTAAATCTTCCCTGGAGTCTAACTGTATAGGATCTTCAGATATATATTGTTTATAAGAGTTTCTACAGTATTTGCATGGCAACGTGTCACCAACACTTGAAAAAAATAGTCTATAATTGCTTCTAGTTGTCCCTGGTTCAAAATCATTCTTTTCATCATACTCATCTGGGTTAATTGGATAACCAAAAGATACAGAATGTAAATATAGCCACCCCGGTGCACCCCATACTTGAGTTATCAAACCGTTATTCTGCATTCTTATTATTATACAATAAATTTTTTATTTTTTATTATTCTATTTTAGTATTACACAAATTTATATTTTATTTTTAGACCTTAGAAGTAACAAAAAAATCATTGTCAAATAAATAACATGAGATTTAAGGATCTTAATTACCATGAACAAATAAATTGCAAGCTCGAGAAACTATCAGAATCAAAAAACATACCACATATGATATTATATGGTCCACCTGGATCAGGTAAAACAACAAGAGCAATGTGTTTTCTTGAAAGTATGTATGGTCCAGGTGTTTATTCTAAGAGAAAAACTACAACATCAATAAATAATATTGATATTTTAAGTGTATCTTCTAATTATCATATTGAAATTGATCTATCAACTATAGATAAGGATATAATATACGAATACTTAAAATCTATGTCAGCTGGTAATTCTATAATGGGTCCAAAATTTGTAAAAACTCTATTTATAAAGAACACAGATGAATTAAATATACAAGTACAATCCGGTTTAAGAAGAACAATGGAAGATTGTACTAAAACTTGTATGATGATACTAGAATGTCGCCATTATGATAAGATAATAACCCCTATTGCATCCAGATGTGTTTCCTTCAGAATACCATCTCCAACGTGTTCAGAAGTTAATAAGTATAAAGGAGATTTAAGTAGGATGAATAGATGTATTATTGATTACGACTGGGAAGAATTTATCAAAACAATATGTGATAGTTTATTTGTTATACAAGATGCAAGAAGGTTATATTTAACAAGAGATTCAATTTGTGATTTATTGGAATCACATATACCACCACATGTAATATTATACACCATGGAAAAATACTTTTTAATTATGTTGAGCAGTATGATGTCAAGTGAAAAAGTTATAGACAATGCTAAGACCGAGGTTTCAATATGTTGTCGTGAATTTGAATATAGAACTAAAGTAGGAGATTGTAATCATATACACATAGAAGCATTTTTGGCAAAATGTATGAATATTATTAAGAATATGGATATAGACATTTAGACAACATGTCCTATAGATGATCTTATTCTCAAGAAGAAAGAATAATCTACATTTTCAAAATTATAAGTGGATCCATCTTCGTTTACGAATCTTAAACGTATTGTTCTTAGTTTCTTAACTCTACCAGGGAATTTGTAATGACCAATTGCAGAGTCCTTGTCTAGGAAGTTAACAAGATCAGCACCGGAGAACAATTGAATTCTTCCGAAATAAGTGGTTGGATCATTTGGGATCTGCATAGTACCGATATCTACTCCATCTACTGTTGCTCTACAAATGATAACGCGTCTTCCTCTGCTTAAATCGAATCTGTTTGGTCCCAAGTAAGTTGTTGCAATACCGGTATCGGGGTTGACAGGTGTTGCGACTGTAACTCCATCTTTAAGTAGATTTTTAGTAGAGTAAGAAAATCTAACATTGAAAGAATCATCAGATACAGCAATAGAAGATACTCTAACAGACAAATTATCCCATTCACTCTGGTGTTCAAAACCAGTAAACTCAACAATATCTCCAACTTGAAGTGGTGTAGGCATGTCTGGTGTAATATTAAGTGTTACTATGTTTCTAGAAGAAGAAACAAAGTCAATGGAAGAAACATCCCACGTATTACCCCTTCCTGATATTCTTATAGAAGAACCAGCCCACAAATCTTCTATAAGTACAGAAACCTTGAAGTGAGTATCATCAGTAGTTTGACCTATTTCTACAATTTCACCATCTAGGAAACTGTCTGTACCACTTATTATACAGTGGTCTTCTGAAGACAAGAATGGTGGGAAGTTTACTAGAACAGTTGGTGTGGCCAAGTTGTTTTCGATACTTGTTGCGAATGGAGATCCTAAACCTATTACATCAAAACCAGTGTGCTTTGATATTTCAAGATCAGAAATTCCGAACCCAGCTACTTCGCTTACAGAATTTTCAGCAGAGTATGGGATAAGATGAGAATTGGAAACTTCAACATCTGCATCTTCAATATCTGAAAAATCACCCATTATGGTTACAGTTCTGGATTCTGGTACAGCCAAAACTTGTACCTCGCGGTCTGCAAATTTGTAAATGTTGAGTGTTAACAATGCACCTGGTGCTAGAATATTCTCATATGGCGCGATGAATTTAACGGATGCTTCAGTGTCTGAAACCTTTGTAAATGAAACCAATGTTAATGTAGATTTGCATGCGTGGATGTTGTAAGGAACGTCTCCAGAAGAGATAATTGCAACCTTTCCGAAACTCTTAGAAGATGTGAAAGTATAAGTGTTCTCGAGAACAGTGTCTTCGGTATAAGAGATAGCAGATTGTGTAGATAGTTCTAGGGAGTTAGCAAGATGAGATATGAAATACCCACCAGTACTTACTCTTAGTCCGAAGTAATTAAAAACACCTGTGGTAATTTCTTCACTTATATACAAAGTATTGTTTGTGGAATCAATTGCATATCTAGTGTGTGGGATTTCGAAATTTTCAATATCTATACTTTGTGCTTCATTGATACCGTCAATAAGATGGTATGTAACATCATCTGAAGATGGGTTTTGCTCTTTATCACGATTTGCCGAAGAGATGTTTACAAAGTGATCAGTAAAATCCTCTCTTTGATCACTAATCAGGGCCTTCTGGACCCTACCGGAAGTTGACATATCTGTATTATTTGTATATAAAGATTTTAAATGTTCTATTTTGACAATTTATAAAAAACAATGTTTGTATTTTATAATGAAATGCAAATGAAAAAAACAATCGATAAAAATAAGAAATGTCCAGAAGATAAAGAGGTTAGTAAAAAAACTGGAAACTGTGTTAAAAAATGCACTAAAGATCAAAAGAGAAATCCTAAAACAGGAAGATGTAGAAAAGTAATATTAAAAGCACCCAAAACAACCCAAACATTACCACCAATCTCACTTAACCTTTTAAAGAAAGGACAAATATTTGCAGATAAAGAAAGTGAAAATGAAAAAAAATGTACAATTGATAGATATGATAGAAATGTAATAAAAAATGTAGAAAAAACTTTGGGAATAAAACTAGATAAATCATCTAGAAATTTTGATGCATGTAATGCCATACAAAATGCATTCCCTTCCCCAATAGTATTACCAGGCTGGAGAATTACAAAATTTTTGGGAAATGGAAATTTTGGAGTTGCAATGGGTACAAGAGGACCCAAAAATGAGTCTGGAGCATTGAAAATTATAAAGGAAAATAAGATAGCTCTAGTTGATAGCGAAATAGATATGGGTAACAAATTCCATAAATTGGGTTTGAGTCCAAAAAATAAGAAGGTAACAACTTTCAAACTGGGTAGAAATTTTTACCATTCTATACATATGGATAGATTAGATGGTATAATAGGAACATACCTTGCATCTAATCCACCTAAGAAAACTATTGAAATGATAATTGAAAAAACATTTAGGGTTGTAAAAAAGTTGAGTGATAATAAAATTGTACATGGAGATTTGCATTTCGATAATATAGGATTCATACATTCTAGAAATAAAGATGAGGTTGGTAAATTACAAGTCATAGACCATGGTTTTGCAAAATCTGGTATGTCTCTCCCAGAGATAGAAGTTTTACAGATGTTAAGATCAACTCAATTCATGGATGGTATTACAAAAGAAAATGCAAAATTCATACATAAAAAAATAAGAGACGGTGCTAAAAAATACTTTGGTATAGATGGACTACCATCTGATATAGATTCCCAGGACAACTTAATGTCGACACTTAGAAAAAAGATAGGTAGAAAATTTGAATAAAAGGCGAGAATATTCTCAAACCCTGAATTGAATTGCCAGAACAATGAATATAATAAACTCTGGTTGGGCGAGAATATTCTCAAACCCTGAACCAGAACAATGAATTATAAACTCTGGATTAATAGTAAAAAATAGGTTTAATTTTTTTTATTAACACACACATTCAAGATGTATGTAAACTAAGACTTCTCAAAGTTCACCTTCTTCGAGATCATCACCTTCGAAGTCAAGAAGGTCTTCCTGCACAGGAAGCATATCACTATCCAATTTGATCAAATCCTGACTATTTCTCTCTACATCAGCTTCATCAGCTTCAGCTGTCTCCAAAGAATCCATTCCCTCATACAATAAATCAGCATCTTCATCAGAAATATTATAACTCTCATCTACTGTCACTTTTTCATTAAGAAGGGCTACCTCTTCAACAAGAGACTTTTTCTCACTTTTTTTCAAATCCTTAAACTCAAGCTTGTCTTCATCATCATCTTCCTCATCATCTGAATCATAGTCAGAGTCAGAGTCAGAGTCAGAGCCAAAGTCAGAGTCAGAGTCAGAGTCAGAGTCAGAGTCAGAGTCAGAGTCAGAGTCAGAGTCAGAATCAGAGTCAGAATCAGAACCAGAATCAGAATCAAAACGCTCCATCCTCTTACGAGCTCTCATCTCTCTACCACCCTGAGTCTCTATGCTCCTTTTACCATTCTCATTAACAGTATTGTCAACTTGTTTAACTTGTTGTTCAACTTGTTGTTCAACTTGTTGTTCAACTTGTTCTTCAACTTCAACACCCCAAGAAGTAGACCCAGAAGGAGAAACATTACATTCTCTAAATCTTTGGGATTCACTACTAGGAATACCGTTACCGTTGAACTCTTGGTGAGGGTGGGGGCCTTCGAAGTTGCGAGGACCATCGAAGTTGCGATGACCATCGAAGTTGCGAGGACCATCAAAGTCGCGAGGAGGACCATCGAAATTGCGAGGAGGACCATTGAAGTCGCGAGGAGGACCATCGAAATTGCGAGGAGGACCATTGAAGTCGCGAGGAGGACAATTGAAGTCGCGAGGAGGACCATTGAAGTCGCGAGGAGGACCATCGAAATTGCGAGGAGGACCATTGAAGTCGCGAGGAGGACCGTTGAAGTCGCGAGGAGGACCATTGAAGTCGCGAGGAGGACCATTGAAGTCGCGAGGAGGACCATTGAACCGATGACCATTGCAGTTGTGGTGTGTGTGTCCAAATTCGTTGCATTTACCACAGTACAGACTAAGCTCCGGAAGCGGTACTCCATTTACACCATGAGTTTCACGACAGCTCAAGTCAAGGTGACCAAACCGTCCACATTTCTTGCACCACTTGGCCTTAGTTTTACAATCCTTCCAGTTGTGCCCAAAGAAACCACACCTGGTACAGTAGTTGTTTTCTATACTTCTCCCAGAAACATTGAAGTCAAATGTACATTCAACTTTACCGTGTCCAGACCTTCCACACCTTATGCAAAAGCAACCTGACTCCTGAGCGGAAGACATATTGGTTTAGTTTAGGTTTAGAAGAGTGAAGCGGGGAGCTGGAAATGAAATTGTGATACGATGGGGGCGGACTTGCCCGAAATAATCACTAAAATTGTTCTTATAATTTATAAAGTGATGCAGAAAATGGAACAATAATAACCTTGTTTTAAATATATTCTGTTATAAAATGTATTCTATTATATTATTCTTAATTGTATATTATTTATTAATAATATTATTTGATTTTTGTCTTTACATTGGTCTTAAAATAACTAATAAAAATTCTGAGAAACTTTTTACAAATAAATACTTTGTAAACATTGAAAATAGAGATATTAATTATAGAATTTTATTAAGGAAAATATATGATAAACTTGATATGTTATATATTATTCTTTTATATTTTAAGTATGTATTTTATCTATTATTATTAATATTCTTGTTTTATATTTTAACTATAGTAGTTAAAAACCCTTCTATTCTTTTTATGACGATCTATACCATACTTTTTTCTACCTTTTAATATATTCAAAGATCCAATCATATATACTATAAAATTCATATCATCTTCTACCCACCTGTTATGATTTTCAGTGTCATAAAGACGATCCTTATGGTTTTCGGGTCTAAATGTATTTGCAAGACTCATGTATGAAATACAATTATCCATAGCACTAATAGAAGAAATAGAACTATTTCCAAAATAGTAAAGATAATCCCTATATAAATTTGTAGAGAAAACTTTCATGAAATCCTTATTCATATTCATCATTGTATCCATAAAATCATCCTTGTCTGCTAATATATGATCTATATTAGACCTTTTATATGTATTAGCCCACATATGTATACCAGAATCTTTTTTAGATTTTGCTTGCGGATCTATGAGTTTAACACCTTTTCTCTTTTTCTTATTATGAACAATTGGTTTTAAATCCTGGTAAATATATTGTAAATGTGTTAATGACTGTGTAATACTACCATGTACACCATTTGATATAATATATGACGCAAAAGAGGGTACCATAGAAAATTTTCTTACTCTCGATGTTATCCTCTGGAATATACTGTATGTATCTTTAGCTGATACTTTATCAAATTTTACAACTGTTGAAATACATGCTATATTTTCAAGAGATGTGTCAATTTGGTTTATAATTAATATTACTCCAAATTTATAAGTATTTGATTTAATTAGTTTTGTTAAATATTTTGTACCGGATGTCTCGGATATAAAGGTTTCTGCGTCATCTAGTAGGAGTATTCCTTTTTTACCATATATTGAAACTTTTCTTATATTATTGCCCATTTTTTGACAGGTTCTCTGTGTATCAGCTTTTGTATCTACTAATTGAAAACCATTCTCTTTAGCTAAAAGTTTAACCGCTGTTGTTTTACCAGTACCAGGTGGTCCATGTATAATTAAGCATTTATTGGATGTACTGCCTTTAAACCATTTATCAATATCGGATATAGAATCTTTGTTTCCTATTAGATCTGATACTTTTTTAGGCTCAATTATAGAATGCCACATTCTAGTTTGAATAGGTATAATATTATCATCATTCTTTTTATCTAATATAAGTGACCCACCCCAATTAACATCCATATCAATGATAGTAACTAAACTTAACTAATAACTAAAAATAAAAATCATTAATTATAATCATATTTTTTTGTTTTTTCGAACATGGACAACACGACAACACAAAAAATATGAGTGCATTGGATATTATTAAATTTATCAAACCAAGATTACATAATTATTGTATAGGTGGAGATATTGATTTTTTAAATAATTATAAAATCCGTACATGTAAGGATGTTGAAAGATGGTTGCAAACGGTTAAGGATATGATAGGTCCTAGAAATTATAAGAATTTAAAGAGGGATTTTGAGTATTCTCAGAGATTAGATATGGGATTCAAAGAGATTGATATATATGAAACTGATCTATCTTTTTTAGATTATTTAATAGAGCTTCAAACAGATTAAAAATAATAAATTGAATTTATAAATTATAATTAATCCATAATATATATGATATCTAAATCTATTGCAAGAAGTGCTCTAAGATTTATTTATTGTAAAAACAGCATGTATATAAATGGTTATACTAATCAATTACAACCTATGGAAATTTCAACAATAGAACACGTAGTTCCTAAATGTTATTTGCCATCTTCAAAAAAATGGGATTTACATAATTTATTGCTTATAGATTATGAATTAAATCATTCTAGGGGCAATACAAAATTAGGAAGACAAACCATAGAAGGCGTATCATTTTGTCCTATATTTCCTGAATCAAGAGGTATGGTAGCTAGGAAGTGTGCACATATGATATCTAATAATTCTGATTATATTAAAGATAATGATTTAATAATAGAAAATAAAGTTCTAGAAAAATGGATGGATATGTATCCGGTAACTGATCTAGAAAAGATCTCCAACGAGATAATATATGATATTCAAGGTGATTTTAATAAATTTATATCTGAATAATATTTTGAGAACACAAAACTCTATTTTGAGAATATTTTGAGAACACAAAACTCTATTTTGAGAATATTTTGCGAAAAAAAGCAAATTGAGAGTCATCAAAATAATCACCCCCCACCCCTTTCACTCTTTCTCTTTCTCTTCTCCCACTCAAGAGATCATCATAAAATGTCTTTCTTTGATTTTATTGACAGGATGTGTTGTGGGATGTCTGTCGAAGAGAAGATTGAGTATAAAACATACGACATGGGGATTAAATGGACAGAAAATTATAAATACTCTGATTTGAATTCGATTGATCACCTATTTGGTTTTGATATACCCGAAACTGAAAGTGTTAGTATTAGTGAGTACACCGAGATGTACTTGGATAAGCTGGACAGATATGAAGATTTGTCTTCGTCTTTGTCTTTGTCGTCAGGAATTAGTATTTCCGTTTGTAGTGAGGATTTGAACGGTACTTCTTGGGAAGAAATAATAATAAGATGAATTAAAAAATATTTTATTAAAATCCAAGAATCTTTTAAGATTATTGTCTTGGCAACTGGGTTGAGATTCGTCTCCCCTTAATTATATTGCATTTATTAAATTAAAGATTTTTAACTCTACTTGCCAAACTTTCCTTTTTCGAAAAGGTTATCTTTTTAACCTCTCCTGGTTCATCATCATCATCATCATCATTCTTCTTATCAGAACCTTCCCCGAAATCAATAGAACTATCAGTTTCCTCGTCACTGGATGTTTCACCTTCTGATTCAGAAGATACACCACCTGTCCATGAAATAAGCAACTTATATCTGTCATCGTCTATGGACTTATTACAATCAAATCCTAATTCAAGATAATGATGATATACCTTAGCAGTAAGTGTCTTTCTATTGAATTCTGGTATAGACATCAATAATGCTGGTATCTGTATCGACAGTGATGTATGTCCATTTTCTGCCCTAAATTTCATAGCTCTGTCAATTTTCTTAGTTATAATCTTAAATGCCATCTTGTCTGGTGATTTTTTGTGTGATTTAGATATTTCAATGATCTCTGATACGTTTTTGACTCTACCCATGATTAGTATTATACCTGAGTGATTATATTATAAAAAATCTATTTTTATCAGATACCAAAAAATAAAAATATTATTGTCTTCAATCTATATCTTCACTTGTTCAGAGCTTATAAAATAAAATAAAGCTAAATATATAAGTCGTGATGGAAGATGTGGTTGATAAATCGTATGATTCACTTGAAGAAATACGTGTTGACCTAGATATGTATTCTGAAAAGTACAAGTTTACAGAAGGTAACTTTGACTTAAATGTTACAATTAATGATATTTCTCGAATAGGAAATCTTCCTGATAACAATATACCTAATTCTTCCGCGATCTATTCTATTTGTGATAAAGAATTGAGATTCATGGAGGTTATGTATACATACTTCGAAGTATTGAAGAATACAAGTGAAGATATGCAACTTGTAGATGAGATGAGTAAGAAGTTATCTCATGTTACAGGCTTAGTTAGGAAGTTTTCAAGTTCTTTGTGGCATTTGCGCCAATTAACAGATCCTGATTTTGCAGGAGCCAGAACAGTTGATGAGCATTTGTGGACGAACAAAATGCTTGAAGATTATAAAATGACAGATTTAGGAAAGCTTCGTATTTTTATATTAAGAGAAACTTTTAAACGTCATTTGAAAAGATGTGGGGGAGATGTAATGGAGAAGGTACTCACGGAAGATGGGTTATCTACCCGTGCTTGGAAGAAGAGGTGTGATATAAGAGAATATGTCCAAATTCTTTGCCCTAAACATACTGAGCTTGAGAAGTGGTGTTTACTGGATAACAAGGGTTTAGATTCTATAGTTACGTTTTTAAAGAATTGTAGAGAGATCGAGTTTCCAGAACTTAAGGTTCAAAACCGTGTATGGTCATTTAATGATGGGTTTTATGTAGCAGACGAAGATAGGTTTTATCCTTTTACATCTAGTTCTTATAAAGATGTAGTTTCATGCAAAAGATTAGATGCTAATTTCAGTGATATCTATTCCGAAGGAGATGTCTATTTGGCAAGTACTCCCAAATTAAAATTTGATGAAATAGAAACTCCTCATTTCGATTCTATCTTTAAAACTCAGGATTGGGACAGAGAAATGATAAGATGGATGTATGTTTTCATGGGTAGATTATTCTATAAATTGAACACTAGAGACTGTTGGCAAGTTATACCATTTTTAAAGGGTGTAGCTGGTACAGGTAAAAGTACAGTTATTAAAGTCCTTCAAGAATTTTATGCTGCCAATGATGTAGGTATTATTAGTAATAATATAGAGGCTACATTCGGTCTTTCATCTATGTGGGGAAAGATGTTTTTTGCGATGCCTGAAGTAAAGAATGATTTGAGACTGAGTCAGGCAGACTTCCAATCAATGGTAACAGGGGAGCAGATTTCTACACCGGTTAAGCATGATAACCCTATAGTCCAAGAATGGGATATTCCAGGTATATTAGCAGGTAATGAATCTCCTGGATGGGAAGATAAATCTGGTTCAATCAGTCGTCGTGTAGTAGTGTTTGACTTTCCTAAAGTTGTTCCAGCTTCTGACATCAACACTGATCTATTTAAGGAGATAAAAAGCGAGTTACCTGGTATTCTACGTAAATGTGTATTAGCATACAATGCACAGGTAGATGCTGGTTTACCAGGTAGTATATGGAATCATTTGCCACCTAAAGTATGTAAGGAAAGGGAAAATCTCCAATTCAAGACAAATCCCCTATATGGGTACTTGTGTTCACCAGATGTTAAATTCGGAGAGGATATGTATGTTTTAGAAGCAGAATTTATAAATAGGTTGAAAAATTATGCAAGTACACGTTTTTCTGGTGTGCATATTACTTACAACGAAGAATTCTACAAGTATGTATTCGATATGGATAAGTTTCTTCTTAAGGTAGAAGTATCAGAAAAGATGTGGCCACCTAACAGTGGTGTTATTATAAACAGTAAGTTCATTTTAGGAATAAGTCTTGATTAACATAAATTACTAATGCGTCAGAATAAAATGAATATAAACATTATAATAAAAGTAAACAAATATGGATTCAAATCCAGATTTTGAAATTATCCAAGATTTAATCAATGAATCTAAATACATATCAGGTCCATGGAGATATACAACCTGGAAGAAACCAGGAAAAGTTCCAATGGTTATCTTTTCAGAAGAACATGGAAACGAGGGAGCTTGTCCAAATGAAACCAGTATATCGTCTGTTTTCACACAAATACTAAATAAAACTGAAAATGGAAATATTTACATAGAGAATTTTCTTCATGCTGATGAATTCCCATCTAAAGTTATTAATTATTGTGAGAAACCAGCAGACAATACAACTTTAAATGATCTAAGAAATTGTATGGGTTCTGTGAAAAAAAATCCTGTATTCAAATCACGTGTACATTTTATAGACCCCAGAGTTGATCTTGTTGCTATTTTACCAAATGGAAAAGTATATGACGCAATCGACATGGCTATAAATAGATTAATAGAACAAGAAAAATATTCTACTATTCTTCTTACATTATATGAAGCATTTGTTCACCCATTAATTAGCTTATTTCCCGATAAAAATGTGATTAATGGTAGACTATCTCATTCAATAAATGATTTAAAGTCAAGAATGAATCAAGAACAATTATATTTTTTTGAGAAAACTTGGCGCAAAGATATTCTTGAAAACATAAATAGAATCGTAAATAAATTAAATGGTATGAAGGAAAATAATTACAATAATAGTTATATAATCGAAGATGTTGAATATTTAAAGATCTTATACAGAGATATAACAAATAAGTTCTTAGATATATGGCTATTAGGTAATCTTTTTGTCAATGAAAACGATACACCTATCTCAACTTCTGTAATTTATTTAGGAAGCTTGCATTCTCTTAACATGGAAACATATTTTTCTAATATGGGTTATAAAAATGAGACTCTAATTGAAAATAAAAACTTAGATTCGTGTATAAGAACTAAAAATTGAACTAAATATTATAAAAAATAATATTTTGTAAATGTGTGAAATGATATTTAATTAAACATGATAGTTAAAGAATACATTGGAGATTATGCGGTTGGAGATTCAATCGGAAGTGGTTCTTTCGGAGAGGTTTATAAGGTTACAGAAAAAAATACAAAAAAGACTTTTGCAATGAAAAAAATATTTAAGAACAAAATTATACAAAATGGTATGGGTGGACAAGTTCAGAAAGAAATTTATATTCTTAAGAAGATACATCATCCTAATATTGTTCATGTATACGAAGTTCTAATGTCTAAAGATGCACTTTATATTGTAATGGAACACATAGATGGTGGAGAACTATATGGTTTAATATCTAGATATGGTATTCTACTGGAATCTAAATGTAAAAAATATGTTCGCCAAATTCTTGACGCATTAGCTTTCTGTCATGGTATAAATATTTGTCATAGAGATATTAAACCCCAGAATGTACTACTTGACAAGAATGATAATATAAAGATCATTGATTTTGGTTTTGCGTCTATAATGGAGGTAGAAGATTTTGAATATGATATATCAAATGGAAAGACTAAGAACAATAATAAGAATAAATTTGGAAGAATGGAAGCAAGATCAGATTCTATGAAAAAGTTAGGAACTATATGTGGTACAGAGGATTACATGGCCCCTGAAATCTTGAACGAAGAAAGATACAAGGGAGACCAAATTGATATATGGTCAACTGGTGTTATGATTTATTTCTTGTTGCAATGTAGCCTTCCATTTTCATCTAGAGATAAAACTAGAACTGAATTTAAGTTTGATGATTCCGGTGATAAAAGGATATCTTCGACGGGAAAAGACTTTATTAGATATATGCTTAAATCAAACCCCGATGAAAGATATAGTGCAGTTAGTTTACTTGAACACCCTTGGTTATCAGATGTAGATGATGAAAATAACTATAAATTTAACATTGATAATATTAGTAGAGAAAATGTAGAATATTCGATCCAAGAAGATATAAAACGTGCAGTACCAGTTAGACTAGAATTTAATCGTCCTTTAGATATATCTCGTCTTATGAAAAAAATAGAAGAGATGTTTTCAGAATACCCAGAATGGGAAATAACATCTGATCACGAGAATAATGTATCAAATGTTGCAAAAATGTCTAAAGACGGTCTTCATCTTATAGCTATAAATGTACATGAAAATTATATATACATAGATAATTCAGAGGATGAGGAGGAGGATGATGATGTTTTCATACCATTAGAAATAATGAACGAAGTTGTTGAAATTGTAAAGAAATCTATTTAAAATATTATTAAAATATTTTTTAGCTTCTTAATAAAAGTCATAATGTGTATTTAAGAAATTTTATTTTATTCGTAGTTGTTAATATACATATAAGTTATGCAGTTCGACCTTGTATCTGCTTACTCTGCCAAAATTTATTGGGACGCATCTCTATCCCCAGAAGTAATTGAATTTTCCAATGAAAATGGATTTTATGAGGCAGCTAAATGTGAAAGTGATGATCTTTCTACTGTTATCGTAAACCTTGATGCTTCTACCACATACAATGTAAAGCTTACTACTCCTACTTCCGTAGTAAAGTCGACTGTAACCACTTGTTCCGAAGAAGAGCCCGCTCTTGAAAACCTATACGAGAGTCTAAAGGTAGGTGACAAATACGACACCACTAGACTAAACAAGTACGTTCACGACGTTTTCTTGGCAAACTTCTCGAAAATTGTAAACCAGGGTGACGACATTATCGCAACAGTAGGTGTAAACGGTGTACAGAAGCAGGTTCTAACTAAGGCAGTTGTAGACGGTGGATCTTACACTGTAGATGGAAACAATTTGTTTATGCCTTTCTCCAAGGATTCTGGAAAAATTATGCAGGTTGTAACCCTTGTAGATTCCGAAGAGGCAAACCTTACATACTCTCCTGAAACTGACATGTTTTCTTACGCCGGTGAAGAATATGGTATCGGAGACAAGTTTGAGATGATGGGACGCATGGTAACTGTAGCCGACGGTTCCATCGTTTTGGTATTCGCTGATACCGTAGCTAAGACATGGGGTTTCTCTTCGGCAAGTGCTCTAAACACTGTTGGATCTGCCGGTTCTTCTTTCCACAAGAACGTTACCGCAAACGTAGTTAACCTTATGTCCAGCAAGGCAGACGGTGAAACTGCAGAGACTTACATGTCTGCATGGGCACACAACACAACTGACAGCACCACCGAAGAAATGACACGTATTATTTCGTCTGTAGATGCTGACACCGAGAACGCAACTATCAGTTTTGGTGTAAGACACTTGGATGTTTCAGGAAACACATACATCGAGCCCACAATTCAGTCGACCTATGATTCTACTACCATCAGTGCCCAGGATGCCACTGACGCAACCAGATCTGCCACCTTCAACTCCACTGGTCTAATCTTCGATACCGATGACGCAGCTATCTACTTTGGAGCTTCGCAGGACTTTAGACTTCAGTACGAAGAAGGAACCCCAAGCCTACTTAAGATCCAAGCATACGACTCTGTTAGCGGAGATTACGTAACTAAGCAGGAGTTTTCTAACTCGACTGTTTAATGGATAAATATGATGTAGTTTTTTTTATATATGTATAACAAATAATGTTTAGAGATAAAAAATCGGAAATTCTTATAAATGTTGATGATATTTTTATACCATTTATATTTATGATTTTATTAATAATATTACTGGTAATAGTAATTTTTTTTTTGAGTGTATACAAATTTACATTCCCAAAAAGGATGGAAGATATTATTAACGAAATTCAAATTTTTAACACTAGATCTCGTATGGAAAGTTTAAATTTTTATAATGAAAAATTTAAATTTAAATGATTAATATAAAATAATTTAAAATATTAAATACCATAACTACTTCCTAATCCTATATTGTCTAAAGCTCTATAGATTTCTACAGCAGTTTTAGGTACATTTTTTGTACTTTTTGTACTTTTACTTGTACCTAATAGATAATTTTCTACTACGTATTCTGCACCATATGCAAGTGGGAACATTAATTTTAATGCTTTCAAGTGACCCTCCCTTGATCCACCTCCTCTAAAAGTTCTTACTATAGTAGTACCAAAAACAGACTCTAATACTCTCTGATGACCAGATAAATTACAATCGTATGCACCGTATTCTTTATTATACTTGAAATCTAATCCATACCTTTTACAATAAGGTTTGGTGAAATTACATAACCCTGTATCAGAAGAAAATGTTATACCATATTCCATATCTTGGCATCTCTTCACTAGATTCAATAAAGGTGATACCTGTCCATATCCATCTTTGAAAACAGAAAAATCTTGTTCTAATTCTACAAACGCATTGGTGTTTTCAACCTTGATTCTTTCTAGTTTAGCTTCTTCTATACTTAGTTTACCTTCTGATGTTTTTGCTGTAAGTTCATCCCTTGCTTCATTTTGTCTTTTTTCGAGCTCTTCTGATTCTATTTGTTGCTCTTTTTCTTCTTCCATTAAATCTTGAATATTTGAATCTACTTGTTCTTTTGCCTTATTATATACTGGGTCATTCTTTATGAATTCTATTGAAAATGGACCGGGGGATACCATAGTATTTTCACCTTCTGTTTCTAATGCCTCTTGATAGTCGGCCTTCAATATTTCTTCAGCAGTAGTGAGAATTCTTGTTTCATAGTCAGTTTTATTCTGCTCATGTAACCATTCCCATACTTTGTAGAAATTTTCTGTACTCTGATATTCGTCATTTCCATTTTCCTGTTTATATCTATGCTGAATCCAAAATTCGACTTCAGGGTCTACTCTTTCTAGTATCCACCCTGCTTTGTATAGTACTATACTATTTAACTCTTCTTCAGATATATCTCCTGTGGACCTCAATCGTCTACGTCTGTTAATCTCCCTTTCAGCCTTATCCTTTTCACTAGTTGATAATTTTTGGTATACTCTATATCCGTTTTCTAATTTTACCCATCTATACATGTGCTGTTTAACAAGTATATTCATAAATTCAGTCTTTATCTTGTTGAAATTGTTTGATTTTTCAACACCAATTTCATTCAATGAAACAACTAATCTATGTCTTTTATTTACAGAATCATAATCTGGGTCTGAATCTGTACCAATTATACTAGGATCAGTTCCTACAGTAGAACTTGCTCTAACCAAAATTGTATCTTCTGTGTTCTCGAATATCAATTTGGGAATAAAGCTATCATCTTCTGATTTTTGTCCTATTTCTGCAAGCATTGCAAAATAGTCCTCCAGTGCTGCAGAATTTGACATATATGACCATTTCTCTTCATTTGCACTCATTCCTAGATTTATTTCATTAGTATACCACTCCATGAATAGATCATAAACAAACTCACCTTGTTTTTCGGGGTCTATGTTATAAAGAGTATTTGAAACCATTGGAGCTTTAATACCTTCTGCTTCTAATGCAGCGTTGTAATAACTTAGTACCATATCTCTAAATGTAGCTATATTTTCAAGTGAATCTACATCATTATATCCATGAGGATCGACAATGTCTAGTAATAAACTGAAGGCATCGAAAGCGAACATTGCAGCTGCAAATGGACCCGATGCAAGTGATTTACCCAATTTTTTCAATGCTCCTGTGATAACCACATTCTTAAGTGCTGTTTTAGCTGTAACAGTACCAAATTTTGTTGCCAATGATTTTCCAATTTGTTTTCCAAATTTGAAACCAGTTTTATTTGCCACCTTTCTCCCTACATAGGCATTAGCTTTTGCGAAAGTATTTTTTCCAGACGCAGAAATTTTAGTAAGCATATTTTGCACCCTTGTAAACTTGGCGAGATTCTTACCCACTGAACTAGCAAGAACTGATGCTCCTTTTGCCGTAAAAGTGTAAAAACTTGGATCTGTTAATACCATAATACAGATTTCTTCAAATATGAGCCTTCTAAGTGCAGGAATATTGCTTTTAACATCGCTACTAGGGTCAAATTTACAACACATTACTCCATATTGATTTCTAACAAGACTGTAGTGTTCCCTACATGATAATTCTGTATCAGAACATTCTGAAGTACCACATGTTGGTTTATTATTACATGTGTTCTCTCTTAATCCTTCATCTATTTCTGCCTCCATGTCCTCTATTGCCTTTTCCATTATCCCATCAAACCAAGAATCATAATCAGCCATTGAATAAGCTATGTTATCATGTGTTAATATTCCTGTTTGTTCTGGTAAATCTTCTTCATCTTCAACATTTTCATCATCTTCAAACTCTTGCCCATCTAGATTTTTTTGTTGCTCCAATAAGTATGGCTCCATTATTGATTGTAAATCGTCTTCTTCTTTATCAGCTAACTGAATAAGACCATATGGGTAACATATGTTTGTCATGTTTACAATTGGGAGATCATTTTCAAAATTACTAATACTATTAGATACTAAAGTATTGTATTGTTCTGTAAGTGATTTCCTAGTAGGTCCTTCGAGTTGTTTCAAAGCACTACTCACACCATCTATGTTTAATATATCCGAAAACCTCTCATATGCCTTAGTTATAGTACCAGAGTATATCTTATTGAAATCAGTAATCTTCTGTTGTCCAGTTTCTGTGTATTTTCTCCTGAATAAAATTGTCTTGATAGAATATTCCTGATTTAGTTCTCTTATATCTGAATTTCTAGCATTTCTTAGTTCAGAAATTGACAGCTGTACATTTGCCACTATTGAGTCCCTTATACCAAATTTGTTGTACCCATATGAAACTATATCATATTCTTGTAAAACATTCTCAGCTTGAAGCTTTACATTTTCATTTGATGAACTTTCTATTTGTTTTCTATGGTCCAACTCTAAACTTACAAGATCAAAAATATGACTTCTGAATGTTTCTTTTGCTTCCTGTGCAAGTTGTTTCTGTGTATCAACTAGATCAGTGATACTATTGTTCCATATATTTGTGGTTTCGTTATTTGCCCATTCAATGAATTGTTCAACTATCACTTGTTGAGTAGTATCGAAAAAGCTTTGTGTAGTTTCATCCATAATTTTATCCATAGATTCTATTTCAACCTGTATTAAACTATTCAGAAATACAACCAATGATGTCTTTACACTGTTTAAAAATGAAAGTGCATCGTTTTTTGTTGACGATAGTGATGCCATTAGAGCTTCTTTTTCAATATCATCTATTTCAGATTCAGAGATTTTAGTTGTAATCATTTCTATGAATGGATCCATTGAATCACCTATAGATATGATTTGAACATCAGATAGTTCGTTTACTAAACCAATGTATTCATCCACCTTAAACTCTGCAAGCTTGTTCATTTCTTTGACCGTGAAAATTCTCATACCGTTGAAATCTATATCAGTAATTCCTTCTCCAGTTACGAATTGTTTCTGTACTTCTTCCATCCATGTGAAATTAAAAGGTTCAATTGTAGAAGATCTAAATTCTGTTACAAGTCCTGGGATTATTTCACTTTGTATGTAATCAAACTTCGCATTTACTTCCTCTTTAACTATATCCATCATTTCAGAAATCATGAATGATACTTGCCCAACCTTTATGTTTTCTATAAATTCATCGAATACCTGTGTTACTATTTCTTTTGACTCATTCTTTTCATTTTCGAAAACTTCTTCTATACCTTCTTCTATAGAATTACCAACAATATCTGCTAGCTTTTCATGGAATTCATATGTGAATGAATTCATCTTATCCAAAATAAGACTATCCGAATAGAAGAATAACGATAATAATGCACTCAAATAATTTATAGAATCATCATATATAATAGATATTCTATCTAGTCTAACAAATTGTATCATTTTTTCACGAGCAACTTCCATTTCGTTATCATACATCTCCCAGAATTTACTCTTTGTAGACTCGATATCAAATTCTTCCTGTTTTGCGATTTCAAAGAATAAATGATCATCCATAGATCTTCTAAGTTGGAAAAACTGAGTGTGACAACTTATAGAACCTTCTATCTTTGCTCTGTTTAATATAGATGAAAACTCAGAAAAAACTGATTCCATGTATGCATTTACCTTTGGTAGTATTTTTTGTAGATAATTGAATGCATATCCTTCCATTTCGCTAGATTCATATACTTTATTTGAATTTTCCAAATTTTCTACTAGACCTGTATAAGATGATTGAGCAAATTCTTTCAATGTTGTTTTCTGATCATCAGAAAGAATCGAGTCATTCTCAATACGTTTGAATCTAGCTATGAAAACATCGGATGCCCTATTTTCTATAATTCTTGGTATATGGTTTTTCTCACTTCTAAATGATATCTCAGATTGGATACTGGTTCTTGTTTCGTTTGCCGTTTCGAAGTTTAAAGATCTAAATTCAATTTGTTCTTCGGGGGAACTTAATATTATAGAAAATTCTAGATCTCTATCCATTATATTTACAATACTTTCCTGTATCTCATTTTCAATATAATTCTTTGCTTGGTTTGTTAAAAGGAAATCATTTTGAATCAATTTTCCAGTAGTGATTAGTCTACCATATTGAGATGTAATACCACTGGATATTATTTCATAAAATCCAGTAATTCTTTCTTCTCTTGATTTAATATTATTGGACATTAAAACTGGAATACTTTCCAAAATTAGTTTTTTCTTATCAGATGATATTTTAGAATAATATTCTGCCATTTCTTCTTTAATGTCCTCCTCTATGTCTTCTAGTAGACCTTCGAATGTTTGTTTAAGATCTATAAACATAGAATCCAATTTAAGTAAAAATACTTCTTCAATAAAATTATTCCATTTCTCCACATAAGAATTAATTATATTTACTACTACTTCGTCCATCTCATTTTTTAGACTTAAAATAAGATCCTTTTTCTCTTTATTTAAAAAAGTTGGAACAGAAGAAAATTTATCAGAAAAGATGTTTAAACTTTTAAGAATATCTTTAACAACTTCATCATAAGATATCATACTTTCAGACACGTGTGTTGATATGATATCTTTTGTTATAGAATCAACTGTGTCATTGTATCCATTTAAGAAATTAGAAAGTTTGACATAGGCAGTGTCTTCTGATTTCTTATCAAGAATAACACTTGTAATTAATGCACCACTTGTTATTAATCCCAGTGATGAAATAATAATATTTTTGTCCATGGACAATTTATATTATAAGTATTGAAATATTATTTATATCGCTTATGAACATATATCATTCTAAATTATTAACACTACGAAACTACGAAACTACGAAACTACGAAACTACGAAACTACGAAACTACGAAACTACGAAACTACGAAACTACGAAACTACGAAACTACGAAACTACGAAACTACGAAACTACGAAACTACGAAACTACGAAACTTAACAATAATTAACCTTAACATCAGACTCCTTGTCAGCACAAGAATTCTTTTCTCCATAAAGGAATTGATCGTTTACCTTAAACAATGTATTTTTTGACTGGGTGGCACTAATATACCCTATTCCATTCTTGAAATAGTTATTACTGAACTCAAGATCTTTTGTATACTCAAATCTGACCCCCTTACTTTCGAACCTCTTCTCGAGCTTATTCTTGAACAACTTATTCTTGAACTTATTCTTCATCTTTCTCTTGAAATTAGAAATGTTTTTCCTATCCTGGAAACTCATTCCGTTATTCTTATCAATATAAACTCTATTTTTTACAATCTTGTTTCCAATACCAGAATACATGAAAACGTCGTACGAAACGCTTCCACTAATAGAGTTTCTCTTGATTTGATCATATTTGGAATACTTCGAGTTTAATCCTATTCCGTTATCCTTAAGATCGTTTCCTAGAACAAATCCACCTGATGATTCTACTAGTGTTACTGCTGTTTGAGAATTATCATAAACCTTATTGTCTTCAATACTTACTTTGTAACCATTGTTTACAAAAAAACCATAAGTATTATCGTGTACAACATTATTACTCCAATTTCCTTCTCTATGTCCAAGTGAATAACACCCGTAATTATCGTGGATATCGGTGTCTACTATATTTCCATAAACACCAACCTCTTTGAAAACTTCTTCATTACTATTATCAGAACATAGTCCGTTTACAGTATAAGAAATACCCCAAGATCCTTTTTCCTTATAACCAAGGTATGAAATTTCTGAACAAGAAATATTCATACTACATTCTCCAATAGTTTCAGTTGCCATACCGCCACATACAAGATTTTCATCTGTTATCTTCTCAGAAACGCAACTGATATAAGACCTTCCATCGGAGATGTTTCTATCAGGTCCACGAGTGGTTTCATCCCATGATGTAACTTTCGTGTCTAGTAGGTTCAATGATCCCCCATTTCCACGTAGGTTTACAAAGCCCGTAGAATTGCTCTTCATGAGAAGTTCATCACAGTCTCCTCCTCTTGATGTACCAAATAGGTTGAGAGTCACTCCGTCCTCAATGTATAAATCTTCATTAAGATACCAAGTTCCAGTATAAATTAGACTATGTCTTTTCGTAACTGGATCGATTGGAATTAGATGTTCACTCTCCAAAGCTTTCCACACATCAGTAAGAGTAATACATCCTCCATTTTGATTAGAATTCACGTGGATCCTTTGGTCATTTGATACGCTCACGGAAACCGGTATAGAATCATTACAATAGATCCTATTGGACTCACAGGTGGATTCTCTTTCAAAATCAAATGCATAACTGTATTCCTCTTGGTCGTTATATGTACCAAGACATGGGTATAGAATGCTTGTAAACAAAATAAAAATAAACTTCATTGAAACCATGATTGGTCGTAAAACTGTGAGCAGTTACTGATAAATACTTTAGAAAAAAAATTAATGATTTTAATCAGAAATAAAATATAATCACTAAATAAGAATAATATTTATCATTTGAACCCTACCCCTCACACTTTTCGAAGACCACAAAAAATATGTTTTTGTTTTTTGTTGGTTTTCTATCTTTATTCCACGTGGGTTTTTCTCTTCCACGATCATATAGTCCCAAGATTTATATATACGAAAACAGGGAGCTAGATTGGTCATATCTTCTCGATTGTTACAAAGATAAGCATGGAGTTGCAGCATGGAGAGACGAGGAAGGAGAGCATTCTCAGAATATGGCTGAAGTATGGGTACATCAGACCTTATTGAAGCATAACCTTAGGACTTATGATCCTAATGAAGCGGATATGTTTTACATTCCTCTTTATATTTCTGTAAGTTCAGATGTTGAACCAATGGCTGGAAGCCTTATGTGTGATGGCCTTACTCATATGGAAAGAATGGGGAGAGCTTTGGACTATTTAAGTAAGGAAAGTAAATATTTCAAAAATCTTGGAGGGTCTGATCATTTTCTTGTTTGTGCCTGGTGGAGGTGTGGTGCTGCAATGGGAAATAGAGCCAGAGTTTTATTTTCGAGGAGTGTTATCGGAATAAATGAATCTCCACCAGTAAATAACATGTGGGCTAGATGGGAATGTAAGAATAGGGTTGTTACAGTACCATATGTTTCATCCACACACATAACTGCAGAAAAAGATTGGAAACGTACGGATGAAAGGGACATATCGTTTTTTTTTGCAGGAAGAGTAAGGGGGAGAAAGGAGAGAGAGAACATGGCAGTATTAGGTAGTATTTATCCTGACAGTATTGTGGGGGTTACTGAATGGAACTGGACAGAAGAACCTGGAATATATGGAGACCATATTTCAAGTAGTCAATTTTGTTTAATGCCAAGGGGTGATACAAATTCAAGTAGGAGATTTTTTGATGCTGTATCGTCTGGGTGTATTCCTGTAATTACAAATCACCAATTGGGTCTTGGAAATGTTCCTTTTCCTACTCAATTAAATTACAGTGATTTTGTAATTACTGTACCGGATGATGCCTTTTTGACGGAAGAAAGTGTTGAATTATTTGCAGAAGATTTGTACAATATGGATCACAGTCTTATTGAAGAGAAGAGGGATAATTTGTATGAAGCCAGGAAGTCTTTGGTATATGGTTATTCGTATAATGACAATGTTGATGATTTGGCTATTATAAAGGGTACTGTGAATAAGATTCTGAAAGAAGTTTATCATATCATGAATAGTTTCAGTAAATGGGAGTGTGATCCTATAGAGTGGTGGGAACATGCTGCTTCTTATTTGGATGTTTCTATTCCTCCTCCTTTGGACAAGGTATCAGATTGGGCTTTGGGTTCAGAAAGTATAGTTATAAGAGAAGAAAGGTTATTTACGTGTACTCCTCCTTTTACAGGATCTAGACCAATGAGGGATTTTTTACGTAAAGTTCAACAAGGAAGTTCATGGGAGATAAAGAATTACCATGGAGGTCTTGATATTGTTAGACTAGAAGGTCCTGAACTATTTGACATATATTCAAGGGTTGGTTGGGTAAAGATGTCTATGGTAAAGGATCCAATTGTTAGATTTTTGTCTACATTTCTTAAAAGGTATCCTAAAAAGAGTCCAGAAGAATTTAGTAAGTTTCTTGAAGATCTTTATTATATGGAAGAAAAGTTGTACGAATATGATTTCCGCCCTATGGTTTCTTTTTGTGGTATGAGATATGCCAACTTCGAAAGTATTATCCCTTTTGAAGACGTGCACACTAATGGAAAGAAACTATTGGAATCTCTTCCTAATGATTTATGGGAAAAAAATGGGAAAAAATGGAAGGATGGTTTAGATGTATTTGAATACGATTACCTGGAATATTCGTCCATGGGCAATAAAGAAAGTGATATTTTTGATGATTGTAAATGGGTAGAATATTTATCCAGTGGTCATCTACTTTGGCAGATATCAGAGATTTACAAAGAAGATTATGATCATTTTAGATGGTATAATATTGAAGAATGGTACACGAAGTTAGAAAAATGTACTTCGTAAATTGAAAAATGTTAAATAAATAAATCCAATAATTATTCATTGTTCGTATGGGTTGAGATTCGTCTCCCCTATTGAGTACGGGTTGAGATTCGTCTCCCCTACCTATTCGGTCTCAAAAATATACTCAACCTGTATGTATTTTATTGAGTATGATATAATATTCAAAACTGTTGTAATAGTTAATGAAATCATTGATAAAGAATTACCATCCATTAAGTACATAATACTAAACACAATAAGGTATACAAAACAAATCATTATATAATGATATAACAAATTTGAATCTAGATTCAAAAACATAATAATATTAATAATGATTTATTTTTTTTTAAAGGAAAAAATATTTAGAACTTCAAAAATATTTTCACCGTGTGTCTTTTCAACAGAAATTTGTAATTATTGAAATAATTGTTTTTTATTTTTGGAACCAATATTTGAAAGTGACGCATATGATGTTAATATTAACAATGGATAATATCAAACACAATCCAGTTTTAACAATTGGAGATAATATTCCAAATGTACCAGGAGAAGACTTTTACGTTCAACATATCCCGGTTGTACATAGGTAAAAATAAGTGTTTAGTGTAAACGAGTAATGGTAATTATAAAAAAAGAATGTCCAATATGCTATGAATTTCAGGTAACTAGAGTTATGCATCCATGTTTACACCAAGTGTGTATAAAATGCTCATATACGTTATCAAAATTATTTGATATAATACATTGTCCATTTTGTAGAAGGAATGTCATTGGTTGCACATCGGGAGATTTAGAAACAAAAAATGTTCGTTGCATGGACATGATTTCATTCGATAAATACATAATAAATAAATGATAATTATTTCCAGTTAATTTTTTTGATGTATATATAACATGTATGGCCTCTTTTGTCATAAGGACACTCTTGCAGGAAGGATATATTCAATCTGCTAGACGATAAGTCGTTACAGAAATTTGTAATTATTGAAATAATTGTTTTTTTATTTTCGGATGTTTTATATAATTTATTATAGATTCAAAAACATAATAAATTAATAATGATTTATTTTTTTTAAAAGGAAAAAATATTTAGAACTTCAAAAATATTTTCACCGTGTGTCTTTTCAACAGAAATTTGTAATTATTTGAAATAATTGTTTTTTATTTTTGGATATTTTAATATATAATAAAATTACTAAACAATCTAAGATGCTAAACATGATAAAAGAAGAAGATTTTGTTATCAAGAAATCATCTGTACCAGGAGCTGGTAAAGGTGTTTTTTGTAAGAGAGATATACCAGCAGGTACTTGCCTTCCTTATACGTGTATGATCTTTAAATCTTCAGAACTACCCGATGATGTAATTGATACATATCATATGTCAGTATCTTTCTTCACTGAAGAAGGAGAGCAAAAGACATATAGGAATTTTGTAACAGATGGTAACCCTAAATTGTCTTGCTTTAAACCATACAATAAACATAAACTAGAGACTACTGCAGCATATGTAAATGAATGTTCAACTTATAGTCCCAACTGTGTTTTTGTAACAGATCCAAGTGTTACAAAGGATATGGTAAAAAAGATGTATAAAAATAAAGAAGTAGGATCTCTTGTTTATTTGGTTATACCTGAAGATCTAACTAAGGGTACTGAATTGTTTACTTTGTATGGATCAGGCTACAATAGTCGTCAGTATAAGGTGTGGAGAGACCGTCGTGGTTATGTAGACAATCTTGTAACAAAAGCACATAGAATTGCTTATGGGGACGAATACCTTGAACTTGAATAGTTACGCGTAAAAAAAATAAAAATATTAATATAGTTTTTATTTATTTAAAGTTTAATATGTCTGGAATGACTCAACTATTTTTTGACGTTGAGACAACTGGATTGATACCAAAGGGTAATGTACCCCCAAGTGATTTTGAAAAATATTCTAAAGCAAGAATAGTATCAATCGCATGGACTCTTAGGGATGCAAATTTTGTATACTCGAATCACTATGCAATTATAAATAACGAAGAAGAAGGAGAACTTGGTGGTACATTTATCCATGGAATCACCAGAGAAATGGTACAGAAATTCGGAAAGCCACTAAGGGAAGTAGTTCAAGTTTTTTTAAATGATATGTATTGTTCTGATAAATTGGTTGCCCACAACCTTGCATTCGATTCTAAGGTACTTGCATCTGAACTATATAGACTTGGGTTACAAAATGAGGGTAAGGATCTACTAGAAAGATACTCACTATGTACAATGGTTTCGACTACAAACCTATTAAAGTTGCCATCTAGGTATGGTAATTATAAGTGGCCTAAGTTGGTAGAATTACACGCATTTTTATTCGGAGAAGGATTTGATGGACAACACGATGCTAGTAAGGATGTTGAAGCACTTGTAAGGTGTTATTATAAACTAGAGACTTTTAAAAATCAGATATAACACTTGGGATAGAGCTTGTTATTAATAATACTTAAAAGAAGACCTTCATAAATATAATCATCTGGACTTTCTGTGACAAAAATCATATGACCATTCCAATAAAGTATACCAATCATATCCCTTGAAAAGCATGACTCAGAGAATATACCATGGTCATGTATTTTATCAAGAGACTGTCTGTCAAAGATACATAAAATACTTTTACGGTCACGGCATGCTAAGTACCTGTTTAATTCTACATCAATATCGTCTGTAGTTTTAGCAAAGACTTTTGTTTCAAAGACATAAATGTTTTTTTTTCCTGCAATGTGTCTAAGATTGTTCATCTTTCATTTTTTTATAAAATACATTATTAATTAGTATGATAAGACCTATAATTGTATTAACTGTAGTTAGTACTATTAATGGTTTTTTTATTCCTATAGCTCCATCTAGTTCTATAAATACAATTGCAAAATCTATTAAGTTAAAAGATTCAACGATTGTAGTTTCTAGAAATTCAACTGGATTTCCAGTGGCATTTCAAGATTATTGTCCACACAGAGGTGCATCATTTAACAATGTCAAAGTAATAGACGACGAAGTTTCATGTCCCTATCATGGGTTTCAATTTGATTTGAACGATGGGAATCTTAAAAAAGGACTGGGTGTATCTCCAGGATGTGTGAAGCTTAAAATGATAGAATGTATTGAAAGAAGTGGTCTTGTATGGGCTTGTGTTGATGAAGACGATAAAATAAAACCACCACCGGAATTAAAAGAAAATTATGATCCAAGTTTCAGAAAAATAAGTGGTACAACTATTATTAAATGCCCAGTAGATCAATTAGTTTCTAATATTATTGATCCTTATCATATATCTTATTTGCATTCATTTGGTAACAATTTAGATCCAGAACCAATTGGATATAAGGTTAAAAAGATATCAGATACTGAAGGTATTGCTACATTTAAGTATAATTCTGGTAAAACTTCAATGTTTAATGGGGTTTCAGATGTATATAATTGGTATAATATACCATGTAGTGCAGGAACACGGGTTACATCCGATGACCGTATAAAAATTGTACAGGTTCATGCAGTACAATTAGAAGATGGTTATACAAAAATATTCTGGGAATTATATAGAAATTGGGCTACACTTCAATCTTTAGATTTTGTATTTGAAACTGCAATGAGGATTACATTAAAGGAAGACCAAGATGTATTAGAAAACTGTTCATTTGATAGTGGGTATAAGTGTAATGGATTATATGATAAGTTACAAATATTATACCTTAGATCTTTAAAAAAATCAAGTATTAGTTAATATATACTCTCTTATACCAGATCCTTTTCTAGAAAAAGTAATACACATGTCTCTATCGAAATTTTCATGACATATTTCCACCATGTATATAAAAATAGTCAATAATCCTCTAGTTGAAACTAATGTACATAAATTTTCTTCAAATATTCCACCCATGGATAATATAAATTGAAGAGCCTCTAAATTACCACTAAGTGCAACATAAGTCACTAATTTTTTTGGTATAATATTATTTTCCCCATAAATGTATGGAATAACCCATTTAAATACGTCTATATTTTTTGATGCAACATTAAATATAGAATAAGGATCAACATCTAATTCCATATTTATATCAAAAAAATCCCTAACCTTTATAATCAAATCTTTATCACAAGTATTAAGTACTATTGCAATACACATTCTACCTATCTTTATAGTCATGTTATTTATAGTATAAATATCTCTTAATAATAATGGGACTTCCATATTATCATCTTTTATAAAATTGACTATTTCACATGGAAAAAGACCAGGTGTACCGATTCTAATATATCTTCTTATAATTTGAATATTCCCAGATGAAACTATACAGCGTCCAAATGAATGTGTACCAACTTTATGAGATTTTGGCAATAATGTTTCAAGTTTAGAACATAATTTATAATCTCTGTTTATAAAAGAAATAATCAATAAGTTTATAAGTGTATTAGGTTTAATACTACTAATATATTTAAGATTTATATCTTTAAGCCTAGAATATGAATTAATTGATTGAAAAGATGTAAAATTAGATGTAGACCAATTTAAATTTATATTGCGACTTAATGTACCCAAGAAAAAATATTCTTTACATCCTGAATATTCAGATATAAGATGAAGTGGTATTTGTCCTACTATTTTTTCCATTTATTCTAAATAAATATATTAATTAGTTACTCAATTCAAGTTCATGATAATTCAAGTTCATGATAATTCAAGTTCATGATAATTCAAGTTCATACTTATCTAGAAGATGTTTTAACATTTCCATACCTGGGAATACAACTGATCTACTTTTCATAAGTGTATAATCTGTTAAATATCTAGTACTAGTTTTTTCTACTATTTTGGATAATGTTTTAATGCTCCCCCCACATATAGCCGAAACAAATATATCCCTGCGTTCTGGAATGTCATCCTTAGACGAAAAATATTTATCTATACCAAAAAATGCTGCAATTTGAGGTATAGAATCTATAAAATTATCTGAAACTTCCCATTCAGAAAAAACTGAATCCATTCTATCAATATATCCATTTTGTATATAAACCATCATTTGGAATTCAGGTGTGAACTTTTTTAGATTTGTAATATGGGAAGGTGGGTCATCTTTTATCATTTCTTCTGTTACATTTATAAGCATTTTCATTGCTTTAACTGCCTTATCTTCGGATTTAATAGCTTTAGTGAAATACTTTGAAACAATATTGTACTTATAATTATACTTTGCAATAACTTTTGTCATGTCTGGTTTATTTCTAAGAATATAAAAGAGGTAGTGTATATAATGCAATAAAACAGGCAGAGGTGTTTTTGATAGAGTCTCCGATAAATCATGTGTATCTTCATTATCAATTACATTCCTGATAACTCTAATAAATCTCATACTCGAATCTACACATGGTTCAGTTTCAGTTTCAGTTTCAGTATCATCCTCTTCATAATCATCATTATTGACTTCATTTTTCTTTTCAACCTTTTCAGGTTTCTTTTCAACCTTTTCAGGTTTCTTTTCAACCTTTTCAGATTTCTTTTCAACCTTTTCAGATTTCTTTTCAACCTTTTCAGATTTCTTTTCAACCTTTTCAGATTTCTTTTCAACCTTTTCAGATTTCTTTTCAACCTTTTCAGATTTCTTTTCAACCTTTTCAACAAGTTCGAGTTCTTTTTTATCTACAGTTACTTCATCATCGCTAGAATCATATCTATAAGAATGATATTTGTTCATATCTGATTTGTAAGTTATAAATATAATAAACAACTGGTTAGAATCACATTATTATTTTTTTATATATATTTTTATAATTATTAGAATGGACACGATAATTATTCTCTTGGCAAATGTGTAACTAACCAGGGAAAAATTAATATTCTTCGTTAATCAATTGAGGAACACGCTTCAAGTATGGGTTAATCCCAGACTTTCTAATTATTTTACTACCAATTCTATCATTTAGGATACTTGCAAATTTTTCACCATTGTTTCTTGTTTCAAAGTCAACTGATCTTTCTACCATCTTATTAGATACTAACTTAGCAGTCTTTTGGTATTTAACTTCTACATCTTCATCATTCTTTAATTCAACATCTACTTGGTTCATCGACGAAGTTGGGTTAGTCAATAAACTTGATGGTAAGTTAGATGACTTGATTGGTGCAACAAAATTTTTGGAAGTAAAGTCCTTAGAACTGATCATCTCTCTATTGTCATTTACTTCGAATTGACTTTCATTGTTGATTGCCTTCTTTAGAAGTGTGTCGTTCTTTCTCATGCTGCTACAGAAGTTATCTCCATCTCTTATGGTTTCCTCTCTCTCTTCAATTGCGCCACCGATATCTAATTTACCAGCCCCTGTAGAAGAGGCACCACCGCGCTTTGTTTTCATCATCTCTTCTTGTAGTCTTTCCTTTTCAGCACTAGTCTTAAAAATACCATCTTTGAAAACAGTCTTGAGTCTGATACCACCTGGGGCACCTAGCATGGTTGGTACAGTAGTTTCTGCATCACGAAGAGTTACATCAACATTCTGTGTAGCTGCTTTGGGGTTTGCACTTCTTGTTTTTTGCTTACCAATTGTGATATCGTTTTCAAAGGTGTCAATTTTTTCATCATATGCTACAGAGAATGATTTATCAAGTTTGAATAAACCAGCCTTGTTTCTAAATCCAGACGAGACCACACTGTCGATGACAAAGTCGTCAGTAGCTGCAGGTTGTACAAATGAACGTTCTGTTTGTTTACTTACAGTACCCGAGGAAACACCTCTATAATCAACTTCGCGACCCTTTCTTCTGTTCTCAGTTGACGTGAACTGTGCGGATTTTTCTGCTCCAGCGAATCCTCCCTTAACAGGCTGTGCTCCATCAATAACTGGGTTAGTGTCAAGTACTTGAAGCTTTTGTCTCATAAGAACTGGGAAAATACCACCACCACTTCCTGTGGCGGTTTGAATAGATTCAATTGGCAATTCGTGGTTCTTAGACTTAGATTCATGGATTGTGACCTGTGTGTCTAAGGCTCCTCTCTCTCTCACCATTGTAGAGTACTTGTTATTGTTGATGTCGTCTCTGTCTTCCTTAGTTGGGAATGCAATTTCTCTGTCAGTTTTGGGAACTAAATATGCGTTGTCAACTGCCATTTTCCAAGGTTTAGCTAAAGAAACACCTGTAGATCTTGTATGTTGGGGGAAGAATTGTTCGTTAAACTCTGTATCATTGGCTTCATCATTTTTACGTGTAGCCATGTTTACAGTTGTAACTTCTGGTATATAAGGTAAAGGTCCAGAGATAGGGTTGTTTACTGTACCTACAGCATTAAGATTGATTTCAGGTTCCTCCTCTTCATCACTAACTGGTTCAGTAGTAACTTCAGTAGTAACTTCATATTGTTTCTTCTTGATGTTTCTTTCCATGCGGAATTTATTTGCTACTATACCAGCAGTAATTGCGATAAGAATGGTATCCATTCTTATACTTATAATAAAGTAATACAAAAAAATATCTCTTTAATCTCTTTAGATAATCTTAAACAAAATTTTATAACTTAAGAATCTAGTATATTAAGAATTTCATCTTTAGATTTTACACCTGATTCTAGGGTATCATTTATTACCCATGTTGGGAATGATCTAATTCTATAATCATCAAGTGTATTGGGATCATCCACGTCAAAAATCTGTACAACTCTATTGAATTCATCCGAATTAAGTTCTTCAATTATATCTTTTTGTCTTACACAATAACCACAACGCGACCATAAATATAGTTTAATTGATTTTTCTGGTTTTTCAATTAAAGGAACTAGAAGGGAAGAATAAGAAGAACTTCTTAATTTCTTGAACTTCTTAGGTCCCTGTCCCTTTTGAATAAATAACTTATTATTTTTATAATAGATACTGGATTCAATAGCACCATTTAAACTACTATAAATAAACTCCCCACCTATATTTACAGTTGACATATCGTTTAATTTTGCCATTGGGCGTATCAAGTTCTGATTGAAATCATTCTTAAATTCAAGGGTAATACTTAGATCATATATATTTACTAACGATCTTGCTAAACTCAACAAAGATGAATTCATTCCTTCGGTATATGTTAAGTTTCTAATTATTAAACTTTTAAACGCAATTGGTCTATCTAATTTAAATGATCTATCAAATACTTTATGAGAATTATTCAAAAAATTTTTGTTAGAAGAATCTATTAGTAAATTTCCAACTTGTACTGTACCATCCATCAGTATTCCTGTCCATATTTCACATAATGTCTTATCATTATCTATATGTAAATTTGGTATAGAAGAAATCATCTTATTTTTAATTAAATCATTTACCTTTTCAGTCGATTTTAATACTACCATGTCCCTGTTTTCTTTGAAATTTTCACATGAAAAATTCTTGTTTTTCATCCATATTGACTTCTTCATATTTATATTTGTTGGTAATTCCAAATTAGATAAAGAAATATCTGTCTTACCATCTAAATTCAAATAATTCAACCCATTTGGTAATCTTATAGAGTCTAAATCAGATATATTAGCATCTGATTTAATAGTTAGACTTACAAGATTTTCAGGTATCTTCATTAAATGATATGGTATAGAATATTTTGTATTTAATAATGACAAATTTGTAACAAAATCAGGAATAGAAAGTTTATGCAAATAGGGACCATGATATGAAGTTAAAAATTGTGGTAAAGAAGAACAACTTATTATAGATTTTGATAGTTTTTCTCCAAATCTCAAGAAAATCAAATTTTTAGGAATGTTTGCAACCTTTATGAAATCAGTCTCCTCATTTATTTCAAGATTGATTTCAATTTCATCTTCTCCGTATTTAGATATTAAATCTATTGTAGCTCCTATTATAACATCTATTTTATCATAAGTAATATCACTCTCATCTACATATATATTAGTCTTTTCTGGATATGAATGACATATTATATTATGATTTAAATATGCTACTGACTCATCTTCATCTAAATATTCCGAATTTTTAAGGAAATCAGACTCTTGAATTCCAAATATATGAACGGTTTCATCGTTTAGATTGCTAATACGAACCTTTGTTTTAAGATTGGAGCAATTTATGTCAGATATATCTTCAGGAGTTATTATATGTACTGCCTCTACAGATGAAGTAAAATTACTGATACCCTGACATGCTCTAGTTGGAGTTGAAACATATAAAATTTTTACAAATTGTACGTCGCAACCAGATGGTAGAACAGAAGTAAAAATTTCAAATGCAGATTCATCAGATTCAGTTATTATTGTCATTTCGTGTACAAATGACTTATATTTTGACAAATAACTTAAAGTTGTTAAAGATTTTTCGTCAACTGGATGTGTTATGCTTACAAGATGAACATTCTTATTTTCAAATGAGATATTTTCATCCGAATGCTCTGTCCTAAATTGGAAAGCGTCATCCATTTTAAATATGTATAATATATAAATAATAAATATAAAAATGATCAGAACATCATGGAACCATCTTCCAGATGTTATAAAGAAGTATATTATTGATATGAACCCATCATGGAAAGATATACACAAGGAAATATTTAGAGATTCTCAATCTGAAATTATGTCTCGTAGAAGAGATTTAATTTGTATCCAGTGTAACAGAAAAACAATATTTGAAACAGGTGTAATATTAAGAAGACCATCAACCCGAATATATGCAATAAGAGAAACTACACATCACAGTGGGCCATATCGTGTACGTGTATTTTGTGAATGTGCAGAACATAGAACAAGTAATACATTTGAATATAAACTACTTTTACCTAAAAAATGTATAAATACAGGTGACATATATGAATATTGTACTAGACTGTATGGAAGTATATCATCAATCATCATGTATAAAGGTTGTGATGAAAGAGATATGCAAATAAGAAATTTGATAATGAATGGTAATCATGTTGTTACTTTTGAAAGAAAGAGACCAACATGGGAACAGATTTATGATAATAAATAATAACTATTATATAATAATGAATCTTATATATTTATTAAGTACGGCTATTGGTATCAATTTATTCGGTGACTTTATATCTTATATATCATCTATTGTGTTTAAAAATATGATAGAAGACAAGATAAAGAAAAGATCTGACGTTTTTTCATCGGTTGTATCATTTGTATTTGGAATAATGATAACATCTATTATAATTGAAACAGGACTTGGAAAATGGAAAAATGAAAAAATAAAGGAAATTTCTTGTATGGTTGAAAATTCTGTAGACAAATGTAAACAGGTATTATTAAAAAAACAAGACAAAAAAAGTTATATTATTTCATACCCAATAGAATATAAAAGTTAATTTCTCATTCTCATCATTACGATTGCTAGCAAGATTACAAGAAGTACTCCTGTAACAAGAGGCATGTTAGATAATCTGATGAATCTCTTGTTAGTCTGGATACCAAGTTTAGCTAGTCCAACAGTTTCACCAAGTTCAATTACAGCAAGTTCAATATCATACTCGGTATCAGATTCCAAATTCTTAAGTACCATTTCTGTTCCAGTTGTTTGACCAGCCGATTTATTATTGTAAAATACTTCATATACGGCTCCAGGGTACATGTTCGACCATGATACCATCATACTCTTTGAACCAACCGAACCGATGCTCAAATCTGTGGAAAGAGTTTTTACAATTGCGGTGTTCTGGTCTTCCCAATTTCCATCTACCTCTAGTCTCTGTAGTACAAATCTATAAGTAGTTCCTGGGGTTAGTACGCTAATAAGTGCTTCAGTCTCTTCTGTGTTTTCTACTATAACGATGTCTTCTTTTGTTGTGGGAGCTCTAGATACGATACGGTAGTTGATTGCACTTCCCTCAACGGAGTCAGCCCAATCGAGTTCAACATAAGAAGCATATACATTTACGATTTCCATTGCTACATTGGAAGTTGTAGTGAAAAATTCTTCATCAAGTAGTATCATTTCTCCATTCTCAAGTGCGTTTATTTGTACATAGTAATCTACACCATCTTCAAGTCCAGAAATGACATGAGAAGTGCCAGATGCTTTTTCTGATGTGTAACTCTCTCTGTCAGTTTGTGTGTATCTTACAAGGTATTCTGCTGTAGCAGGTAGTCCAGGGTTTGTCCACGAAAGTTTTACGGCGGAAGATCCTGTTGATACAGACATGTCGTTAGAATAGGTAGATGCAGACACATAGTCTAGTCCGGAAGTAGAAGATGTTTGTCTTACATATTCATCAATTTCAAATCTTTCTAGGTAAAAATTTTGAGTACTCTTGGGCGTTAGTCCAGTTACTGTATAGGTACCTTTTTCTCCCCCGGGTACAACTACGTCTTCGTATGTGGACTTTCCTACTATACGGAAAGTTGCAACACCGGACGAAACATTTGTCCAAGATAAGGTGACAGTAGAATAAGTTACACTATCAAGACTTAGTCCAGCAAATGCATCTGTTTTAACAGTGGTCCTAGAAACAATGACAGTTGTCATAATACTATCAATACTCTTTAAGTACATATTTTTTTTTCAAAAAGGTTCTTTAATATTGCCTTTTCGTCATCTGAAAATGATTTTGGATATACTATGTTCACAACTAAATCAAGGACACCTTCTCCTCTAGGTATACCTTCACCTGCTACCTTAATATTAGATCCTTGCTTTGTTATGTCGGTACTTTTGACTTTTATCACATGACCATCAAGATGTACAAAATCTTTATTAAATCCACATAAACTTTCATATAATGTAATATCTAAGTTACACTTTAAATTTTTACCAGTTCTTTTAAATTTATGGTGAATTTTCTGCCTGGCTGTAATTATTACATCTCCTTGATCTCTTCCGTTAGTACAATTTCCTTGTCCTTTCAATATAGTCTTTGATCCAATTGCACATCCTGGTGGGAATTTAACTTCTACAACAGACCTTTCTTTTACTGTTCTTGTCCCTCTGCATGATGGACATATTTTATCAAATGCTACCTTTTTACCCTTCCCATCACATTGCATACACTGTGTCTTTATTATTGTCGAACCCCTATGTATATTGCGTAATCCCTTACCATTGCACCCCATGCATTTTTCATCTCTTCTACCATCTCCTCCAGAACCATTACATTTATCACAAGCTTTACTTCTAGATATGGCTAGTTTCCTAGTTTTACCTGTATACATTTCCTCCAATGAAAGTGTAATATCTTGTTTCAAATCAGTAGGTTGTTTTTTTGTAACGTTATTTTGAAAATGAACATTTATATTAGTAAAGAACGAACTCATTTGAGGTCCATGATTCATAGGACCATGATTCATAGGACCATGATTCATAAAATCTTTCATACTAATTCCATTTACCTTTCTTTCATACTCAGCCTTTTTTTCAGGATCAGTTAATATTTCATGTGCATCACTTATTTCCTGGAATTTATCACTGGAACCACCTTTGTCAGGATGATATTTTAATGCCAATTTTCTGTAAGCTTTTTTGATATCATCTACATTAGCATTCTTATCTACTCCAAGTATTTCGTAAGGTGATTTCATCTTTAATTATATTATAAACATTTAAATATTCATAAAAAAAATTCAAGATAAATTCAAATAAGAATTAACACTGTCTTTTAAATCACATGAACCTGTTATCTTACCTCCACATATTGACATTATTCCATCCTTTATTATAACACGATTGGATCTGTCATCAAAACCATTACATTTAAATTTTGTTTTCGTAGATATAAAAAACCCATGGTATTCGTGTGTATCAAGTAAGCTTTCATACAATTCGCATACATCCTTTTCTATACATAATCTTCTTTTATAAACATCTTCTTCTGAAAAATTTTTTACATAAGAATCTACTTCTTCTATATTAGATGATGAAAATATGGGTGTTAGCTTTACATGTGTTAGCGTAAATAGATTTTGAGATGGTATATATGGATATAATGAAAAAAAGTGACCATCTACAACAGTTATTCCTACTTTTTTATTAGTTAGTTGTTTCCTTTTATATATAAGTGTTAAACATGCTTCAAAAAAACTATTTTTCATTTGTATTAATTGTCCATATGTAGCATCAAATACATGTGTATATTTGATATTATCATATTTGAAGTCTTTTAATGAAAGTTTTGATTGGTCATAATTTTTTAGTAATCTATGATTAAATTTTTTTTCAAACATTTCCTTTGCCTTTATAAAATTTATCCAACGCTCCTTTACAAGTACAATATTTTTACCATCTACCATGTTCTCGTTGAGAATTATACTTCTATCCGTTGTGAAATTAAGTGGTAATATTTCAAATATAGACTTCTCATGAGAAAAAATTGCAATGTAAGATTTAAAGTCCAGTGTGCTTTTTTTAACAATAATGTATATTGATTCAACCTCCTCACTAAGTTCAGGATGGCTTTCTATGAAATTGTCGAACCCAACCCTACATTCATTCCTTGTAGAATGTGAGCGACAATAATGAAATCCACCGAAATGTAATCGGTTTTGATTTTTAGATGATGACCCAGAAAAAAAAGTATTTGTTTTATCGACAATGTCGAATTCAATTTCATTATCTTCTAAAATCCTGGCGATTTCACACCCAAACCATCCAGCTCCCACTATTAGGGCTCTCATTATTATTATACAAAATAACTAAATATAATTTTTATTGTACACACATAGATGCTCTAGAAACATATATTATAGAAGAATTATCATCGTATTCATCTCCTATTTGGTCTGGAGCCATATCCTTACAGAAAGTGTATCCGTCTTTTAAAGACCTTAACTTATTCTTGAAGTGGGGAAGATATATTTCTACCATCATCCGGTGTACATCTCTACGAATATCAGAAATATCCAAAGTGGAGTATTTCACCTTCTTTATATTTAGATTTATGTAATCCCATTCACGTTTATTTGAAGTAAATGAAGTATCATCGTATACTTTTGTTGCCTCCTTATATTTACCCCTAGAATAATCAGTTCTTGAATTAGTTATATTATTCATAGTTTCCAGTACATACTGATGGAAATCTACTGAATTCTCTATAACTTCATCTGATTTGTATTCATCCTTGTGTATGATGTAGTAAACATCCTTATCCAAATCATCTGGTACATAATTTTTATTTACATTATCGCAAAACCAGACTGTACTGTGCTTATTATGAAGTTTATTCTTCATAGACCATTCATTATTACACTTGAATATAAGTATATTTCCTTTGTCAACCAAGAAGTTTGTTTTTTCGTTTGTATATATTGGTAATATCCTAATACAAGGGGCCAATATAACATCGTCACCAAACATACTCTTGACTTCGCGTATTGTATTCATGGTATCCACGTGTTGTGTGATCTTGTGTTTGTTTGTTTTTTATTTTTAATCACTTTATTAAATAATCATTTTCTAAAAATTGTTTCTCTAAATATTTCTCTTTATGATATTTACCATTAGCCCATGTCTTAAGATTGGATGTTTGTAAATACCCTTCACATTGTTTTATTAGAATTGATTCCATATCTATTATAGAAACATGTCTACAAGTGTCTGACGATCTTACAACTGATTCTATTGTATATACAAAAGGCATTTTAGAACTTATTCTGTAAATTATTGAATATATAAGATGCTTCTTTTCAGCTATCAGAAATGAAACATAAATATCTTCTTGTTCTGATATAAGAATCTTTCTAGCTTCGTTAAATTCAGAACATATATATTCTGGCCCATTATTTTTCAGTACTTTTATTTGATCTTGTTTTATTTTACTGTATCCCATTGATTTCGGAACTGGTAATAAATCTAATCCGATACCAACATTTCCTGAAAGTAGTGGGGGTACAAATGAGTGACTTGAATGAATAATAAAAAGAATTTTTAGAAAATGTATACTGAACATTTATCATGTATTATAATATGAGATATGATTTTTATTTTGTGTATTTTCAATACAAATTAATATCTATATGAAGACTTAAAGGATTATCAAATATGAGCGTTGCTGATATTGAATCGAAATCTCTATGTATACATAAGATAGAGGATTTAGTATTAGATCCAATTTTTACTATCTTCTGGGTACAACATTCACAAGTAGCATCGAGGTCTACTACGGACAATGAACGTCTTCTACATTTTAAGAATTCTATGTTGAATATACGTAAATGGAACTCTGATACTATTTCTAATTTCTATAAGTCATTGTTCGTTAGGTTTCCCCAGTTAGATTCATTTGGAGAAATGTTCCAGGAGCTCCAAACAATCACTTGTAAGATTCTTACAACTTCTGCTTCTGATACTAAGCATGTTCCTATTGAAGAAAAAGATTACAATGTTTTACATCGCATAATATACGAATGTAGTGATGTTTTTGTATCTAATCCAGAATGGTTTTCGGTTGAAGAGAACTCTTCTGAGTACCAGACATGCAAGAATAACGCAAATAACACTATGAAGCAGCAAAAAATCATTGAAAATGTAACTATTTCATACATTAATTCTGAACCAAAGGAGACTGAGATTCAAGAATTTGAAGAACTTGTAGTACCAACACAAGAAGATTCTGCTTCTGTTTCAACAATAGATGAAGATGATAACGATAGTGATAATGAATCTGAAGTTAGTGATAATACTACAGTAGTTAAGAAGATAAATGTAAAGACTGGTGAAGTTGATACAGTAATAGAAGACAACAACGATGAACAGGAAGAAAAGGATGAGATGATAGGTGGATTTTCAACATTTGAAAAGAAAACTGTTTCAGATGAAGATAAACCCGAACCTGAGCCTGAATCTCCTGGATCTGAATCTGAATCTCCTGGATCTGAATCTGAATCTGAATCTCCTAAAAAGTCTGAAAAATCTTCCAAGAAAAAGGATAAAAAGGAAAATAGAAAGAAGAAGAAGAAGTATTATGTTTCAAGTTCTGATTCTGATTCTGATTCTGATTCTGATTCTGGTTCTGATTCTGATTCTGATTCTGATTTCGATATTCCTTTTTCTGTAGTTAAGAAAATAATTAGGAAGGAAATGAGTAGGAAGGAAATGAGTAGGAAGGAAAAGAGTAGGAAGGAAAAGAGTAGGAAGGATAAATCTAGAAGAAGATATAGATAATTTTAATGTATGTTTTATGTAAATACAAGAAATGATTGACTTAAATGACAATAGTTGGATGAAAAATGGTATAAAAAGAAGAAGACTTGAACCTAACACTGATATTGAAATTAAAGTTGAAGAGTATAAAAATAGAATTAGAGTATTAGAAATGGAAAATAAGGATCTAAGACTTCAAATAAGTGTTAACTATGAAAATCTAGCCACAGAGAATCAAATGTTGAGAAGACAAATTGTAGAATTAAACAATAAGATCAATGATTCTACTGCAGTAGGTTTTGTATGTGAAACCCCCTATAACAAGAGGGATGGAAGCATCCAACAAAGAGTAAAATCTTGTAAAGAAGTTAGAGGAGACCGTTCTTCATTCGACAATGTAAAGAAAACACCAATAAATGGTTCTAAATTTACAACAAAGGCAAACTGTACTGAATCATGTAATTTCTAGATTTTGTGTAAAATTCTGGTATTTTTTAATATATTTTAATTTTAATATATATAAAATGGAAGAATCCAAGGTTTCAACCTGTGAAAACAAGGCTTGTGTTAGTTTGTCATCTGTAGAAGATGAGCTGAAGCTCACCGATGAGAAATACGTCGGTGTTATCGATCAAATGAAGAAGGCAAACGAAGAACTTTCCAAGCTTAAGGAACAGGCACTAGTACTTTCTGGTGCAAGAACTATTCTTATGAAGATGCTTAAGAAAGACTAACTAAGATAAAATAAATTTTATTTATTGTGTCTTTTTGACGATAAATTATTATATTTATTTGTGGTATATCAATTGTAAAATGAATAATGAAAATAATGAAAATGATGATATTATTAAATCTATGGAGAAGATGGAAATGGACATGATGCCACCACCACCTGCACCAAAGAAGAAAGGAAAGAAGGCTAAGAAAGATACACCAATCGTTGCAGAGTCCATAAGTGGTCTAAGTGAAATGTATAAACCCATCAGCAATCCTGCAAAATTAATGGAGAGTCCTTTATCTGAAAAAGCTGCTAAACAAAGAGATGATAGCGATAAGAAGAAGAAGAAGAAGAAGTCTAAGAAGAAGTCTTACTCGTCTTCAGTTTCATCTCAGTCGGTAGGAGGATTTTCTGGTATATCTGTTGGTGGATTTTCAGTATCAAGCCCCAGTTCTAGTTCTGGTTCTAGTAGTTCAATGTCTTCTTCGAGAAGAAGGGAAGCTAAAGAATTCAATGCTAGAAAGAGACATGAAGAGATTATGCAAGAGAAGTTTGTTATGCTTACAAGAATATCCAAGATGTCTCGTGATGGTATAACAGCTCGTAAAAAGTTCTCTATGAAGGATGATATTAATGATATTAGGTTTGAATGTTATAGAATGACTAGGGAAAAGAACTCACAATCTGCTATTAAAACAATGCATATGGTTCTTATCACTATCGCAACTATTATTGAAAAGGCAAATGGTGCATTTAACCCATTCAACCTAAACCTCAATGGTTTCTCTCAGAATATGATGTTGAGTGTTTCTGATTACGATGATAGTCTTGAAGAGATCCATCATAAGTGGTCCGGTAAGACATATATGGGTCCAGAAATGAGTATAATGTTTACTTTTATTACTTCGGCTATTTTCTTCCATGTAGGAAATGGTGGAAACAGTTCTAATCAAAATGGAGCTAAGAAGTCTTCTTCTATGCCACCAATGATGAACTTGTTTTCGTCTATGTTTAGTGGATCAAAGAAGAAACCTGAACCACCAGTAGCATCAGTACCAGTTCCTAAACCAGTAGATGTTACAAAACCTCAAGAACCAGTATCAGTTCCAGAGGAAGCACCTAAGAAGAGAAAGACTATGAAGAGACCAAGTGCGTCTCCATTTGCAGGTCTTATCCCCAATGTAGTTGTACCACCAACTAATGAGTAATTTATTCAATAGCAATAACAGGGCACTCGGGCTTGGGAGATACGTTCATGAGAGCGTAGATTACTAGGAAAAATACAAGTGTGTGTACTACTAGGCCTAGCTTAGAAGGGCATCCAGATGGACCAGCGATACGGGATCCAAGAACCTTTGAAACTACACGGTAGGTTACTGGGTTAGAGACTACAAGGAAGGCGGCGGCAGAGATAGCAGAGTACATGATCTTATCCTGTGTGCTGGGTTCACATCCACACGACATGATTGTTTATTTTTACATACTAAAAAGATTATTATAACTGAGATGTATGTTTAGTTATCTTCTAAACATTGGGAATTCTAGTATCTTATCGTGAGAATCTTCTTGACGAGAAAACGAAGGTCTTGGTAAGAAATTTTCTGGGATATTTGCCCTCTTGATACCACGGTCTCTTACTCTAACAGTAGCCTTAGTATTGAGCTTAATTTTTCTTCTTATTTCATTTATACAAAGATTGTTTAAAAATTGTACCGACTGTGGGTCTTTTGAGAGAGACATTGTAAATATTTCATACATAAAGTCAACAACTCTCCCGTAAGATATATTAGGATCTACAAGATTTTTAGTATTTGTAAAAAGGAAAGCTTGGTTATCTTTAGATAAGAATTCTGTTCTCAGCTTCTTCTCAGCTGGAGACAAGGCGAAATCTTCGTCCTTGTTTAGCGAGTAGTTTAGACCTTGTTGAGCCATATATGTGTTAATATATTATCAATATAAAAAAACATTAATTATGATTATCATTACCAATTTATCAATGAACTTGGAATATTCCCCAAAAGGGATTCTTCATTCTGAACACTGGGATTTTCAGTAGAAACAGGTTCATCTATCTTTTCTTCAATATGAACCGGTATATCTTCAACTTGAAGTTCTTTACAATCCCCAATACCATCTATAAAATCATTTCCAATATTAGATTGGAATTCTACCTTTAGTTTTTTACAATTGATCCTCATATCAGATATGAACTCTGTTACATAATCATTCGACAACTGCTTTTTATATCTTAAAAGCATCTTATACATCATCTTGTAATTATCGTTCCTAATCAAATCTCTTGAACCATGTGTCTTCTTCATAGAATAAGCCTTCCTCTTACGAGAATTAGCCCTGTCTTTAGACTCTCTATATGGGTCACCAATTTCCTTTTGGATTTCGTATGACTTAAGGAGAGGTAAAACACAAAAACATTCTGCATGTTCTAGTGACATATGTAAACCCGAACCTAAATCGATAACAGCTCTTTTCTTGAATAGGGCACCATCATCTGAAATAAGTGGTATCATATCAGCTGGTCTTAATATTATAATTATATCTTCTTCTCGCCCTTTATTGTTGTCTTTTATATACTTCTCATAACCATATCCAGATATCAAGTGTATCTTCATAAAACCCTTGAATACTTTCTGGTGGAATTCTCTACCCAATATCCTCATCTTAGTCCATAATTCTGGAGTTCTGGATCCAAACTTTTTGCCCATAGTATATATGTCATATTTTTCCAGGTTTATATTGTATGAACCACATACTGACAATATATCTGTAGAGGATAAAAGCTTCCTCTTGTAAGGGTTTGAAAAGTAGTCATTTACTGAAGTAGGATAATCATGGGGAAAGTTCATGTTTCAAAGCTTTAAACTTAGTTTGTGATAGGTCACATAAACAAAAATAAAAAATGGAAATTTTGATTATAATTAGTAATTAATAATCTACATTTTTCAGATTTAAAAATATTTGGTATTATTAAAATAATGAATCTTGCAGAAGCATTCGGTGGTAAATTTAAAGGCCATGAAATCAAAACAGCTGTTTCAGATGTTTATGATGAAATGAACCAGGAAACACGTATTAAACAATACGTACCAGTTGAACCAGTTGAACCTGAAAAGGTTCTACAAATTGAACCTGAAAAGAAAGTAGAAGTTGTCAAGAAGGAATCTAAGAATAATTCAGAAACCGACAGACAGTGTAAGCTTGGTGGTTATTACTACAAAAACTACAAAAAATTAGGAAGCAGCTTTTGCGATGAAAGACCAACATATCTAATCTCGATCGAGCTAGCTCAGGATGATTGTCATCTTATTTGCATTTTTATCTCTATTTTCATATTGAGCCTTCTTTTGTCTAAGAAGAACTAATTTTTATTCTCTTAATTCTAACTGGATTTCCAGCATTTGAATACTTAGTCATATCAAAAGCAAATGATTGTAAAAGTACATCAGACAAATCGTCCTTTTTCTTATATACCCTTAGAGCTTCTAATCCTTTTTCTATATTATATTCATTACATAAATCTTTACATATAAGAATTGAAAGCTTCTTTAGATCAGCTGACTTAGCCTTTGTACTATCTGTTTCGTAATTTTCAAGTATCCCTGGGAAATAATTTTCTACTGCTTTGAATTTATCTCTAGGACTTATAAATTGTACATTCATCTCGTGTTCAGAATATAAAGATTTAGTATAGAAATAGGAATAACAACTGTAACCTAGAGTAGTATTCTTGATTGATCGGGATATTTGGTTCTCTATTAAAACATGATCGATATTTTTGTTGTTTATTATTTCTACATTATCGAAGAAATCAATAAGGGAAACACAAAGTTTCTGACAGGTATGTTTTACTTCACCTATGCATACTTTATCTGTATGTATTAGTTCGAATGTATGTTCTTCAGAGTCAAAGTCTGTTATACAGTATGCAAGGTTTTTTATTCCTATATCGATGGATAATACACGTATTTTAGTTGCCATCTTTAATATATAATTTTTTAATTTATATTATCCTTTATACGCAAATTTTTCAAATATGGTATTAAGATCTTTACCATATACTAGTTCTATTTTTTTTTTATAACTTAAAGTAGCTATATATTCCCTATTTGTATTTTGTAGTGCTGTTATTGGGTCACAGTCTCCAATATCTTCAACATCAGTTTCTTTATTTAAACATAAAATGTAAGTTAAATTTTTATCCGGTAGTTCAATATTAACTCTTTTAATATGTTTTTCGTTTTCTAAACCTGTCTTATTCCTATGACAAAGTACACACAAATATTGATAATTTGATAATGTATTAAAACCACCCAAGCTTAAAGGTATAATATGATCTAGATCACAATTTGCATATGGATACAGAGATATATTAGTTTTACAAGCATTACATTTGTATTTTTGTCTTGATATTACACTATTTTTATCTATACTATTTATCGATTTCCTTTCGTTTGGAATTAGATTCTTTGTAGGACCTAATAAAAACACCTGTATCCATTTTCTTGTGGATAAATTCATGCCCCATATTGGTATAAAGACCTCCATGTATGTATTTAAATGCCTAAATTTTTTTTTCTAATAAAGTAACGAGGGAATTCACCGCGTGTCTTTTCACACGAAAAAAGTTTCATAATCAGTATCCCATCTGTTTTATTAATATTTGTTCCTTAGAATCTTCTTTATATAAAGTCTGAGAATAGTTCTTCATCAAATCATCTATGATGTCTTTCATGTCAACATTTTCATCAAGAATTGTTTTATAATCTGATGATTTACGATCATGCGTTAACTTAACTATACCTGTAAATTCTTGTAATTTAATATCCATTTCCGATATTTTTTCAAACTTAAATACAAATAACTTCACATCCCCCTTTTCTGATTCAAAAAAACCATTGGCTTTCAGTGACTCTGGTTCTATACTTATTCCAGTGTTTTCTTTTATCTGAGAATAGTATAATATATATTCATCAGACAAATTCTGGTAATACATACGTTTGAAATGGTTCAATATTTCATTTTTTCCCCAAAGTCTACCTTCTTTGAAGGCTAACTCTGTCAATAATTTGTAATGTGTTCTTTCACCACATAGTGTATGAACTTTTTGAACTTGTTTTAAAATATCATCGTTTTCGTTTATCCTCATACCAATTTTACGTGCATCACAGTGTGCATTAACACCTTCCACTGTTAGGTCATTTAACATACTAGAAACTCTTCTCTTCATTGGTTCACGTATTACACCGATTATTTTTTTGGTTTTAAATATAGACGATGGAAACACCTTAGAAAGTGTTAAGTTTCCTTTTAAACAGAATCTAACATCCACATGACCAGGTGGGAGATAGTCTGGTAACATGGGTGAATATAAATGTTCTTCTATATCTTTTGATAATAGATAGTTCATATACACTGAGTCAATCTTATCCACCACACAAAACCATTTCATGTCGTGTGTATGAAAAACAGGGAGAGAAACTTTAGCCCATGATTTAAACAAAGAAGTAGATGCTGTTTTACCAGCACTAAAAACGATGTTGGCATCCATAATATGATTATAATATATATTTTTATTTTGTAAATTAAACACACTTAATTTTTTTATACTTATTTAACAAATAGTATTGTGAATTTGTACAAATACATAGTACATATCTATATTACAATTATCAATTATCTCATCTTGTTCAAAATCATAATCTTCTATCCTCATCCTAATATCCATAGTATATTGATTCATCTTTGCAATTTGACATTTAATAAGAAATAAATCAAAAGGAGAAAACGACTCTAGGTTAGAAATAAACTCTTTAAATATAGGTGCATTCTTCACAAACCACTCGCGGTCTCTTTTAATTTCAGTTATAACTAGAGGTCTACCAGGTAAATTATAATACTGTTGCACAAGATGAGTTAATTCTAAATCAGCAACTTCCATTTGTAATTGAACCTGGTCTCTATATGCTTTACATATAGGTATCTTTTTATCCTTAAAACATGTTTTGATTTCTACATTTATACCTGTATTTGTACATGCATCCAGTGATGCAGCTACATAGTTCTCCGTTGGGTGGGGTATAATTGATAAATCATGGTAAACTTCAACTTCTGGGTACATCTCCCTGTATTGTTTAACAATCTCTTCTTCATTTTCAGAACCTATACGTGTATATTCATTTGAAAAATTTGAAGCACCCCCACACTTCTTTCTATGCATAAGAGATTTAGATCCCTTTCCTCTTGCAATTACGATAGAACATTCGGATGCCGTTACCCTCTTACTTCTATAAGAATACCATTCGGGGGTTCGTTGTGATATTATAGGTGATTCAAGTATTTTTCTTACACTTGGGTGGAGCATTTTATAAAGTATATAAAATAAAACTCTTTATTCCGACAAAAAAAAAATTGTGTTATGTCTATAAGATATATTATATTTAAATAATATATAAATAGAAATGCCTGTACCACCTAGACCACCAATTGTTATGAGAGTACCAGAAAAAGAAAAAAAACAAGAGAAGGAAGAGGGTAACTTTATGCCACTCACAGGTGTTCAAACACAAGCACGTCCGGTTCTATTAAAACAACCAGACATTAATTCCGCAGACTTTTCTTTCACATTATATACAAATGTAAAAAGATGCAGACATTCTTCTGATATCTTAGATCTTATACAAAAATATGGTTTGGTTTGTGATAACCTTGATGTTTCACAAATAACAGATCTACCCAAATGGATCACAGGGACACCTGTTATTGTATTTGAAGGAGATGGCTACTGTGGAGATCTGGCTTTCGAGTTCGTAGAATCATTGCATACATTCATTAAAACATCAAATTCTACAAATGGAAATGAAGGAGAACCAGAAAGACCTAGAAATTTCCATGAAAGGATTCAGAAAAATGATGAAGATGGGTCTTCTTTTTCAAAAGCATTTTCGCCTCCACAAGACAATGGTGAAAACGATCAGAAGTATAATATGTCAAATGAAGACATGATGAAAAATGTTACAGCTGGGATGCGCAGGTAACACGGAATTTAAAATATAAATAGTCCATAAAAGAAATCAAGTATGGAAAAAATAGATGAGATTTTGAGTACTGATAAGATCGATGAAGGTTTCAAGAATGTTATTAAGGAAGAGGGTCTTCATGAAGATGACGTAGATCTACTCAAAGATTATATGTCAACTCGTGGAAATATTTCTGGAAATGATTCTAGTGACTCTGATTCTGATTCTGACTCTGATTCTGATTCTGATTCTGATTCTGATTCTGACTCTGATTCTGACTCTGATTCTGATTCTGATTCCGATGATGAAGATGACGCTGTCTCTGTTTGTGATTCTAATGAATTTAGTTATGGAGACGTAATGGGTGATAATCAACCAGAATTTATTATGGATGATGACATTGGGGGTAAAAGTGTTGCTTCATTGGCTGTTGCATCTGGTATTATGGGTACAGGAGTAATTGCCAATAAGTATAATAAGACTACTATTCTTACTGGTGTTGTTGTAACAGGAATTGTTGTATTCGTTTCTTATATGGTATGGAAAAAGATTCAGGAAATGAAGAAAGACATTGAAAGACTAGAACTACAGCAGACAATGACATTGAATGATAAGGATGTAGAAGTTATCACTTTAGATACAATTGATACATATATCAAGGATCAAGAAAAACAGGAAGATGAAGGTGAACAAGAACTTCAAGATGTTCAGGAGAAAGAACAAGAACTTCAAGATGTTCAGGATAAAGAACAAGAACTTCAAGATGTTCAGGAGAAAGAACAAGAACTTCAAGATGTTCAGGAGGTCCATGAGAAAGAACAAGCAAAAAGGACCCTTTATACAATCCAAGAGGAAACGGTAGAAGAACCTAAGAAGGTAGAAGAACCTAAGAAGGTAGAAGAACCTAAGAAGGTTGAAGAACCTAAGAAGGTTGAAGAACCTAAGAAGGTTGAAGAACCTAAGAAGGTTGAAGAACCTAAGAAGGTTGAAGAACCTAAGAAGGTTGAAGAACCTAAGAAGGTTGAAGAACCTAAGAAGGTTGAGGTACAAGATGTTGAAATTTTTGATGTTGAAAAAAAAATTGAAATTATTGAAGTATCAGAGGATACTGTTGTTGTAGATTTAGTAAAAGTCAAGGTAGAAAAGGATACATTAGAAGATTTTAAAGTAAGTGATCTTGTTGAAGAGTTAAATGTACCTCAAGTAGAAGAAGTAGCAGAGGTAGCCGAAGTACCTAAAAAAAGAAGAGGTAGACCCAGGAGACATAGTTAATCCTGAGATTCCTCTGAATCATAATAACTTCTATAGTGTGTGCTATTCTTAATAACAAAATCTAAAAATAAATCAAAATTACATTTATCTAAAAATGTGAGATCCATGTCTTTATTATAATTCAAAATGCATTGCCACAATGTCATAATTTCATGTGAATTATCGTCTACCCAAGTTTCAGGAGATGTTAAAACGCTCTCACTATTCTTTTTCATTGTAAATTCTTCTCTTTTGAAATTTGGAAAACTCATATCATATGTTATATAAATATCATATTAAAAGGATCTGAATTTTTACGAATTTTGAGCTAGGAACTTTCTGATTTCGTCACTAGCTTTCTCTGCCAACTCAGTAGTTTTGAGTTCTTCTACGGTTTCAGAAGAGGACTCTTCAATCTGTTCTCTTAGTTTTTTAGCTGCTTCAGATACACTGTTTTCCGTTCCGGACTCCGTTCTGGACTCTGCGATCTGTTCTCTTAGTTTTCTAGCTGCTTCAGATACACGGGTACGGAAATCTTCTGTTTCAGTGTTTACATTACGGGAGCGAAGAGAATCCGCGGCCTCGGATACACTTGTTTCAAATGAGCTAGAAGGTTCAGCTTCAATTTCGAATACATCCTTTACATCTCCGGTTAGAGCATTGATCACAATTGGGATCATAAATGCAGCTACAATTCCCCACAAGATATACTTCTTGTTAGACTTTGGTAGAGACTCACCTTCTTCAAGCATAGACTCCTTTTTTTGTTCGGAGTATTGGTAATAAGCTGCTGCTCCAATGGAAAAAAATAGTGCCATGTTATTGGCTACTGTTGATTTCCCAGTTACGAACGACTTAATTTGTTCCATTTTCTATTGGTATTATATACAATATATATAATAAAAAATAAAGTCGTACATTAAGATGGTTTTTTTTTATAGTTAAATTATAAATTATAAATAATTAGGGATATGTCTCTCGAAACTAACATTAAAACTTATGCAACAATTGATGACGAAATTAAGAGAATTAGAGACGAAGTAAAAAAACTTAGGACAAATAAGACATCTCTAGAGCAAAATATTTCAACTGAGATGACACAAAAAGAACTTGAAGAAGTCAACCTACAAGACGACACAAAGATTAAGATGGTTACTAAGACTAAAAAGACCAATCCCTTTAAGAAGGATAATGTAATGAAGTGCGCAGTAAAATTATTCGGAGAAGAAAAATCTGCTTCACTTGTTAAGATGATAGAAGAACTTTCGGAAAGTTCTGAATCTACTTGTATAAAAAGAATTAACCCCAAAAAGAGAAAACAACAAGATTAATTTTTTTATTTGCTTTTAGATAATGGCCAATGCTTTATAAATATACATGGAACCACATCAGAATTTTAGCAAATATATGTGAATGTTACGATACAAGATTTACCATATCTGAGAACTGGGTAAATCTTTTACAAACACATCATGATACAACATTTCCATTCACATTATGGCCACTTACCTCTAGAAATAGTACTGTTATTGCGTCTTCATCTATATGTTCCCCCAGGGTTACTAATATATCGACTTCTTTAAATTGTAGCATTATTGTTAAACTTTACAAGTCTAATGAAGTTATAATAGTATGTTTTCAACATAGACACAACCAGGAGAATAGAGGTTCATTAGAACAATTAAAGTGTGATGAATGTTACCCTTGTGTTTTTGAAGTTGAAGATATTTCTAAACCTAGTAATCTTTTAAAAGTGTTTAAAAAAGTGAAGTCTAATACATCACAGAGGATAAATGAGATACTATTCGAATCAAAGAAAATGGGTGAAGATAGTAACATCGAATGTATCATCTTTACAGGATATGGTATAGGTGCAGCAATGGCTAGTTTTATGGCAAGAGAGACAGCTAAGACACAAAAGAAACAACAGAAACATTTGAAATTGGATAAACCAAAAATCGAAGTTGATTGTGTGACATTTGAGTTGTCAGTTGATTTGGGCAAAGATTATTGGTCAGACATCGATAACATTGTAGATAAATATCTTGACGTCCAACATCATTCTAAATTTGGTTTACCTACTATAAGTGAAGATTATTCCTTGGATAAAGAAGATATTATTCTTGTCAAAGATGAAGTACCAGATGAAGATAATATTTGTATGGAAGAATATATGAAAGAGATTGAAAAGAGAATATATACCTCATGTTGAATAATTAACTTAATGAAAAAAAAAATGTTGTGTTATTTTAATTAAATACTATGTCGACTACCATAGCTGATGTAGCTACTTTTGGTGATGTCAAAGGTCGTGACAACTATATGAGAAACCTTTTCCACTCTGTAAAAGGAGATGGATCCACAGCAAGCTCTCTAGTCCAGGGATTCTACGGTATCCCATCTACCACATCTACTGAGGCAGAATTCGCAAGAATCACTGTATCCGAACAGGCAGTAGATGACGCCGTAGCAAGAATGACATTCGGACTCAGCGATGGTTCGGCTCTTGTAGACTCTGCCTACGTAAATTCTGTAGGTCTTAACGCCAGTATCCTACAGAAGAATGACCTTGCTACCGGTGCACGTATTCTACTAGAAGACGATGCTCTTGAGCCATCTGTAAGCTTCGTGCTTGGAGACCTATCTGCAACCCCAAGCACTCCTCTTGTTATCACCGACGACACTGTCGCCGTAGACGGAACACTTACTGTAGGTGGAACCTCTCTTACTGACCTTATCACCGATGGATCCCCCTGGGAAACCACCGGTACCGTAACAAACTTGAAGACCGCTTATACCAGTGTAGAGATCAACGTCATCAACGCATACAGTACTTCCCTAGCCCTTGATGTAAACGGTACTATGCGCCTACGTGGTAACGACCTTCTATTCTACGATGAGCCCAACACCACACACTACAGTGCTCTTTCCTTTGACGAGGCCAGCCAGGAGATCCGTCTTAGAGCATCGAGAGCAGGAGACAGTGTTGTAATCGCCACAAGTAACGGAACCGACAACACTTACCTAGACAGACTTACATTCACTGATGGTCTAGGAACACAGAATGCCACATTCGAAAACGTAAATGTTGGTATCGGTTCCGCACCTTCTGGAACTTACGCTCTTGAGGTAGCTGGGTCTGCCAATGTAACTTCTAGCCTCACCATGGGTGGAAATGTAGACATGGTAGGTAACAACGTAGTAAACGTAACCCAGATCGAGAGCAGTGACACTCTAGCAGAACAGGTCCGTCTTGTTCTTACATCCCATGCCACTGCACCTCAGCTAGATGTATTCGTAGGAGACCTATCCGGAACCCCAACCACTGCTATGACTCTAACTGAGTCCGCAGCAACCGTCAACGTAGCAACTACTGTAACTGACAACCTAACCGTAACCGGTGACCTAACTGTTCAGGGTACTACCGTAACTCTTAACACCTCTGAAGTATCTGTAGAGGACATCAACATCGAACTTGCCAACGGTGCCACTACCCACACCCAGATCAACGGTGGTGGTATCTCTCTAGGTAGCGGTGTAACTGGTATCACCACACCAACCATACTTTACAGCCAGACTGGAACCCGTTGGGAGATGTCTGTACCTCTAGATGTAACTGGAGACATTAGCACCAGTACCACAACTATTGGCGCAGCTGGTCTAGAAATGTTGTCTGACACATCTGTTATCTACTTCGGTGCCACCCAGCAGTGGAGAATGGGTATCAGTAACGATGGTACCAACGACTTCTTCGAGATCTCTCACGACGACCTTGGTACCCAGACCACCTGGGAGACTAAGATGTCAATCCAGGAGTAATTTAAACAGAACCGTCTTCTGATAGTGCTTCTGTTGATGTTTCATTTATATAATTTCTAATATCTACTTGAAGTTTATATTCTATATATTTAATAGCCACGTAAACAATAATAAGCGATGCAGCAATTCCTAATAAAAATCCTACCAATACATAAAACAAACAGTTCATTACTCTGATAATGATTTATTATTTTTTCGTCCATTTTTTTATTTTATTTTTTAATTTAGTTCACTTTTTTTTTTATCAAACGCACCGTGTGTCTGTTCGCCAACTTTTTATTTAAACACAATAATAATATAGGTGTAAGTTATCAGACATGGCTGGTGTTTCAGGTAGCCTTTCTCTCGGTAAACTTGAATACCTCGAAGGAAGTTTAAAAAATATTGTAAATGAGATTGAATTATCACTCAATGCCAAGCTTGGCAATTCGGGAGACCTCACTAATTCCGATAGCATCATGATGAGTTCCACTACCTCTGGATCTGGAACATCCAACCTTTCAATAGCATCTGGTCTAGATCATAATGCTATATTCAAGAAAGAATCTACTGATGAAGATTTTGTATACGTTGGTACTTTGTCTAAAGGACAAATTTCAAACTTAACATATACAACTGGTACAATTATCAGATCTAGTAGAGGAGTATATGGTATATCAGGACCTTTTCCAACTCCTCTGTGTCCCAAAGGTTTAGCATTTAAAACATCTAGACTTTCTACATTAGTAGCATCAACTACTGTTATAGTGGCATCAACAGACATTAGATGTCACGTGACCTTATTCGAGTCAGACGGAGTAACTGTTGCCGATGGACCAATTACTCTTGAAGACAATGGAGTTGGTACACTTGCTTGCAATGGTACTGGTGAATTTGTAGTTTCATCTACTGCTAATATTGTTGGAGTTGTTAATGGGAATGGAACAGAACTTAGAATATTAGCACCAATGGCAACAAGATTGATTTGTTGGAATAACGGTAATAAAGTTTCTTCTATGGCTGGTACAGCAAGTGTAGAGTGGCACAGAAGAAATGGTACAACAGGAACAGTATCTGTGCCATCTGGGACACCTACTGATCTTGGTGCAGGTAATTCTAATGCTTTTTCAGAAAGTGGATGTGTTATTTTAAGATCAGATGTACCAATTAGTTGTCATACTACTTCGGATGGAGATGCGAACCAATCCATACCAGGTGTTCCTTTTGATATGCTCGCACATAATTTCCCTAATCCAGGATATCTTGACAACACAGATTCTTTTGTTGCAATCGGAAGTCCATTTGTAGGTAGTGCTAAGGTATATAATTCGTCTGGAACCATTGTAGCAACATTTCAAATAACTAGAAATGGGGGTACAGCAACAAGTTATGCGGATCAACAATACCCAGCAACTGGTAAATGGTCCCCAGCTGATGATGGTCTTACATCACTTGAAGGAGGTTTTATTAAAACAACAGTACCTTGTATGTGTATAATGAATTTTAAAGGTTCTAGTGTATGGACGGGTGAAGATGGTAAAGAGTGTCTTATTTTAGGTAATACACCACTTCAGTGTAAAGCATTATTTGTTGAAAATGATAGTGATATGCTTTACCATAGAACATGGGTTGGTAGTAGTGTTAACTGGGCAGTAGCTTAATTGGTTAAATCCATAAAAAATAAATTATACATTAAAAGTAATTTAAAAATGTTAAATCAAGATATACTATATAGTATACTATCTTATTGTGATAAAGATGAGTATATATTTAATATAGTTTCTAAAGACTGGTCAAACCAATACAAAGATATTTTCGGTTTAAAAACATCTACTAAAAATTGTATTTCAATGGAAAGATTATATGAATGCATCATATCATGTAAAATAAATCCGGATTGGTTTATATTCAATGATAATTATTTAGATAATGGTACTTTAAAAGAAGAAGAAAGTTCAATTGTAAGATATGTATTAAATCCTTTATACAACGTACCAGTTTACTTACTTATAGATGTTATTGATATTCTTGATAAAAATGATAATATAACATTAATGGAAAGATTAATAAAAAATTCAATTATAAATAAATCTATTACAAATGAAGATATTAAATATATGTTAAATATCTATCTTAAAAATAATCAATTAAATAAAGACTTAATCCTAGCATTGAGTCATAGAGCAGATTGTATATTATTTGACTATATTATAAGCAATTATAGTGATTATGAGCTTATAAATATAGATGATGTAAAATACGGTAGTTCATGGTATACAGGAAGCCAGTATATCGTAGATCTATGTATAAGAAATGGGACTAAAAACGAAGATATTTTTTGTGAATAATATATTATACAACCTGAACATAAAAAATAAAATGGACACGAATGCACCTGAAATACCTACAATAGATACAATTGTAGATACTGTTTCTCAAAATTCCAGACCTTTGCCTGATGGAAAATTTATTAGGAAAATGAATGCCATAGGTGGTAAATGTAGTATAGATGATTTTATAAACGTATCTGTAAAAAGAAAGAAACCACCCACAGAAAATTCTGTCGGTAAAAACAAAGATATTGACGATAAAAACAAAGAATGTGGATGGAGGTGCGAGAATTGCAACACTGATCTTATATATATGAAGAAAGAAGCACAAAGAGTATGTCCTTCATGTGGTAGTACTTCGTTTTTCCAAGAAATGAGTAGGAATGACATGATTTCACAGGGATACACTCCTACAACTACTTATCTTTACAAAAGGAGTAATCATTTCAAGACATGGCTAAAGAGAGCACAGGGATCTGAGACTACTAATATACCCGATCATGTAATAGCACAGATATATGAAGCTCTAAGGAAACAATGGATTGAACATGACATGTCAAAGGTGAATCATCTTAAGATAAGGCAGATATTGAAAAATTTAAGACTGAGTAAGTATTATAGTCACTCTGTACAGATAACAACTATAATAACCGGTAAACGTCCACCTATAATGACAGAAAATCAACAAGATATGTTGCTCCAGATGTTTGAACGTATTCAGGAACCATTTAACAAGATTATATCTGGTAAAGCGAGACAGAATATGCTTTCTTATTCTTTTATAATACATAAGTTCTTAGAATTATTATCATGGGATAAATATCTTTCATATTTTCCTCTATTGGTTTCTCCAGATAAAATTCAGATACAAGATGGTATATGGAAAAAGATATGCGCAGAGATAGGATTTGAGTATATTAAAAGTACATTTTAATACAAATAAATCAATAAAAATCTAAATTATTTTATGTTCTTTTTTGAATTTAACATTATAATATTTACTTATTATTAATGTTAAAAATGGATGGTGTTAAAAAGAAGAGAATTATGACACCAGCTATAAAAGGTATGACAGTTAAACAAGAAAGAGCATGCCTTTCAGAAATTAATGCTCGTGCAGATGATATTACTGATAAATGCCTTCTTAAAAATGGATGGACAGCTGGATTATTTTCATTAAAATATATTATGGGTCAGCAAATTAAAAGAAAATTAAAAACATCACAATATCAAAACTAATCAAAGTTTCAAAGTTTCAAAGTTTCAAAGTTTCAAAGTTTCAAAGTTTCAAAGCCTGTCTTACATCTTTTCCAAGAGAAACAATATCTAAACATTTTTCTACAAATGATACCGAAGAATACATTGAATCCTTAGATGATTTAATGGAATCATCTGTCTCCAATGAAAAAATAAATCGTGGTTCAGATGAACTTGCATCTTCCTTACTTTTACCATTCCATACTATTTCTAACTTAAACAAAAATGAAGATCTTTCCGTACAATAACTAAAAGTTTTAACCCTTGAAACTCTAACATTATTATATTTTTTAGTATTGAATCTACCTTTTGGTTTATCTAAAGATATTCTATATAGATTTAAGATACCCCCTGAAAACTCTGCATCATAAGTTAAAACTGAAGTTTCCCTTGAAACATTCGACTTTGTGTTATTAATATTGTCTGATATAAAAACATCACCATCTGGATGTTTTATTGTATATTTTACATAAACTGTCCAATCTTGAACATTTGACCAACAATTAGAACTTCCAAGATGATTATTTATATGAATAAGTTTATCATGGGATACACCAGTTATACCTATTTCATTTATAACTCCAACAACTTTTTCTGAATGAGATAACCCAGAAAATAACTTACTTATTTCAGGTAAAGAATCTTGCTCTTTTGGGGATCGGTAGAACATGAAAAATACAATAAATTAATAAAAATTATTTTGGTAGTATATACTATGGAAATATTATATTTTGTTTATAAATTACTGGTAATAATGAAAAAAAGTATAATACCAAAAGAATTTCCATTTTTTGATAACTGGCCAATGAATAAATTAGCATATATGAATAATATGGCATCCATTAAAACAGAGCGTAATTTCACAGTAGTGACGAAAATGATACAAAATGTAAATAATGGAAAATGTTATGTATGCCAAAACAGATTCATAATTAAGTTTGATGAATCACTAGAAAAATGGATTTATCTGGATTCCAGATATTTAATAAATAATCTTGTCGCACATGATATCTGTAGAGAAGTTTATTTTCACCAAGATGGACATATATAATTTTAATTTAAAAAGTATGTTAATTTGAAGATTCTAATTAAAATAATGTTTATAAAGTTTATAAAGTTTTAGAATGTTTACATCCTCGGCACAGAAAACCCTAGTAGTATCTGCCCTTGTAATTGTACTTATCGCATTTATGCTAAGAAAGCCTAAGGCACCCAAGGATGCCGAAGTAGAGCAACCAGTTGGCATCAGCAAGCTACTCAAGAGAGTAAAGAAGGCAGCCAGACCTCTACGCAGCAAGCCAGTCGCTCAGTTCAAGCCAACTGAGTACGACGCTATTGGTTCCAAGAACAAGAATGTACCCCGCGAGGAGAACGCCGGATGTGATGAATCGGCACCCCTAGACTCCCCTGAGTACAAGAAGTGCAGCGCCCTTGTAGGAAGCGCAAGAACCATTGTCCCCGGTGAACCCACCAAGAGTGCCAACAACATCAACACTGAATTCGTAAAGGAAAACTTCCAGGGAGAAGAGGAGAAGGTCGGAAACCCATTCGGCAAGAGCCTAAAGCAGTCTTTCTCTGACGAAAGCTTTTTAGGATCTGCCCTACTTAAGCCTAAGACCGATGAATCCGAGGACTCTATCCTAGGAGAGACTCTTATCTCTAAGTCCACTCTACCAATCAGCAAGGATGGCAAGAAGGCACTACCTTTCGCCAAGAAGGGTTCTGAGCGTGACGGTGGTCTAAAGAAGGCCCCCTTCCGCAGCACCCTAACTCTAGGCGAGGCAGCAGTCTCCCCAGTTGGAATGTCCCAGGAAGAAGTTGAACAGTCCGCTAGACGCCTAGACGACGTAAACATCGTACAGCAGACAACCGGTGGTCAACTAAACCTTCTAGTACACCGCGCTTAAATATTCTTTTGGTGCTATAATTAAATTTTTTTTTTAGGGTAAAGATTAACGAATTATTTCACAGACACTATGAATCATATTGAATATAGAAAACGTACTTTTAAGGATGATATGAATTCAATTCTGCATAAAAAGGCAGATATTAATAAAAATGGAAAAACAATTATTTTACCAGAACAACCTATAAACCCTCTTATTTTTTGGAAAAGAGATGATTCTAATTCACTGGAATCAGAAAAATATAAACCAGAAAAGATAGACGATATGATATTAAAGTGTATTACATGGCCATCTAAAACGACATCTTTATGTCATCATTGTTGTCATAATTTTGATACTGTTCCAATACCTATACCAGAAACATATGATCACCTAAGGAAGATATATATATGTAAGGGTTCATTTTGTTCATGGCAATGCGCAAAAGCATACAATATATACAATACGTCAAGAGCAGGATGTGGTAATAGAAATATGAATATAGCTATATTAGCACATAAAATGTGGATTAAGTATCAAAAGACAGATGATCAAGATAAAGATCATCTTATTAAGTATTCAAGAACTATAAAACCAGCTAGAAATAAGAATGAATTAAAAGTATTCGGTGGTAAACTGAGTATAGAAGAGTTCCGTGAAGGGTTTTTCGGAATCGTACCACCAGAGAAAGCTAATACCGGTAAACCATTTTTAAACATAAGACAAGAATTGGCTCTTCCATTTGTAGATGGTGAATCTATAATAGAAATAAAACCCGTAGATACTTCTAGTAATCTCGGCACTGGTATAAAGAATGATAATCTTCGTAATATGAGAAAAACTCAGAGGATGGAAACATCTGAAGATCACGAAGATTCAAATAGGTTCTGTGATTTATTAAATAGAGCTAAAGGTGATTCTTCTGTTATGAAGAGAAAGGCTAAAAATCCAGCTAGTAATAATTTACTTAGTTCTATGGGTGTTACCATATCTAAGAAAATTAAGCATTGATAATAATTAATATATTTTATTAATAATATACACAAATCAAATATGGATGGATCATTATCTACATCTGGGGTTGCTCTTATTTCTGGTTCCGGTATCAGAGCAGGAGATAGTATCACTCTATTTTCAGGAGCACGTGAATGGAGAATGAGAGTACCAAGCTCCAGAGAATCTGCAGACAACGTACTTTTTATTGAATATAAATCTGGTGCAAAATGGTATAATGGACAAGTTTTCATATTACCTCCAGTTAGAAATTAAAAAATGATTATTACCAAATATGTTTTTTAATTTTAGATTAAAATTAAATATAAAATTATCTATTAGATGTATTCTTTGATATCTGATCAAGAAAGATATTTTATAAGATCATGGTGTGAAAATAGACATATAGATGATATATATTCCATAAGGGCAATTTTATACTGGATTAGAGTTAAAAAGAATATTCAATATTCATTTATATTAAATACCCATAACCGTGAATTGTATATGATTATATGTATACATATTTCTTTAAAATTCGACGGTTATGATGAAATGTTTTTATGTAATTTTATTAAGGATCTCAAAGAGATAAGACCTGATATAGATTCAAATTCACATTTCAATATGGAATTAGAAATACTTAAACATTTAAACTGGGATCTTGGGTCTTAAATTAAAAATCTTAAAAAATTGTATTAAATCAATCTTCCAACTACAAAAGATGCCTTGTTAGTCTTAACTACTGCATCTTCCTCCATATAATTCTTAACAACTGAATCATGAACACAATCATTGTAGAAATTGCAACGCAACCCTGCACTCTTTCTAGCCATTTCAATAAATTTAGGATTCTTTTTGTTTTCTTCATGATCCATTTCAACACTCCTCACTTTGGGTGCAGAAAATCCAATCTTTGCTGGTTCATCAATTGGATAAGGTGGGAAATTAATAGATATCTTACTGTCTAATTTTAAATCATATACAACACTATATGTACCAGCTTCAGTTTTCTTTAGAGGATTACTGTGACCCTTATAGGTGATATGAAGACGCCATCTATCGTGGATGTAACCAAGCATTTCAAAGATATCAAATATACCTAGGAAAAGAGAATCTTCCTTCTGAACATCATATTTCTCCCACAAACTTCTTAATTCTTTTGTTACATTTAAATACTCCTGTTCATGCGAAGCCACATATGCATTTTCAATTGAAATACGATTCCTGGGATCATGAGAGGTATTTAACTCTGCCCAATCAGGATCTACGCCAAAAATTTTATCAGCACAATTTGCTACGATATCCCCAACTGTATTGTAAGGGATATCTGCTCTAATTTTCCATATATAGTTTGTTCTTGCTAGTATGTATTTTTTACCAAGTAGCATAAGAATCTGAACTCTTCTTTTTGAAACATAGTAACACACATAAATAGTGGCAACTGTAAATAACAAAGACAACAAATTCATAATTAAATCCATTAAAATTAATTAATTAATTAATATTACCATAATATAATATTATTTTAAATCTATTTTAAACTCATTTTATTTTAAACTCATTTTATTTTAAACTCATTTTGTTTGTACTGTGTTTAATAAAGCCTCTTCATATTGCGCAGATATTACTTCTCTTGTCTCAATAATATCAATATTACTAGATATTACCCTGAGTTGAGCTTCTGTTAACATATCTACCAATATATCTATACTAATCTTTGCAGTTACAACATCCTTATACTTTTGATAAGAGTTACTTGTCTGTGTTGCACGAAGACTTGATTCCATAGCAGTTCTGAGTAGATTTTTGTAGTTTATAATGTGCTTTCTAGAAAGTGTATCATCTTCGTGACATTTGTTTGATAGAACACTTGTAGAAACTACAAATATTATAACAATAACGGAAACTTTCCAAAACATTGAACACATATGGGGAGTAAGTCTCTCCATTATATTACTATTATTAGTCCATATATTTTTTTATTTTATGGACAAATTAGAGTAAGAGTTAATTATAAAAATTTAAATGTTTTAATGTTTTAAATATGAATCAAAATCACACAAGGATTATTATATTGCTCATAATAATTGGGTATGTTATAATACTAACAAAACCTAAATACAAGAAAACGCCTATAGGAATTATCCATGAAAAAATAAAAACAAGATCGGTCAAGAAACAAATTGCCGATACTGTATCAGAGAAGGTTGTAATTCCTAAACACTACTATGAAATGGATAACCTATACAAAGGTTTTTTAAATAGCCTGGGATCAGAAAATGTAATGTGGCAGAATGTAATAAAAATAGGAGACATATATTCTACTGGTATATTCCCATTTTTAAGACCAGATGATGTATGTGCACGACAATGTTTTACAGTAGTAAGCAAGTGTCCTGATCCTAAAATCTCTTCAGTTGCACTTTCCAGACTAATAAATATTGTAAATAATCCATTAGATAAAGCAGATAGAGAAGGGGAACAAATAGACCCCAAGTATTCTATTAATCTGTCCAAAATAGGGAATAACTATATAAATAATTTACCACAGAGTGCTTTTACAAGAAGTAAAAACAGATATGATTCTGATAAAACTATATATTTACCCGCACACGTACCTAAAAAAGCCCCAGAACAAAATATTACAACAGTTTTACATGGTGACCCAATTTTAATAGATGTTGTACACAATCATGATAAACAAAATGTACACGATCACGGTGTTTCATCTGCAATAAAGACAAATATAAGTAGACTAAGAGATGAATTTAGCTCAAAAAAACACCTGGCAGACGATAAAATTGTAGATAAGGCAATGAACATATGTAAAGATGTTCTAGAAAAAGCAAAAAAGGACAAGACTATACAATTTACAAATGATGATTTATCTGACGCACATAGAGCAATAGTATCCTTAACAAATGATAAATATTCTACAACTGAACTTACACAGGTTCAGATACTTGGAAGAATCTTACAAAAAATAGACCAAATAGAGAAAGATCAGAAGTCTGTAGCTACCAATATGAAGGAAACATTCGCAAAGAGAATGGCTTCTTCGGTTGAACACGGTAAAATAGTATGTGCTTCTGGAAAAATATCAAGAGCACTTTCTATATTTGAAGGTGTACTAGAAGATTCTCAAAAAAGTATTCCAATGGATGTAGTTAGAAAAGAATTCGGATTCTTAGCCGAAAAAATTAGAAACGAATATCTAGAAAGGGTAGGACCTGCTGCAAGAAAAGCATATAATACTCTTGCGTCTGTTCCAAGATATTCTCAAGATATGAAAGATACTTTTAGGTCTACAGTAAATGAGAAATATATAAAGGAATTAGGTATGAGTAGCAAAGTTATAGACCCAGTTGTAGAAGTTTACTGTGAAGCATTTTAAATCTTCTTATTAATCTTACTTAATAAAATATCCAATTTATCGAATTTTTTCTCTATTTTTGCGTTTATAGGATCTCTTATATAATATTGTATACATATTAGGTATAGATTGAGAATTAAAATAAACAATATTGCGATTGAGAGAAATCCCAGTACAAATGCGTAAAATTTTTTCTCTATTAATATCTCACATTCATTCATATGATCGACAGTCAAAGACCAGAATTCCGATCTAACATTTGTCAAATGGGAACATATGATTTCCTTGCTATTCCCTTCTTTAAAACCATACCCTCCTATTGAAGGGCCATGGAGATAGAGAATTCTAAGTGGATAAGTGATGAATTTAATGAAGCCTTGTACTAAATGTTTGTATACTAACCCCATCCAAAGATTATAATAATTACATTATATTAGGATGTATTAAAAATATAATATTTGGTGTAGTTAGTAAACAGTATTTGGTGCAAAGCCAATCGTGAGAGTGATTTTTTTGTAATATGTTCATTGTGTTATTTTAAAATCCCCTGTTATACCATTGGGCGGGAAGTGGAGCTCTGTGTTTATATTTAAAGTTTACTTTAATTATAAGCATGTAGAGACCAGCCCGATTACCCTTTGGAGTGACAGACAGGTTCCATAATATGGGATCTAAAAACTTCCCTTCCCCCTTTTAGTTCGCAGGCGTCTTCAAAAAAAAAGTAAGTGTAAAAATGTAAGTTCAAAATTAATTCATCCTCATCTTCTTATGTCTTACTTGGTTTATATGTTCTATAAATATTCTAGATGTATATCCCTTTCCCATAAATAAATCTACAATGTTAACTATAGGAGTCATTAGCTGGTTTTCTATGTAGTAAATACGGTCTATTTTTAAGTATCTAGCCTTTTTGACGTATTCTGGGCATTCTACTCTATCTGATATATTACCATTACCACTTATAATAACGTATTGTACTTTATCACCAATATTTGGACATTCCCATTCAAGACTATTTAAAAACACATTTTCACGGTAATATGTTAAAATATCGACTTTTGTTTTCAGGTCATTTACAAGTAAACTACATTCAACTTCATTCTTCTTCACAAGATCTTCACCTTCTAAAATCAACGCATCTCTATAAAGGGACCTATCTTTAATTGCCGAGATAAGTTTACCAATACATGTAATATTCTTCTTACTTTTTATTTCCATAAGTCTATCTGAAACTTTACATAGATTGTCATAATCAAAATTATCATCCTTTAAAACTGGTTTTACGATTTTTCTAAAAAAAAACTGATTGTCTTCTCTCTCTTTTAATATTCTCGCAATAGTAGACTGTGGAGAACATTGTGATATTTTTCTAAGTTCTTTAGTTATAATAAAATCATCTATAGGTAATTTATCAGAAACTATGCTATCAAGTAAATTACTCAAATAATCCCCTATATCCTCTTTGCTTTTCTCTTTAAATAACATATCCATGATCACAGTGGCACATCTTGAAACTACCGGTGGTACATCTTTCCTCATTGATACAAGACCCTTCACCGACAAAGAAGAAGACCCATCTGGACTAGTAACTAAACCACTATAATTCTTCTTAGAAACAAGTAAAAATTTTGTAAACACTTTCTCTAACTCGAATTCAATTGGCTTTTCAAACATTTTTGTAATCCTTTTCGCAAGCAAATTCCCCTCCCTAAAAGAATACCTTAATGGGTTTGATTCTTCGCTTGGTATCTTAAATTTTACAAATATAGAATCTGTATCCCCCGCTACTATAGTTGATTCAGTATATTTTTCTACACATTCAACTGTCCGAGTTATAATATCCCTACCAATATAAGCTATACTAGAAGCCAGTTGTTTTAATGGCATAGATCCAGTCATAGAACCTAGTACACCGTACATCGCATTGGAAGTTAATTTCTGTGCCTTTTGTTTAGAATCTAATAAATTATACTTGAACGTATCGGTTTCTATATCCATCATAGCTTTTGTTCTTATCCTTTCAGAAATAAGGTAATCCTGTATTTTACATAGTACGCTTTTTTCACCAGGCCTATGTGCGAATGTACAACCATCATAGGTTTTATAAATTACACCATCTATACCAAGGTACTCTTCTTTGTCAACATAAGTAGTATAGCAAATCTGTTTAGATCTTATTATAGAAGGGTACATAGATTTGTAATCTAGAACACAAATAGGCTCGTCTCCGTAGAACCCTACTTTCGCATCTAAAACTTTACCACCTTTGAATCCCCCTATGTAAGAATTATCTTTCACATAATTACAAACGTATTCACCATATATGCTATTTAAGATAAGTGAATAACATCTTATATCCTGGCCACGTTCTATTATATATCTCATTGGAACACTGCACATACTAGACATTTGTATGAAGTCGTATAGATTATTCAACTTATTTGTTAAATGTAAAAGTTTTTGACTATATTCCATATCATTAAAACCAATTAAATCACTATAAACAGAGTTTAATTTATAACAACGCAGCGTTTTATTCTCTTTTATTATAGATAGAATATCAATGTATATTGTATTTTTAGGTAAGTCTGTGAATCTGTTGGACTTATAACCAATTAATATCATTACATTGTTTTCTAGAAGCTTATCTTTGAAAATATTTATAGGAATATTTTCAGATCTATAATCTTCACTTCCTAATTTTGAATATGTAACAGAAATAGTTTCATCTTTTACACAGTAACTACATATAGACATTGGTGGTGGAACCCTGTCATCTTTTATTTGAGACAATTCGGAAACATTTGTTAAGTACATATTATTCATCCTTTTAAAGTTTGATACTTTAAAAAAAGATGATGGTTTTAAACCGGTACTATGTATAAACTTAAGAATTGGATCAACTTTTGACTCATATATAGTAAACTTATATTTTGATTCAATTAAAGTTTTTATTCTATAGAATTCTGACATACTAATAAAACTCAATTTGACATACTTTAATTTAGTCTTGTCTGTGAAACCAATTAAGTTTTTCATATGTACCTCTTCAAAGAAAACTTTACTTGAATCAGATACAATTTTATCAAATATATCCTTTGTCAGATTCTTACAATAGAACCATGGTCTAAAACCATTTATTCTTAGTGTTATGGGATCACCTTCAGTTGTAGAAGCGTATATTGTGAGCCATGTTTTATCATAATATGTCTCAATATTATGAAAGTAAAGTTCCATTTTTTTGTTAATAGTAGTAAATAATTATTGGTTAAAAAAAACTTATATTTTTATATTATGATTATTAGTTAAGCTCACTGACGACACATTTTTTACCGTCTATAATAAAAACATCTCCAATATCATAAGTGGTTGAAGCAACTGTAACCTGGTTATTAGCCTGGTCAAATGTTATAGTCTGAGTTGTTGAATCACTAAGCCCAAGTGTAATACTAGAAGAGGCAACACCAGTGTCTGTAAAAGGAGTAAGAACTAGCTGGTTGGGTTCAATGGATATAGTTTCTGAAGATTGTACGAAACTAATATTTTTATCTTGTTTTACACTATTTTGACAAGACACACGTGCTTTAACTATGTCACCTGTGTTCAAACTATCTTTAAGGTATTCATCTATCTCTTCTACTATGTCTTCATCTAGTTTTGTAAGATCATTAGAAGTGAATGTCACAAGATCACCTACAGAACTTGAACCAATAGCAGGTGTAGTATTGCCTTCCGTCGATAAAGATGGTGTTGTAAGGTTGAGATCAGTATAAAGTTCAAAATCGTATGAAACTCCATCGTCCAAATTGTATACCTCTGTTGACAATTCTGTAGTTTCAGCTTTATCGACTAGGTCCCCAGATACATTTTCCTTTGTGAATAATGTATAATTAGTAGCACCAGAAATAGCAGTCCATGTACAATATGCGGCATTGGAATACATTGTTGCGGAAACATTTGGTCCTTGATCTGGACCATCTACATATACTGTACTAATAAATGTATCACTAATAGTCTCACCGTATACACGGAAATCAAGAAGTCTCATATTCTGAGTACCTAATTCACCTATTTCAAAATCTGTTTGGGTGGTTTGCATATTCTTGGTTCCAGTTGTTTCTAAAGCTCCATTGATATAGATTTTAAAAGCGTTAGTGGAACTTTCGAATGTAATTGTAACATGATACCATGTTCCCGATGTCATCACAGTTGTCGATTGAAGTCCGGTAATGTTGAAAAAAGTACACCCAATTTTTTGAGATCCGTTTACAGCAACACCAAAATCTCTACCGGTAACGTTCCTGGTTCCGATATCTATAATTTGAGTATTTGCTTCAACACCAGATTCAATCCAGAAGGAGAAACTCCTAGAAGAATTTCCATATAGTGAAGAAGGAACACTTGCAGATGCAAGGGTTAAAGTTCCAGACGAGAAATCAGCAACACTTCCATTTTCTGAGTCATTTACAGAAACTACACCAACATTGGTCATATGATTTGCATTTGAAGATGAGTCAGTACCTATGTTTGTGGAATCTTCATTTAACTTATACCATAGAATAGGTTCGGGATCTATAACTCCAGCAGAAACTGGACCATTAGTATATAAAGTTCCCATTTCCGTGCTAGATAATTCTGTATCATACAGTCTGAAATCAAGCATGTTTCCGTTAAAAAAACTTGGACCAGTTCCCGTGGCACCTATGAATTTCATGTCCAAACTTGATAAATTCATGGCCCATGTGCTTGTTGCTTCTACGGAACCATTGATGTAAACACTACTACTATTTGAACCATTATAAGTGAAACCAACGTGAGTCCATGTGTTAAGTGGAATAGTAGAACTACTTAATGTTCCAAATGTTGTGTTTTGTAACCCAAGCCTATTATCTGTTCTTTTTTGGAATATAGTTATTCCTGTTCCCGAAGCTGTTGACAATATCCTTTGTTCGGCATTATTTGCTGTAGAATATATCCAAACTGAAAGAGATCGTGCAGAATTATCTGTTAATGTGGTTGGTACTGTAGACATTTCAAGAGAAGTTGATCCGTTAAAATGAGCAGTTAGACCATATGCACTCGAGGAACCAACATCGGTTACTTGACCTGTTCCTGTGGCTACTGTAGTATCGAAAGTACCAGTTGCGTCATTGTTTAGTTCTGCTAATGAGGAGAACTCATACTTGAGAATTTCTGTCATGTCTTTTGTCTTTTTAGTATTAAGTATAGATTTTAATATTTATTATGTTATTATTTTTAAATTCAAAAATAAAACCTAATTTTAAATTTTAATTCACCAAGTAATTATCTAAAATAACTCATATTATATCTGGGCAATCAGTTATTATACCATAACATCCAATATTTCGACAATATTCAATTATACCAATTGTATTACACGTATAAGAATATACCTTAATATCCATAGTTTTTAATTTATCTATAAAATCTTTATTAATTTGAAATTTGTAAAGTACAGCATAATTTATTCCCCATTTTATTTTTTTTGATTCTAACATATCAATATCCATATTTGCGGTAGTATATGCTTTAGGTATTTTTATGTTATAGTCATTTTCAATTCTACATATATCACGTAGATGGAACTCGTTAAATGATGTAAATATACAACTTTCTAAATCTATATTATGTCTTGAAACACATAAAAATATTTCACTAACTATATTAGAATTAGGTCTTACATCTTTAATATCAAATATGTATGTTTCAAATTTACCATTTGTAGTAAAAAATACATCATCTAACGTTGTATGTTTTCGTGCTTCGTACTTACTATTATATGTCAATATACCGGTATTCTTATCATATGTGTCATGTTTGGTTACTAAAACATTGTCACTAGTTATTTGAATATCAAATTCTATACCATGAGCTCTCATTCGACTAGCCCATAAAAATGCTCCAATTGTATTCTCTTCACATTTTTTAGAAGCACCTCTATGTGCAATTATCTTCATCTAAAATATATGTTTATATTTATAATGAAATGTCAACCTTTTTCTCTATAGGTAAAAAAATTATTAAACTTAAGTATGCAAGAAAGATGCCTCGTAGTGAAGTTGAAAAAATGAAATCATTTGTTTCAAACTATGGAGAAAAATTAATAAAGACTCCAAAATTTAAGATCATATCACAAATAGATGATGATGCGACTAGGATTTTTAAAATTACACTTTAAACTCATTAACTTTCGGTATTTACCATCGTACAAGAAAAAATATTTCAAGTAAAATAAATTAATATTTCAAAAATTTCATGGCTTTTTTAAAACACTTTGGTGTTGATTCGTAAGGAGTTTCACCCAAAAGATTCATTTGAGAAATAGCACCATGTCTCAATAACAAATCAACAATACTAACAAACCCCCTTTTAGAAGCAATATGAAGTGATGTGTTTCCATATTTATCTGGAGTGTTCACATCTGAACCTCCTCTAATTAGAACATCTATTGTTTCATTATCAAGACCATTGGCACAAGCGTAATGTAATGGTGTTTGTTCGTAAATATCGCCTTTATTAGGATCAGAACCATATCGTAAAAGAATCTTTATAATATCTGTATTATTACACTTCCATGGGAAAAAACAGGCTAAATGTAATGGAGTACGACCACATGTATCCATTTGATTTGCGCTTTCTCCATTTTCAAGGTACCAAATCACATTATTGATATATCCCAAATAACATGACTGATAAAATGTTTTTTGTTCTTCTTTTATATTTTGGTAGTTTCGTATTATAGTTACCTCTTCTGGTACTTGGGTTGAACAGTTTGAACCCATTTAGTACTTTAAATAAAATATTTAAAATTACCTACGAGCTTTCTTATTATCTACATTCGATACATTATCATTTGATCTTTTGAAGAAAGATGTAATTTCTACCATACCTTTATTAGAATTATTAGCTCTTCTCTCAAATGGCTTAAATATTTCAGATGAATCCTTGTCCATAAATAAATCCATAAGACCACAAAGTGGATTCTTAAGTTGCCTTGTTATATAGTATGCACTATCAGTACTAATATTTGCCTTTTCCACATAATCTGGTAGTTCTGCCCTAGTATTTATATCACCTTTTCCCTTAATAACGACATAAGGTATTCTATCTCCTAGACGAGGAGAATCCCATTCCAATAAATCATATTTCTCACATTCTTTACAGAATGTTTCGATTGCTCTTTTATTTCCTATTCCGTGTTCAATAAGTGAATATTCTATCTTATTGTTTACAATCATACTATGACAATTGTTTATTCTTGCAACATCGTCTCTCGAAAATGCCCACTTGGATAGCTCTTTTGATTTCAGCTTACTCAAGAAATCATCCATATCTAAATCTTTTACGAGATCTTTAATTTCAAGTACCTCCTTATTGAGTATCTTAAGGTTATTATCATCAAAATCCTTATTCCTAAAATCTTTCAAAAATTCTCTGAAAAATCTTTGGTTCTTTGATCGTTTAATAATACGATGTGCCAAAATTGAATGAGGAACCGGATTTTTATATTCCCATTTTTTCAGTTCTTTCCTAATAGTTAAATCTCCTAGTGGTATATTTCCATTTTCCAAATCTAAAAGTATGTTCTTGACATATCTTTCTATTTCTATATTTTCTTTCTTTTCATGCATAAGTAAATTCAAAATATTTGTAGCAGTTTTACTTACTATAGGGCTACAATCTCTTCTAACAGTAACCAATCCTTTTGTGCACAATTTTGGGGGACCTTCTGGTGACAACCAGCTCAAGGCTGCATATCTCTTCTTAGAAACAAGCAAATATCTCGTGTATACATTCTCGAACTCAAGCAGAACCGGGTGACCAAATAGCTTTGTACATTCTATTCCTGCTTCCTCTCCAATCTTGAATAAGTATTTCATAATTTTTCCTTCAGGAGCATTTTTGATTTCATTGGGTAATGGGAAAGTAACCATTACCGAATCAGTATCTCCATAAATAACGTTACATCCGTATCTCTTTTCTACAAATCGAGAAGTGGTTTCAATCATTTTTCTACCAGTATAAGTAACCGCAGCAGCAATTTCCTTGAGAGGGAGTGATCCATTAGATGCACCACAATAACCATACAAAGAGTTACAAGTTACTTTTTGAGCTAATTGTTTAGAGTCCAATAGACTATACTTAAATGGATCAGTTTCTCCCTTCATCTGTTTTTTTGTCTTTTTACGTTCATCTATCAACGAGTCTTCTATCTTACATAGTACACTCTTATTTCCAATTCTATGAGCAAAAGTTACGACTCTTCCGGGGGATACTTCATAATCCTCGTAATGAACACCATCTATGTTTCTGTATTTTTCGTCGTTAATAAAAGTAGAATAACAAAGCTGTTTCCATCTCATTATACTAGGGTAAAGAGATGCAAAATCAAGACATACTATTGGATCATTAGGATAAAATCCAGTTTTAGCATCAATAACTGTTGCTCCTTGAAATCCATCTTCTTCCCCCTCTTTTTTTTCTTTAGATATATGGTTACAAATGAATTCTCCATATATAGTATTTAATATTAGAGAATAACATTTGATTTGTTGACCTCTGCTAAGAATATATGTCAAAGGTACAGTACAAAGATCAGACATCTGTACACAATTGTAAATTTCTTTGAGTTTATCTACCAACCTTAAAACAAGGAATGAATCTTGATAGCAGTACTTTGCAATTACACCTAATTTAGATCTATCCTTTGTACGATATGCTTCTAAGATATCAGAATATGTCACATCGTCCTTTTCTCCTCCAAAATAATGATCACATACAGAATTAAGTTTATAAGAGGGTAACTTTGCAGTCCTCCTTAGTACCATAAGAGCATCAACTTCAACCCTACCGGGTATAATCATCCTAGATAGTTCTGTCCTTCCTAGTGCACTTGATTCGAGTACTTTTGTTTCAAGCTTGATCTTTTCATTACGAATAAATCCACTATTTAGAAAACTATCTTGATGGTATATTTTTGTAGCTCTGTTATACAAAAACTGAGAATCATACTGATATGTATTATATCCAGTAAGAAACATAACCTTCTTTTTTATCAATTGATTCTTAAATTCAAGAAGTAAGTCCTGTTCCGTATCAACACATATTAAAGGAGTATTGTCTAAACTTTCAGTATCTCCAACGCATATCACAAATCCATCATCGCATGCATCTGTTGCGTGCTTATTGTCAAATTCTGGTCCATTTAGATTATCGCCTAGTTTAGAAAAACACATTGACACTTGAAATATAGCATCAATGTTATGATCTAGTCCCGATGCTTCAATGTCGTATGAACATATTACCATTGGAGGAGGGGGTCTCTCTTCGACTATTGGAAATATTGAATTTATATCAACAGAATATTCTTTCTCACAGTATGAAATACCCTTATCTACTCCAGATACAAGTTTGAAATTTTTAATCTGGAAATACGAAGATGGATGTATTTTTGTACTGTGGAAAAATTTTAGTACTGTCTCAACTCTGTCTTCGTATAACTTTATATTAGGGTAATCTTTCCTTAGTATTTTTTTAACATAGTTCATTGGAATGTTATTAGTGAAAGACAATTTAGCAAAATTGAACTCTTGACTATCGGTAAATCCAACAAGTTTCTTCCTTTTTACCATTTCAAATGACATCTTTTTTTTCAACCAACCACCTTTACTGTTATTGATTATTTCTTCAAACTTAGTCTTAGTGAAACTATCATCACAAAAAAACCAAGGCTTGAATTTTTTAACATTTACAAAGACTGGTTCACCTTTTTTATCGGCTGCATATATCCAAACTTCGGTAGTGTCTGGGAAATCAGAATCTTCTGACGAAGAAACATCTTTGACTTCAATATCGTGCAGGTATAGTTCCTCCATCGTAAATTAAATGTGAAGATGGGGGTTAAACTATTTCCACATTAATTTTAATCACTTTTAAACTTAATTGATTATTCTGGAAATTATCGGAACATTTCTTTTTCCTTTTTTTGTGTGAACAGACATGCGGTGTTTATTTTACACTAAATTTACTAAATTTTCTATTTGTATAATAAATAATTATAGATGAAATTAACATAATAGCAAAGATTGACTTTGGATCAAGTAATGCTTCTGATATGAGTTCATTGGTTGATTTGATGTTTCCAACAATAATCTCTCGGTTATTTGTCGATTCAATCTCATAGATTTCGCTTTCTGGATCCGTAATCCATAAGAAAGGATCATCTTCTTCGTCATCTTTTTCAGTGAGTTTAGTGTTTATATATGAACCAAGTAAATATGACGTCAAAATACCAATTTGAATTGCTCCACCCCAATTTTGAATAAAAGTCTGCGCCTTTTTTGTTGTTTTTGTAGCATCTGCGGCGTCTCCTGCATTGTCTAACTTTTTCGAAACTCCTCCAATATCATCTGTAGCTTCAAGAACATCATCTACCTTACTAACACCCTTTGATTTCTTAAGTGCAGAACCTACATCATCAACATTATCTACCGATTTTGTAATTTTTGTTGAAATTTTACTTGAATTTTCAAAAATATCATCACCAACTCTGGATATTTTCTTTGCAGAATCAGCTAGCAAATTAGTAACCGAAGAGGCCGATGTCTTTATAGCATTTGTTGCGTTTTTAATATTACGAAATGTGTTTGCATTTGCTATTGCAACAGAGGAACTACTGTCAAGAATCTCATCTGATGATTTTATTACGGTAGAAAAGATTTCATCTGTAGAAGATGGTATTATGTTTGCAAAACTACCTAAATAATCTCCAGCATTCACAAGAGAAGATGTTGGTCTAGACAGACCTTTAGATACATCAGTTGTCTTGCCTGCGATTTTTGAATATTTTGCTAAATCCATATTCTTTAATAGGTTAGTACCTACAGAAGAAATATTAGAAAGAGTTCTTACAGTTGTACCAGAAGATAATGCTGTCGAACCGCTTTTAAGAAATGTCCTCAAAAATGATGACATTATGGTTATTTATTATAATATACTTATTTAAAAAATAAAAATCATCGTTTAAAAAAAACTACTGTGCAGTGTGAATTTTTCTAGTTTTAGTTCTGGAAGCATAACTTCGCAGAACAACCCTTGGACCAAGTGATTTTAGTTCAACAACACAATTGTTGACTGAAACATCACTAAATACATTAAATTTACCAAATGTAGAAAAGTACAAAAATACAATAGCCTCGTTCGTAATTATATGATCCAATGTAATACATATTTCTTGAAGACTCTTTTTCATATTGTCAAGTTTACAGTCCAAAATATCAGACCCACAGTGTCCCTCAATATCCCTGAAAATAGTTGAACTTGAACTGAATACAACATATTTGTTCTCAATAGGAAATATAACAGAGAACATGTTTTGAATTTGAAGTGTGACTTCTGGGTATAAAAAAAGATTCCATTATAAGTTAAACGGCACTATTTTTATTATAATTGTTATAATTGTTAAAATTAAATAGTATGGTACCAATTGCAAAGATATTTACAGTGACTAGAAATGAAACAGATCTAATAGAGTCATTTCTATTATATCATGGTAAAATTTTTGGATACTCGAATATAATTGTTATTGACAACATGTCAACATGTTCAACTGTAAAAAATGTTTACCGTGAATACATTAAAAGAGGTGTCACAGTAGTATATGAATCTATAAATAATGCTATACAACATGGGAATGCTTATACTAAATATATGCGTAGATATGTTAGGAAAACACGGTTTCTTATTGGTTTGGATTCAGATGAATTTTTTTATATAAATGGACAAGCCAATACTGTAAATGATATAGAAAGTTACCTTAAGTCAATACCACTTGAAAAATCTGTAATCAAAGTACCCGTATATTTATCATCTGTACCAGATGTTAAATCTGAATTTTACACTAACCAAAAAATTAAGAATCCTGCAATGAACATAACTACATTTAATGTTGAAAAGATCTCACCACAAAAATGTATTTACAGAGCTTGTAATTTTATATCAGCAATTAACTCTTGTAATGGGTGTAAAGTAGCTGGTGGAGATGTACATGTATCTAAACGTTTTGTATATTTCCATTTTCACAATACAGGTGGACGCAGATCAATTGAGAAAGCTTTAGAAGTAATCAATTGTTATAATTATACTGATACATCTAAACCAATATTAAATCAATTTGAATCACTGTTGAATCAAAAAAATGTAGATATAGAAAACAAAAGAGTATTAGAATATGGTTTATTCCTTAGTAAAATGTTGTGCTTAAATTATATTATTAGAAAAGGTAAGTGGCCAACAATTCAAGAGTTATGTGAAATATCAAAAGATATATACGTACCATCTAAAATAGATGATATTGATGTATCTGGAATGAAGAGTTTACCTTTAGATTGGGAATCATTATACGATGAAATGTTATTAAAGGATATTTTAAATATTGAACAAACAAAGATAAAAACGTGTATAAACACAAGTCTTTTGGAATGTTCTTACCCTATATATAAGTTTAGAACTAAACCCTTAAAAAAGATAGCATTGTTACTTTCTGGACACTTAAGGAATTTCCCTTTGAGAAGTGGATTCTGGACAGAATTTAATAGGAGATTTGGAAATAGAGTTGACATATATGTTCATACTTGGAATGAAGCTGGTGTTCGTTCAAAAAATCAGTGGATAGATATTGGTAAAGACACTCCTAATTTTAATGAAGTTAAGCGTGCATTGAACCCTAGAAAAATGATGATAGAAAATCACTCTGAAAAGATAAGTTCTTTTTCATTAAAAACCCCCGGCTTAAAATTATATTATACAAATGGTGCACATTTAAGCAAGACTAATGATTTTACAAGAAATATAGGGTCACAATTGTATTCAATAATGAAAGCATGGGAGCTCGCAAATGAATCTAATATTGAATATGAGATGATGATTCGTATGCGTAATGATTGTGTTATAAAAAATTTTGAAAATGTATTTAATAGAGATACTAGCTTTCTTGAAAAAGATGTACTAATAGTGAATGGTAACTCACATAAACATGCACATGGAGGAGGTGGGTGTAATAAATGCAATATAGAGTATCCAGTTCGTAGACATACTGAACACTCAAATGATGTATGTGACATTATGTATTTAGGAAATCCCAAAGTAATGGGTAGAGTTTGTAATATGTTCAATGATGCCAAAAAACTTATACTGTCTTTTAAAAAGCATAATGAATTGGCTATAAAAGATAAAGAGGTAAAAAATGCACTTATTGAATACCCAGGTATATATGGGATTAGAAACCCTAAAATATATGAAACAAAAGTAAAATGTTTTTATCCAGAAAGGCTTATTAGAGAGTATATGGATAAAACATGGTTATTGTCTGATATGATGGGTCTACTTGTTCAAGAAAGATATAAGTAGTTACTAGTGATTAAAATCAAATTTAAATTTATTACCACAACTTTTCATTATACATTATGACCTCTTATCCTTTTTTGTTTCAAAAGGATGACATCGAAAAGATTGAATGGTCTATGAAAACAAGATATATAGAACACATCGTATCAAATGATAATATTTTCTCTTCCAGAGTAATTCCCGGAGTTGATGATGAAACATATGAGAAACTTAAAAGTCATAATTTACATACACCTTGGAGTTTGTATGATTTATATAAATCAATAAGTACGAGTTATTTCATTGTAAGGATGAATATATTTTTATCATATTTATTGAAAATTGGGATAAACCCGACTTCTGCTAAACTTATTTGTATTGTCGCAGAAAAGAAATTTCGCGTTAATCTAGCAAATTCTATACCTCCTGGATGGAAATATAGGTTTTGTATTATAAATGAATATTTTTAAAACTACTTTTCTTATTTTTTACTATCATCATCATCAAGTTTACATTGGAAAGTAAACTCCTGTGAAGGTAAACCCTCAGTTGAAGGTTTCTTCTCTGATGGCTTAGTTTCAAGAACCTCCCTTGTATAATCAATTACTCTTTTCTTAGCATCGTCTGCTGTGAGATCACCTTTATCAAGCTTATTTTTTAGTTGGATGAACTTCAAGAAATCCTTATGAGCTATTTCATTACGTACTACCCTAAAAAATATAAGTGGGTATGCGAATGCAAATGTACTGTGCTTTTTATGCATTTCTACTTCAATAATTCTCGGTGAAACACCTCTGTTTATAAGGGGTTGCATATCCTTCTTAAGGGCATCATACATTAGAAGTATATCTCTTGCTGAGAATTTCTCAGGAAGTTTCTTAAGTTTTTCCTCGATTTCCCTCCTCTGTCCTGGCATCTTGAAACAAGTTATCTCTTTTAATATACTCCCTAGAAAAAAGCGAGTATGTATCTGACGTATATTCGCTTTTATACTGAATCTCCTTTAGATATTCATATTCTTTAATTGGGATTGTAATATAGTCTTCATTTACTTCAGTAACTTCTTTATCTTCTTTCTCACCCGATATAGAAGATAGTATATCTGTACCGATCTTCGATAAGTCAGTTTGAATTTGTTGTACATTATATAATGTTTTTAGGAGTGTTTGATTTATTTGAAATTCATATTCTTTAACAAAATAAAGATCAGATGAAAACCATTTATTTAGCATGCTCATTTGTTTGGAAATTAACCCCATTGATTTGCATACTGCTTTGCATGAATCATGAATTGATGATGACATATTTTTTTCGTTTATATAGTAAAACCTTTATAGTATTATTATTATTAATAATTTAACATCATGGACGAGATTTAGAATTCCTCTTCTTCCTCATCATAGACTTCACTGTGTTCAGATACAGAACCAGTATCTACTTTACGCTTCTTGGGCTCAGACTTATACTTATCGAAGGAAGAGTCAAGATTGAAACCACATTCCTCAACTTCCATGGGCTTTACAACAGCCTCAGTACATGTCCATGTAATACCAGATCCTAGACCACTCGACCAAGCATAACTAGGAGATACCAAAATGGCACAAGGAGCCGATCGAGTAAGAGCCGAAGGCTTAATCTTGTTAAGATCCATGTCGAATACCTTAATGTCTAGGCTTACGTCATCTAGGTTCTTGGGTGATCCACCATCTCTTGTTTTAAGCCAAATCTTAGGCAAGAACGTAGATGGATACTGTCCGTTCTTAGACTCCTTGAAAGAATCCTTAAACTCAAACTCGATAGCTCCTTCCTTCTTCCCAAGTTCAGAACTCTTTTCAGACAAAAGAGTCTTAATCTTGTTATCGAACCTCTGTAGGAAATCTAGGAACTTTGCACCGTTCTCATCTGCTGTGTCCAGGGATAGTGCCATACTAGCACTACAGTTCTGCTCTTCGTTCATCTGACGGGCAGTAACATTCCATGGGATACGAAGTACAGGGGTCTGGATCTTAAGCTTATCTCCTGTTTCGGTAACAATGTTAACCATCTTACAGCTAGAAGAACCCTTCGAGGACCTTACGGGACCAAGACGGAGTCCATCGATGTCAACGTTGTCGTAGATAGTGGTCATGTTTATTGTTTATTGTTTATTTATTGATAGTTTTTTTTTTGGCCTGAGAGTCCGAGAAAATTGTGATTGGAGAGGTGGTCGACTAATTTACAAAAACAAAAAGCAAATTTGTTTAAATGATATTAATCACTAATCTTGATCTTTTTAGAAGATGGTTCATCTTCTAATTTATCATCTACTTTGTTTTTGTTAGTTTGGAAGTGTTTCCCTAGTAATTTACTTAATTCGAAATATTTTACAAAATCTCCACCATCCGGTGGAGTAATAATGGTCTTAAGTTTATCATCTAGATAGAACCTAGTGTGATCATTTTCATCTTGGAGTTTATGAGATGAAATATGTTTGTTAATAATTGAAACAACCTTAGTCCTTGCTATCTTTTCATCATGTGGTATCTCTAAGAAATCGGCTAAATGAGAAGGTATATTTACTGGACATGCTATACCATATAATTGCTTTTTAGAATTTGGGTTACTCTTCTTACTCCTCTTCTTTCTTCTATGGTGGTTTACAGAGAAATTAGATATGCTATCTTGTGCTAAAAGAAATAGAAGTCTAGTCATCCAAGATTCTGGTAAACCATCGTCATTACGCCAATTGTATGGGGTTGTTTCCGATTGACATGCTTCCACTATACATTTTTCTAAATTGATCCATGTTTCACCCATATCATTTATGATTTCATTGTTAGTATCTATAGATTCGGTCCACTTTGTCATACTATTAACTATAACCTGAAGCTGTATTTTCTTAAGAGTTTTCATAAAATAATAAATCTTGCCAGAGATTCCTTCCCCAGAAGAGGTTGAACATTGGAATCCACCTGGTACATTAGGACCCCAAGAGTCTACTTTATCTTTTAGAGAAGATCCAAATAAATTTAGAACTCTGACATTATTATCTAAATGTTCCAATACGGTATCCATAAACATAAATGGTCTCTCCGTGTCTCCTTTATCAATAATCTTCTTTGACTTTGATTTTCTTCCCAATTCTGGGATATTAACTACCTGGGTTGGTAAAGATGACGATGTAAACAAATTTGATGCATCTCCCTTTACTAGAAGCCATAATTGTTCTGTGGTAGGACGAGAAGATAAGGATTTTTCTGGTTTCTTATTTGTCCACCATGGTGGTAGATAAACAGGTGGTACTCTCTTTACTCTGTTACTAGTCCTTTTCTTCTGTACAACTTCCTCTGGGGGGGTTACATTTTCTTCGCTTGTATTCTTTTGATATTTCATCCAATTATATGAAGCGTAATCAGCAATTTGAAATACAGAGTGGAATTTCAGTCCCCATTTATTAACGAGAAGCATAGCATCAGATAAAGAATTGCTATCGACCCACATAAATACAGCAGCATTTTCTTTGACTAAATCATTTACAGGTAGTTTCCCAATAGATGAATAGTCAAGAATAGAAAATGGAGTATTTATATATAATACATCATACTTGTTTTCTTTATTCCTAAGAGATGGGAGTACGGTACGAGCTTGTTGCATTTTTGTTTTGTTAAATGTTAGTTAGTAATAATGAAAATTTAAAAAAATACAATATGAACGCACATAAATACACATTAGTCGAGGTAACTATTCACCCAGTCAACCAGTTCATGGTGATTATTTGCTACTCCATATAGAATACAGTCTCTTTTGTACCATTCACATACTGAACCATCTGATCTGGCATTTGGATCTCTTAACCATTTTAATAACTCCAAGTTGCCATTTTCACATGCAATACTGCATACTCTGTGATCCCAATCACATATAGAACCATCTATTCTCACACTTGGATCTCTCAACCATTTAAGTACTTCTAGTTGATCATTCTTTGCTGCGTATATACATGCATATTTATTCCAAGGACAAATTGAGCCATTTTTCCTACTTTTTGGATCTCTTAACCACTGAAGTATATTTATGTGTCCATTTTTTACAGCAGAATTAAAAATACAATAACTCCAAACCGAGTATATACTATTACTTGGATCTATATTTTTTTCATATATTACTCCGAATGGGAGTTTTTGAGTACACATTATTCTATTTTTAGGATCTGATACCCATTTTAATATGTTAAGATGACCATTTTCTGCTGCTGATATATATAGATCTCTTATAATATTTGATTTTACATTTCCAATAGAAAATATATATTTCAATAGTTCTAGGTTACCACTTTCACACGATTTTAAAGATATATAGTCATGTAAACCAAAACCAGATTCAATACAATATTTAAAGTATTTAAGTGTTGTATCTTTATATATAATTAATCTGGTTTCTTTATTATGACGCCATACGTCTCTGAATTCAACACAGACTGGTGCAAATGTAATATAATCATATTCCATAAAATTTGCTATTTCATCTATTATACTGTATGGTAAATTCTGCATAGTATAATATATACTCGGAATAATAATCACCAAATTTTGTTTGAAAAGACACGCGGTGTTTTTTTTTCAAATCTATAAAATATTTTTAATAAGTAAATGAATCTTGAATTTTACAGTTACGACTCTGCCTCAGACTCTGATATAAATAATCTTACATCAGATTCTGAGTCAGATTCTGATTATGAATCAGACGAAGACGAGGAGTTTAATTTAAAGATATTTGAATTTTTTTTATTATTTTATAAAGTAAAGTATGAGCTTTGAAGAATTTACAGCACCAATTGTTGTAATAGTTCTAGCAGTCGCAGGTACAGTATGGTGGTTTAAAGGCGCATTAGAAAGGGTTACTGAAAAAATATATGGAATCGAACAAGAATTAGTAGCTCATACAAATGAAGAGAGGGTAGAAAATGCTAAAAATGATCTGGAACATCAAGCTGTAAAAGATTCTCTTTCACGAATTGAATCTATACTAATGGATAACAGGTAATACTATAGAACCATTAGAATAAATAACAGACCCAATTGGCTTTAGGCTGCATTTACATTTGTTACATTTTTCTTGTCTATATTCACTAAGATTTTCTTTACATTTAGAACAATAATGATGCGTGGATCTTTTAAGACGGTTCATATTAGTTATAATCACAAAAAATATTTAATACACGACCTGAGCCAACTTTTTCACAATGTTTATATACAATACAAAGACGATAAATATGATGAATGATATCGAGACACCTTTCTTGTCAGATGATGTCGAGACACCTTTCTTGTCAGAAGAAAGAGATCAGATATGTTTAAAAAGAAATATGCAAGTATGTAAGTATATTCTGTTTTTTTTGACAGTCGTACTTTTTATATTGGCTGTACTAGAGATTTATGGGGTAAGTAACGAATTTGTTGGTTTAATGAGTAAGGTTTCAGTTATAATTACTTTAAGTGTATTGATTATATTTCTTGTATTTTTCAATGTAAGTAAACCTCAACACCTGGATCTGACGAAGTGATTTAATTAATAAAAATGATTTATATATATTTTTCTATTATATATGTTTTAATCCCCGGGAGGGCGCCATCCCACGCCCCCAGCTCGCCGAGTTGGGCTCCGGCGCCCGTTCTTTCGCCGGGGTCACCGAGGTCTAGTGTGTGGGGCGGGCGTGGCTCGGATGTGTGGACGCGGGGGGTTGGGTGCCGATCGAGAGAGCCGGTTTTGCGCGGGGCATACTAAAACCGGACATGGCAAAATTCAACTCCGTGGTCAGAGCCCATTCCTTACGTTCACAATTATCAACTCTTTGACAAAGGATGAAACTGATAACACTAAAACTGCCACTCAGAAAAGAAATAATGCTATGGTTGCTGGAATACTGTCAGCCTTTGTAACGTATTTCGGTATACAGATTTTGAGAAGAGAAAGGACATTATTAAAATTCACAGGTGAAGGAATGGCAATGCAGTATGTAAAATTTGGATTGATTCCACTTGTAATAGGTACAGGGACAATAAAGCTTATTTCTACATTTGATGTAACAAAAAGTGCTATATTTTCTGCGTTTGTGGCAGGTACTATCTTATTAATAGCAAGAAAATTCTTCTTTGGATATAAGCTCAATCAAATAGAAAAAGAAGTGTTTTCACAAATAGAAAGTCTTCTTAATAAATGTGGAGATTCATCGTCATGCAATCACAAACATTCTGGTTTCTTGGATTTTTTCAATAAGAACATGGACTTCACTTTGGCACAAATAAAGGCTCAAACGAAATTACAGTTAACTCCATTGGAAGTTGTTAAATTCTTAATTGAAAAACAATCTCTAGATTCTGCGAGATCAATATTTAAGAGTTTTACTTCTTAAATTCATTTAAAGAATTACTCATAATTGGATACAGTATGAGATATTCTCCTAACAGGTCTATACGTGGACCTTCCTTCTTCTAAAAGATGCATATTTCGTATTGAGACTGTATTCTCTTTTACCGCATCTATAATTTTAGGGATATCATTTGTTTTATTTCGTAGTTGAATGTAAAGATTCATGTAATCTTTTTCATTTTGTGATATTCTTTGTTCTAATGAATTCAATTTTGAATTTAAACGTGAAATATATGAACCCATGTAGTCTATCAAAAATACCAAAATATTTTAAATTTCATGTCAATTCGTCCAGAAAGTGAGATAATTATTATAAATTACATTGTATATTAGACCATGTTCGTTCTTAAAGATATACTAGCCGGTGCTACAAGGGGTGGATTTTATGGATTAGCAACAGGTATCATACTTGGTGGAGCCGGTTATATGATGGGTGCACCAACTGATTACCAGAAACTTCTAGTGTGGAAAAACCAATTTGGTAAAAAGACCCAATTCACATTTTTAGAGACTGCTGCCATCTTAAAGAATGATCTATTAGTCATATTTAACTGTAAGAGTTTCAATGAAAATGCATTTAATGAAACATTTAGGAATATACAGAGTGCTATTGCAATTTATCACCCTATAAAAACTGGTATGTCTCATGGAGAAATAACATCGGGTACAAGGATGACAAGTTATGCTAAAAAAGCAAGCAGAGCTATGGAAGCAATGCTATTGAGCATAGATGATGTAGCAAAGTACACAGAGTTTGAAAAATCGATGATGGCTATTCAACTAAATTTAGAAGATTTTATTAATTTTGTTCATATTAAAACATCAAAGATCGTCCCAGATTATGGTAAATAAGGATAACTATTTTTTATTATGGCGTATATTGTCCATGCTGTTATCAAATGTAGTTCCAAATAACAAATGATTCGGATTACAACAGACTTTATTTGCACACATGTGCCTTGTCACTTCTCCTTCATTCCTGTGGCGTCCATATCTAATTTCACATGCAATTATATGCACTCCACAACATTTTCCAAAAATACTAATTCTTCCATAATCATTTTTATACTTACACTTATTCCACACCCAACACGGCCCCCTTACATCCGCCGTCTTCTTAAGATATAAACTCGTGGAATTTTTCATGATCTTTAATTTGGCAATATCGTATTCTTTTTTGGTCCATATTTTATCCTTTGCTATTTTTCTTTTCAGTCTCGCATCGAGTTTACGATGAGAACTTGTAAGACCATTTCTATTTGGAATATGAGCCCATGATCTACCAGTATCTATACACTTTACAAGTTTATATGAAACTCCAAACTTTTTAGCTCTCATGGATACTGTTTCATATAATGGATCATTTTCATCTCGTAATGATAATTTGATATCTATAGCTTTGTCTTTATTTATAGAACAATTATGATGTTTTTCTCCTCTAATTAATGTTCCATGTAATATTTTATCATCATAATCGTTTTGATATTGTGTACCTAACTCTAAATGAGATGGTTCGATACATAATGAATTATTACACATATGTCTTACAATAATCCTAGCCCCATCTTCATCTCTAGACGGAATAGGTTCGCCGTTATTATTAAACATAATATAAGACAATCGATGTGTATAAATAGACTTATTACAGAAAGAAGTTTTACCATACCCATTTTGAGAATAACGGTTCCATATTAAACAATTGGTTTCATGATTTCTAACACTATTAGAAATCAACCTTATCTTTGCGTTGGTCATTTAATATTTTCGGGGAACATTAATATTATATATATCGGAAATAAATAATTTAACATGTTTTCAACGCTCCAATTTTTATTATCATTTCTTGATTGTAGATAAGTAATGTCAACTCGAGATCCGGAAATTCCTGGTAACGATAATCATGAAGAAGGAGAGATATGTTCTATATGCAGATGCGAATTCCAAACAACAAGTCAATCAGTAACAACTCCATGTAATCATAGATTTCATTTTCAATGTTTCATGGATATGTCTAATAACTCACCACTATGTGCTGTATGTAGATCACCACTTAGGCAAGAAGATAGTATTGAATTAAGTTCGAATCTGATATCTGTTATACGTGATAGAATAAACTCACTTGAAGACGACGATGATGAAGATTATAATATAGAAGACAGTCTTTTTAGTGCATGTGAAAATGGAGACTTAAGTAATGTAAGGGATATAATTGAAGATCAATCCGATGATGACGATGACATAAAGAATTGTGAAGATAGTGAATGTAATACTCTGTTACATGCAGCAACTCTTTCCAATAACCAGGGTCTATTAAGATATTTATTGATAGACCTCCAATTACCCCTGGACAGACATAACATATATAGGATGACAGCTCTTCATACCGCAACAATGGCAAGACATAAAGATATGGTAAGAATGTTAATAAACCACGGTATATCTATAAATCAACAAGATGTATCTGGTAGAACTCCATTAATGATTGCATGTCAAAATAATGACAAAGAAATATGTAGATTATTTCTAGATCACAATGCATCAATAAGATCTTTCGATTCTAATGGTGAAAACGTATTACATTATTGTACCAGAAGTAAATTTGCTCCTATATTAAAAGTATTATTAGAACACCAAACATCTTGTATAAATTCAATGAATATATTTGGAGACACACCTTTACATGTTGCATGTTCATCTGGTAGTACAACATGTGTAAGGTACTTAATAGAAGATGGAGCAGACGCATCTTTAATAAATAAAGCAGGTAAAAAGGCAGAAGAAATCATAGGTCAAAGAGACGCGAATAGATCAAGAATTTTATTATTATTGCGTGACACTTAAAGTTTTTTAAATGTAAATAATTTATATTATTAAAAATGTATAAAATAGAAGCAGAAGGTGAAGATGTTTCAATCGTTATTTACTCTCAAGAATTTGCAACAGATGAACTTGGTATCACAGAAGAAGACGTAAAGAAATATGGACTCCCTCGTGGTATAAAATACAATAATTGTAATATTATAATACCAATCCCAACTTCAAGGATTGTAAAAAAAATGGCCAAAAAAATGTCTAATAATGAATTTACAGATGAACAGATTTCTGAAAAATTGGCAAAGGATTTCTTCAAATAATTTTGAGCTCTCGTTTTTATATTCACAAAAAAAATATTTTCAAATGTTAGTTTACAGTAACACACAGTCATGAAGTCAAGACGTGGATCCCGCAGACCAGTAGTTAGGAGACAAAATGATCCTGAACAAGTCGAAGATAAACCTATGACTTTAAATGACATGAGGAAGGAGCAGGATAAAGCCAATTTTTCAACAGGTGTTTTACCTTCGGCTAAACCTAAGACACTCAGAGAATTGATGATGGAGTCTAGAAAGGAAGCTATGGCAAATAAAGATACCGTAGTGCCAGTTAGTAATGATGATACCATAATACCCCTTAGTGCTAAATCTAACATTGTAAGTCTACTTGGAGCAAGTGGATCAAGTCAACCTACTCGTATCTCAGAGGAACAGCTTCGTGAAATGGTAAAGACCAAAGAATCTGTAGAGAAGGGTGAACAAGGTCCACAAGGTCTACAAGGTCCAAAGGGAGACAAGGGTCCACAAGGTCCACAAGGTCTACAAGGCCCAAAGGGAGACAAGGGTCCACAAGGTCAAGAAGGTGAAAAAGGAGAACAAGGTCTACGCGGTGTAGAGGGTAAAAGCGGAAGACCAGGTATACCTGGTCCACGTGGTCCACCAGGAACGGGATCAGAAGGACCTATGGGACCTATGGGACCAGAGGGACAAGAAGGACCCGTTGGACCAGAAGGAGCTTTTGGACCAGAGGGTACCGCTGGACCCGAAGGACCTGTTGGACCCGAAGGACCTGTTGGACCAAAGGGTACCGCTGGACCCGAAGGACCTGTTGGACACGAAGGATCTGTTGGACCCGAGGGACCTATTGGACCCGAAGGACCTATTGGACCCGAAGGACCTGTTGGACCCGAAGGACCTGTTGGACCCCAAGGTCCTCCTGGACCAGAAGTATCTGGTGGAGGATGCAACTGTAACTGCTTTCTACCTGGCTCCAAAGAGTTAGAATACGTTGGTTCTGGAAAGTGGTTAGTTAAGATGGAAGATGGATCTGAATTTACATTGACACTAAAGAAGCCAGTAAAAAAAGCCACAACAAGAAATTCAAGTGTCGCTTAATTTTTTATATATAAATACTATTAAATAATGATTATTCCTATTGATATAAAAGAATCAGTAATTTCAATATCAGAGGAAAATTCATTTGGGAAACCAACTGATAAACAATTGTATGAAATAATAGAATTGTATAAAAGATATACAAGCATTGAAGTATTTCTAAACGATATTAAGGATTCTAAAAATGTAATAATTAAGACTCTTTTCGAACAGGATTTCGAAAAAGATTATATCATAGAATACATGAAGAAGTTCGAAGTATATGTACATATTTACTTCCAAAAGATACCAGAAAAAACACTAGAAGAAAGGGTTCAAAATTATACTGGTAGTTCCGAGTTAAGTGCTCTTATATCTGTTATAATACAGGCAATGCCATCACCATATTCTGTAGAATACGATGATAACATAGTCGAGATTTATGATTTTTTAAACTCTATAAGAGACACTGATGATATTATAATGTTCGTTAAAGACCCAGTATTCTATATGGATAAGAATAACATTAAGAACGGATTCCTAGAATTAATTCAAAATTAATTAAAGTATATTTTAAAAAAATAAATGTTTTTAATATGTATTTAACATGAAATCTTCTTATACATCCGAAAAGACAAAAACAGAAGAAAGAATACCATGTTTGGATAAAGATGGCTCTGAAAATCCAACAATGATAAGAGACAACAAAACAAATAAGTGCAAGCTAAAGAAGCTTAAAAAAACAATGACACTTATTAGTTACCTTAACCCAGAGACTGGTGAGTATGAATCAAGTAGGACAAAAAAAGGTAGATATATTAAGAAAATACCAACTAAAGTAATTTTAGATATGTTATCTGAAAAGCAGCAGGCTGAGATTAGAGAAAATAGACGCATACATGCTAGAAGATTAGATGGTACACATGAAATTGAGAATGAAGATATTAAAAAAAACAAAGAAATCAAAAAGGAGCCTAAAAAGGACTCTAAAAAGGAAGCCAAAAAGGTAACCAAAAAGGAGCCTAAAAAGGACTCTAAAAAGGAAGCCAAAAAGGTAACCAAAAAGGAGTCAAAGAAAGTTCGTTTCGATATAGAAGAGGATGGTTTCAATACAGTATCTAGAAAGGTAAATGATATTCTGGAACTATTATCGAGTAGAAAGGTCAAACCTTCTCCCCAAACAGTAATTATAAATAACAATAATTCTATAGACCCAGTTAAATCAAGTAAAAAGGTAAATGATGTAGTTATTAATAACAATAATGCAAAAGTAAGGAACAGGAAATCTAGTAAGGAACCTGTTATGCCAGATGGACTTGTATTTGGTTCTAGACCACTAGTTTAGATGAAAACAACTAACCATTCTAGTAAGTTGAATGTAATCAGATGCTCCAATAGATAGGTTATATTCTATATCAGCTAATGAATCCAATACATACTTCAAGTTGTATATATTACTCTGATGTAATAATTTATCATATATCCCATTTATAATGTCTATAAGTGAGAATCCTTTGTCTATCATAATTTCCTTAATAATTGAATATGAATCTCCAATATTACCAAATAATTTTCCATATATAAAATTTATATCTGTATCTGATGGTTGTCCTATACAAGAATATATCCTATCCCTAGTTAAAGTCTTATTTGATGTAGATTGGAGTATACTTATTACTCTTCTTGCATCTCCATCTCCTACCTTTATAAGTAAGTCAAGTGCATCATCTTTAATATCTAGGTTTTCTCCTATTTGTATTTTTTTAATAATAGAAAGCATACCAGAATTATGTATACCTTCGAATTTAAACTTAGTACATCTAGATTGTAGTGACGATGAAATTTTATGTATATAATTACAACACAAACATACTCTTACACTTTTGGAATATTTTTCCATAATTCTTCTGAGTGCAATCTGTGCATATATTGTTAGTGCATCTGCCTCATCCAATATTATAATTTTAATATCATTTGTAACTCCTAAAATCGAAGAACTACATACAAAAGATTTAATTTTTTCATTTACAATATCTAAACTTCTTTCATCTGATGCATTTAATTCCATTACCATAGATTTAAACTTTAGGTTCGTTTTATAGAAATTTTTGGCAAGAGCAAGTATAGTTGATGTCTTTCCAGTACCTGGAGGACCGTAAAATATCAAATTAGGAATACCTTTATAATTGGAAAGTGAATCTTTAATAGAATCATGTCCGTTTATACTTTCAAGACCAGAAGGACGGTACTTTTCAACCCATGGTATATTCATGATTATAATCAGAACCTTTTTAACTACCAACCTTTTTCACAATAAATATGATCCTTATCAAATATGGAGCTGGTGCAAAACTCACATACAAGTTTCAGTGTGATGCTTTGATGGACAGGGTAAAGAATGGAAATATTACTCCTGAAGGTGTTATGTTTATAAATGACACAAGTGCTTTTCATTTTAGTTCCAATGGTGAAGATGTTTCTATAGTATCACAGATAAAAGATCAGAATTTTTCAGTGAATAAGGATATAGATTCTATAGTTTGTAGAATATTAGGTCATAATCGATTTATGAGTAAACCTAGATATTGTATATTCGAGACAAGTTTGAAAATGGAATTTTGTCCTGAACTTATTAAATGGAAAATCGATTGCAATATGAGATCAGATATTCAATCTATTTACGAACCAGAATTATGTGATAATTTAATTATACAATTCGATCAATTTAATGGCATATATGTTTGTTTACATATATTTCCATGTGGAAAAGTTCGGATCAATTGTTTACCACACCAAGATAGAATTAAGAGTGTAGATGATATAGATGATATGAGATTACAAGCACTTGATGCGTTTGAATTAATAAAAGAAGAATATTTTAAAGAATAATTTTAAATTTATCCCCTGAAAAAATATTTTGCATGTTTTATAGCGCCCCACCGCGCCACCGTGTCCCACCCCCCATCTGTTCACAACCACTACCTCCTTCATCTGATCACCACACCACTGCGACTTTTTGACTTGATGGACAAGATGATGCTTCACTCGTTTTATCCCACAAATAAAACAAATAAAAAGCTTCAGAAAACGATTTATGTCGAAGAATCAGGACATATGATACCAAGAGGGATTAAATACGATGGAGCTGTGCTTTCTATTTCTTCGTTGAAGAAGACACGTCGTATTTTTCCAGGAACAGTGGATAGTTTTTCTCTAGTAAATGGTGGTAATCGTAGTTTCTTTGTGTTGTATACAACAGAGTTTGGACGTATTGAGTTCAACGTCAGGAGAATTATAGATGCAAGCACGATACAGACAATTCTGGAAAGTTTAAATTAAATTTTAATAATGAGAATAAAAAAAAACATTTTTTTTCAAAATCCAGGGGTTGACATCATTGTCAATTCATTGTCCTGGCAGATTGGGTTGAGATTCGTCTCCCCACGGACAATGTCCAAACGGAAGTTTATACACTCATTTTGGATAAACTCCCAGACTTATTGTCTATATTTGAAAACAGATACATGGAAATACTGACAAAAAGAATTTATAAAATTTAAAATAATTATTGTGGGCTTAATTGTTATTGAAAAAATATTTATCACAATATTTTAATTCTCATTTTGAAATTCTAAGGGTAGTGACAACATTCGGTGAAAAGACACGTCCCACATGGCTGACGTGCATGGAAATCTGTTGCACCATTCTTATGAAAATTACAGTACGAACTAAAGTCACCTCCAATTTGGATACTTAGGTAACCATATGTTTCTTCACATGATCGTGATCGGCAACAAGTTTCAAGGGTACATCCACCATTACACAACTTTAACGACTGATCATACACAATTTCATAGCCGTTATTAGTACATGCAGACACAGGGTAAGTAGAACACGTTGGTACACAACAACTATCGTTACAAACCCCGTTGAGGCAAATCCGATTACCATCTACTACCTCACCCGATGGACAATTGTCAAAACTTTCACATGTTACCTCTTCGGATCCGTCGCAACAGATATCAACTGAACACTCTCCGTCTGGGCAAATTGTTTCGGGGATAACTACACCAAAATATTCATCACCATTTCCACTGCAGATTGAATCATATCCTTTTTCTCCACATGTAATAATTCTAGGTTCGGGACAACAAATTTCACTCGAACATACCCCATTTGGGCACCCAATAGAAGAATCAAAAAATTCAAGAAGTCCTAACTCGTCACATTTGTTCATCTCCTCGTCCTCGTCACCGCATGATATTACTGAACAACAATCTTCAAGACCACATCCTACGTTACATATACCATCCGGTGCTAACACCTGTCCAACCGCAGAACATAGCTCTTCTGGGTAATTGATATCCCCACATGTTGTATCTCCACAACAAGTGTTTACATCACAGGCCCCGTCGCATATAGCATTGGGTACGAAAAATTGGTTCATAAACTGACAACTCGTCTGAATAAGAGAATAGTCAGTTGATGAAGCGCAATCGTTGATGTCGTCTACATTGGGGTCGACACATACATTGTCATCAGGATAAGATCCGTCATCACATTTACAAACCCACACTGTTTCTTTTTGTTCACATGTTCCATATGGACCACAAAAGCAAAAACCAGTGGGTGACTCGGGAGTTGGTGCCGGAGTGGATTCTATACATCCGTCTTCACCCTCGAATTCATATCCGTCTACGCATACACATCCAAGGGAAGAGTTACATTCCAGACTGTTTTCGCCGCATACAAAGTCACCGTGATTCTTGTGAGCGGTCACTGCGTTCCCATTTGACGAGACAGAAATGGTATTCCATGTTCCAGATCCGTCAAGGTGACAGATATCTACTTTGTTTTCCTTAAGAACCCTCAGTGATCTACCATCAGAGATGGAATTGGCCCCCAGGAGTACAATGAACAAAAAGAAAATACTTTTCATGGTTGTTACCTGGTACAGTTGTGGACATGTGCCGGTAGTGTTTCTATTACAAAATAAACATTCAATTTTGTAAATTAGTTATTCTATTTGACAATGTATGTAAGTGTTTCTTTTTTAACATTTCATCGTCATCATCATTATCTGTTCCATTAATACTTAATTCAAAATCATCTATATTGATTTCCCTGGGGTAATTAAAGAATATGTCAGTTGGACAAACGTTTAATTACGGTGGTATGATAGACTTTACTTCCTCATCGCTGATAAAAGACACTGTACCTATAATATCTCCCATTACCAGATTATTTACGGGAGTGTACGAGACTTTAATCCCCTTAAACTTATATTTCGAAATACTTTTACATATAATCGCTGCTTCCATAATTCTGTCATCATCTGGGTCTTCATCCCTTATAACTATAGAATTCGAAGGAAACGATTTCAAATGCATCCATATGTCGGTCGATTGTGACTTCTGAATTATTCTCCAATTGTCAGAAACACTATTACTAATAATAATTGTCATTGCATTATATTAAATCATATATTTTAAACCAATGGTGGTAAACCATCTAAGTCTATTTTTGCAACATATTTCATAACAGGATATCCTCTTGACAAATGATATGATCTTGTTTTTGCCATTATTTCAGCTTCGTCTATATCTATACCGTAGTTATGATATTCGTTTATAAGTGTAGAGTATCCAAATTTATTTAAATGTATAATCTTTCTACGATTACGTGCTAATTCAACTGGATTACCAATTGATTCTGTTATGTATTTTTCAAAGGTTTCATAATCGAAATCTATGTCATCCTCTACACAACAATTATTGGCTATTTTGTATCTTAATTCTTTTGTAGTACATCTATTATGTCTAAAAAATTCATAGTTATAAATTTTTTGAAGATATTCTATTGTATTAATTGTAATCTCATTTATATAATCAGGGTAATATATATTTCCAAGTAAATGTTGTGTAAATATTAATTCTGGTAGTACAAGATCTTCATATATACCAATAGTTCTAAAATCTAGAGACATTATGTTATTTTTTTGCATAGATGTAATCATCTTTGCTAACGTTTTAAATCTACTTACAGTCTCATTTACACCAAAGTTAGAATTAATTATTAATTTATCATTATCTCCATATATTTTATGAGAAATTCCTCTATTATATGCATACTTAATAAGTATATTGATATTTTTCAGAGTAGGATCTATTTGTTTACAATTTTTTACATCATTTGAATAAATATTTGATATTTTTTCAAGTCTTGATTCTCTACTTTTTATCTTATTTTCCCTTAATTTCCTAATTTTATTTTCCCTATGAACTATCATATTATCTAAAGACTCATGTCCATATAATTCAATTGCTGCTCTTTTTACGTGTGTTTTTATAACCTTATAATACTCTCCAACTTTATATTTGGGAATATTTTTAAGATTTTCTGAGTTACAGTCTATGAAATATTCTTTACATGTTTTTTTAAATCCAGAAGTAGAATATTCTGGTTTATCTTGACATGAAGTGCACATTGGTAAACAATACATATCATAATATGTCCCAGTACTTCCTGAACAGATAACACACATGTAACTATTCCATGCTGCCTTTATAGTAAGACTTGTCAATGCTTCAGATTTAACACCTGATTTTACCACACCTGTGGATTTATACATTGATGTAATTCTAGACCACATTGGTTTGTTTTCATCACTAATAATCCAGTTAATGTGTCTATTAACTTGGGGTATAATCTTTAGTGAGGATGGATGTAAAAATTCTATAATGTTTGAAATAGAAGAATCAGATAATGATTCCATTTTATATTAATTTTAATTTATTGGTATAAACATCATAAACAAAAATATTACAATTGATATTACGTATAATGTAGAAACTGAAGGTTTCATTTTTTCAATTCTATTGTTTACATCTGAGTCTTCTTGTACGAATACAGGGTTTATATATGCGAGAAGTGCAAATGTTGCAATAGAAGTCATTGCCGAAATACCAAATCTAGAGTATAATATGTCTACAGGAGAGAACTTTTTATAAGTCCAGGGCTCTACTTCTTTAATGCCGTTATTGTTGATAACATCGGGGACAACAATTTGTGGTACACCTTCTGAAAGAGAAGATGAAAATGTAGTTGGTACAGAAAAAGGTTGTGGTGTCGACGAAAGAGACATTCTTTGTTCTTAATAAATAAAATAATAAAAATAAAAACAATTAAACTGTGAAAATTGTGACCTTTTTTCCATCCAAAACGAAAGAGTCACCGGGAGTGTAAGTTGTACCACCTACGGTTACAGCTTCAGTGGTCTCGTCGAATGTAACTGCTACAGTAGATGCGTCAGAAAGGGTCAAAGAAGCAGACTGTCCAGCTCCATCGGTGGTAGAGAAGGGTAGTGCGATAGACAAACCCTTTTCTACCTGTGTAGTCTCTCCTAGTCTTACGAACTTAGTGGGGATCGTCTTTCCGACTACTGGGATATCGATTTTATCACCACTTGCGAATAGGTCGTTTAGGATATCAGAGATGAGAGCAAAGCTGTTCTCCGAAAGTGTGGTAAGGTCGAAACCACCATTGCCTTCTTTCTCGAAGAAAGATGTTTCGTAGTCACCGGCACCACCAGTACCTGCTGGTGTGGTGAGTGTTACAGCTGTGATCAAGGTCGATGCTGGGCTGTTAGCGTCAGTTCCATAGTAGAAGTATACAGTGTATGTAGTGTTGGCCTGTGTACCTCTGATTCTCTGTGTAAACTGGGTAACTGGTATTTCAAGATTTACAGCCGTTGGAGTGTTGTCACCATCATTTCCGAGGGAGTAACTTACACCGAACTTAACAGCGAGTGGGTGTTCAGACCATTCAAGTTCAATACCAATTGGGTTACCTCTGACGACAAGCATACTTGGATCAGCTGGTAGAGACCCGATTCCAGCATCATAGAGAGTTGACTGAGTGAATGTTCTGTCAATGGAGATCATAGTGTTGTCTTCGTGGTTCATTAGGAACTGTCTTGCAAGAGCCCATGCAGCACCTCCGTTTTGGGTCTTGAAAGCTTGACCATAGTAGTCATCTCCATTGATGTCAACGGAGAACATACCGTAACCAGTTGGTCTGTTGTAGTACTGACCGTAGATTCTTCCATTCAATACTTGGAGATCGTGGGTGTTTCCGTGTACAGTAGTGTTAGTAACATCGGTACTTGTGTCGGCCGAGATACTGTAGTAGTATAGACGGTTACCACTAGTGTAAACGATAGTGTTTTCGTTGTGTGGGTCGATACCTATACCACGTACATATGCAGTGGTAGTTAAGACAGCTACATCTCCAGTACCATCCATGTTAACTCTTCTAATACCGGTGGCGGTACCATAGTAGATCTGCTTAGCTGCGAATAGAGAAGTAATACATCTGATCTGAACAGCGGCAGTGAAAACTAGGTTGTCGGTAGAAGCAAGGAATGCGGTTTGGTCTGCGAAGTCGTCTAGGTTACCACATTCAACACCAAGATCATAGATTTTGGTGTTTTCGGAATTTGGTACAATGAAGAACTTCTTGTTTCCCCATCCTCTGGTAACAACAAGGTTCTCACTAGCCTGGATTCTGTATGGTCTCAATTCGGTCTCAACGTCAGTTTCAACATTGAATTTGTAAGTTCTGTTGTTTCTGTCAAGAACGAATTCAACAGGGTCATATGGGTCTAGAGCACCGTATACTGCCTGTGGGGAGCTCCAGTTGGTGTGTGGTAGATCCTCCTGGACGACAATACGGGATGCTGCTGTGTGAACGTACTTGTAGTACTTGGTGGCGGTGTATGTAACATTGTCACTGCTGTCTTCGAGTGTGAACTTGTAGTTGTTTCCAGCTGTACCAAGACCAGTGATGGTTGCGACTGTGTCAGTTGTTCCGGAAACAATGGCAACTCCGTCCTGTAGAAGGTTGTAGTGTGTGGCACCAGTGACTGGTGTCCAGGATAGAGTAACTCCTCCTAGTTCTACAGCATCTTGGAACATGTAGTTTGTGAAGAAGTCGAAGTTGTCACCTGTAATGGTGACGTTCTTGTTCTCTCCGGAAACCCATAGTCTGTTCAATGGGCGGTGGATGTACATGTCGATAGTTCCTTCGGGTCCTCCGCGGATAGACTGATTTGGACCACTAATTTTTTCGATTTCTTGAGTATCGATGTCAAATCTGTAGAAGAAGTTATTGTAGTTTCCAGATACGGGACCTACACCACCGAAGTATAGGTAACCTTGGGCGTAATCCATGTCACCTCTGTCTGGTAGTTGTAGTGTAAGGTTGTATGTAACGAAGGATGCGGCAGATAGATCGTATGCGATACTTCTTAGGACACCAGTGGTGGAATCGTGGAAGTAGATAACCTGGTCGTCATCGTTGATTGCGATACCGAATACCTTTTCGTTAGTTCCTGTTAGAGTACTTACGTCTACGGTGATTTCGTTGGTTCCATCTGGGTCCATACGGAATAGCTGCCATGTGGTGTTGTCAGCTGCTTTCTTGAAACCGAAGAAGTATGTGTCGTCAGCGTCACCACGTCCAGAATAGTAGTAACCACCGTTGTTGATATCGACAACATCAGTTGCAACTCCGTTAAGGTCAATCTGTCTTACATCATTGGTATCACGGTCAACTGTTAGCATTAGACCAGTTGCGGAATAGTAGTGAGAACCACCTGCTGCGACAGAACCACTGATGGAGTATAGTGCAGTGAAGCTATTGCTGTTTTCAGATGTTGCGATTGCGAATCTCTTTGTGACTCTTCCTCCCCAAACGTCAGCAGCACAAACAATCGCAGAACTATCAGTGTATTTGGTCCAAGAGTGGTATCCTTTTGCTACTGTAGCTGGACCATCTGTCTGTGTTCCTTCCAGAGTGACTTCGTCAAGGGATGCGATTGCGTACCCGGAGGTGGTATCCCACTGTTCTGCGGTTTGTAGTGTAACATTATAAGTTGCGGCACTGTAGTTGAAGTAATTGGTGCGAACACGAAGAGCACCGATGTAACCATTGAAGTAGTCAGCACTTGCATGTACTGGTTTGAAGAGGCTGATTACACTAGTGTTTGCTATAGCGGGGTCAGCTGTTACAACACGGTTGATAGTGGTACCGGTTACACCATAAGATTCATCAGGGTCACATGCTGTGTATAGAGTGTTGGTACTACCAGCGTAACAGACTGCTACGTGCATCCAGTTGGTTAGTGGAGTTGGGTCAGTTGTGTATGTGAGTACATCCTCGGTTCCTTCGTAGTATGTCTTAATAGTGGCACCATCAACGTATAAATCGAAGTATCTGTTTCCAGTTCCATCTGGTATAGACATAAGACACATGCTAGTGTTTGCTTCTACTTTGATGTAGAATTCAATTGTCCAGTTTCCTCCGAAGTTCATGTCAGGGGTCATAGTGGGTTCAGATCCTGCAACAATTGCGGAGCCATCGTGGTACAATGAACTGAAACCGGTTGCTACTTCGGTTGTATTTCTATAAGTGTTGAAGTTAGCGGTGTTGGACATATCCTCTTGTTATCTATAATATATATAATAATTTATTATATCTATAAATTGAAACCAAAAACCCTTTCTAAAATTATTATTATTTGAGCGCATGTTCTGAATTTTTAATGGGGGGCTTTCATAAAATAATCTAAAACACAAGAGAAATAAAACTCATAATTCATAAATAGTCAATGACATTTGTCATTTCAGAGATTTTAATAATATTTTATTCGTTTTATTTATTTATTTTATTCGTCAAAAAGTAACTTAATTATATCACACTCCATCTTGTGTATCTTACTAATCATAAATGCCTTTTCCAATGCTCCCTTATTTGATCCTTTGAAAATACCTTTTTCATGTTTTTTAAGTGTAGCTCTTTGTGATCGTCTAATTCTTGCATCCTTAGACCTAGCATTAGTCCTATTCCTCTTCTTTTCCATTTTAGATATATTTTAGGTAGTCTTATTGGAGTGATCACATGTGGTTCTCAAAGTAATATGTGATTATAATTAGTCTTTGTTCTTTTTAGCGTCTCTTCTTTCCTTCTTACTTAATCTAGCATTACCAGAATACTGCTCCAATGTAGCATTCTTCTTTTTTAGAACAGTTTTAACTGGTACAACGACTTCTTCAGTTTCATCATCTTTCTGTTCTTGGACTACTTCGATAACCTCTTCTTCTTGAAAATAAATATTCTTGTAATCCTGGTATCTTTTCTCAATGCTTTGTTTTTTAAGATTGTGGATTTTTCCTGCTCCATTTTTAGAAGCTGCAAGAATATTAAAGATAGATCCTGCTTCGTGTTCCATATTTTAAAGTTTAAATTATAAATATATTTTAAAAAGTACTCCTTAATCGTGAATTATCCTTGAGATATTTAATGAAATTACTACATCAGGTTTTATTTCTTTGTCAAAATAGATCAAATCGTTAAAATCTTTATAGGATAAATTTCCAGTAATTACAGTAGAGTGTTTTTGTAAAGTATTTATATTCCACCCATTGAAAATTGGAAATCCTAGTGCTATTTTTTCTAGAGACTCGTTGTTTAGGGGCCATATACCATTTTCTTTTAAAAGACTCAATGTTAATGATTTATTTAAAAAAAGGCCATATTCAGAAACTCTATGTATACCAGGTGAGTTTGGTTTAACATTTATCATATCTTTAAGTTGTTGAAATATAGGATACTTTAGATTTGTGTATTTGTATCCATCTATTATACATTTTGATCTCTCTATTGACCTTTTCTTGCCAGTTGAATGAAAGTGATAATATTCAATATCATTTATATATTTAGTATCACCTTTTATTACTTTACCATTATGACACCCATTTACAGTAGATATGAAACTTCTAGATCTAAAGAAACATTTCTGAGGTATTGCTTCTTCTTTGATAAATGTATTTATATTTGATGCTGGTCTATTAAATTTGTAATCTATGTATTTAATGTCAGACTTGTCAGGAAAAGATGCCATATATTTTTTAACGATAAATTTAGTATATTTTTTAGGTAAAGATTTCAATTTCTTAATAATAGAATCATTGTATATAAATTCATCTGTATCTAACCCTATAATAAATTCACAATTTGAATACTTTTTCATGTATTTTGTAAAATGTTTTCCCTGAGATAACCCATCATACCCTAGTTCTGTTTCTACAATTAAACCTTTCTTTTTGTATTTAGAATATATATCTAATACTATTTTACATGTAGAACCATTATCTATAATTATAACATTTTTGAATCCAAATATTTTACCGTGATATATTATGAAATCTTCAATGAGGTCTGTTTCATTTTTTGAGACAGTGAATATACGGGCAATCGATGACATTTAGTTAACTATTAAATAATAAAAATATTTTACACCGCGTGTCTTTTCACACGAAAAAAGGAAAATTTTCCATAAATGTATTTTATTAATTTACGAGTGAAAAATAATATATTTACCACAAGTATTAAATAAAATAATAATAAAATGACTCTTGCAAGAGTAACTGAGCGCATAAAAGAACAAAAAATCAAAGATAGAAACATTGATGGTAGACGTTTCAGTTCTAGATCTCTTAAGAAGGTCAGATATGAAGTTTTTGATATGCAAAGGTCAAAAGATAGAGCTGTACGTAGAGGTGGTAAAGCAGCAATATATGGTGGTCTGACAAAAGCAGAATTACAAGAATATACACAACTAGAGTATGAAATTAAAGCAAAGAAAGAAAAGGAACAAAATGAAAAGATTGCAAAAGAAATAGTATTATCTATTGTGGATAAAATATGTACGTCCACTAAAGAAAATTGATAATATTGTATAAAATTAAATGAAAATGACTTTAACGAAGTCTGAGTTCGTTGAAAAATGCATAAATATGTATTCGCAGACGGTGGAAGGTATTATAAAAGATATTATTAGAGAGAGAACGAATGATCTCATAGATGGTACATATATTGGGGATCAAGGAGATGTACCTAATGATGAATCTATTGTTGAATATATACCTACATTGGAAAAATTCCCAGAATATGTTTATGCTTTATCTAGAATTAACATTTCAAAGGAAAATATTATTAAAAGAGCATTGTCATGTGATTATGATTCTATATCTAAAAAACGTCGTAGAGTGATAGACGATGATAGTGGAGAATCTTCTTCAGATGATATTGATGATAATATTGTAGCAAGTCACACTAGGTCTGGTATTAGAAGGAGAGTAAGAAGAAATGCTCATCCTAAAATTAATGACCCAGAACCCAATATCACACAAGATACCTCTCTGGAACTTCCTAGTATATTGTCAGTATTTACAAAGAAGAGTGATACAGGACAATTTATATCTCTTAAAAATCAAGACGAGATTGTTAAGTTGTATTTCCCTAGATGTAAATCTTACACAAAAGGAGTATATTTAGGAACTAAAGAACTTTTGATTGTCACAACAGATGCTAGGGATAAATGGATTAGTTTTGGTACCCAAAATAAGGTTTCATGGACATACCCTAAAGAGGATATTCTAGAAAAGTTTGATTGTGAAATGGATATTTATATTTTACGTAAGAGAAACAATGAGATCAGATATATGGGTAAATGCGTAAAAATAGGCAATATAGATAATGTAAACGGAGTATGTGATATATTTGTGGCATAGTACATGGATACTGTATACGCTTTAGAACTTCAAAATGGAAAGTTTTACATTGGTAAAACAAAAGATTTAGAAAAAAGGTTTAGTGAACATTTAAGAGGATACAACTCATCTTCTTGGACAAGACGTCACAAACCTATCAAAATAATATCAACTATTAAAAATGCAAGTGGATTAGATGAGGATAAATTGACTGTAGAATATATGATTAAATACGGTATAGAAAATGTAAGAGGAGGACCATATGTATCTACTACTTTATCTAACCATATTAAAGAACATATCACTCGTCGTATTAGAATGGCTTCTGATATGTGTGTCTATTGTGGATCAGTATCTCATTTCTGTACAAAATGTCCCTTAGCAAATACATTTGAAGACAAAGATATACATGTTTCAGATACAGAATGTAGAATGTGTCGTTCAAGAACACACTTTACAGAGGATTGTGAATTTTTACGATACTCATCTTAAATTTAGAAGCATTCTCAACAATGATCTCCCAGTCTCTAATTACATGATTTAAATCATCAACTGGGAATGGAAGCTGATTAGAATATAGTTCAAAGCCTAAAATATCATCATCTTTACTCAATATTACTCTTTTAATAAGATCCTCAAAAAGATCTACAACCTGGCCACGTGTCAACATCAGATCTCCATTTATATGTATCTTTGATCTCATCAAGATAACAGAAGGTGTTTCTCTAAAAACTCCTATAAAAATGTCTGGGTTTAAATTACCATTAATTTTTATATCCCCACCATGTATCAAACCAAGGTTGAATGTCCAATTTCCTTCTATAGAATATTCAACAGACCCATAAGAATTTAATTTTAATCTATTGGTTATCAGATTCTGTTTGGGATCATTTAATATAAATTTTATATTCACACTTGGATTGTATCTATTTAGTACATCTATTAAACGATGACAATTTTCGATACTCTTATTGCCCTTCTCTACTATCTCTGTATTATCTCTGCCGCTTACTATTTCATTACTTACTTCTTCTACTTCGTCGGTTTGTACATCTTGATCTTCATTCTTTTCCCCTTCTGTAGATTTATTCTCACTGATTGATTCTTCATCTGATTCTGAATCTGATTCTGAATCTGAATCTGAATCTAAATCTGAATTAAATTCGTCTGGTTTAAACTTTTTACTTAAATCAATAGTAATAAATGAATCGGGATCTATATTCTTATTGTCCATTATCATTTTTTCAGAAACAAGCCACTCGCTGACATCAGACATTAAAGGATCAACATCGGAATTGAATGATCTATTCCTGAATATATATGATACTAATAGTATGAAATCAATATCTTCCATACTAAATATATAATCAAAATATAAAAAAAACAATTTAGTTTTGTATTTCCCACAAACATCGAGATTCACAAATAAAAAATTAAATATTTACAAGAAACAAGAATGTCTGGATTTACGGTATACGTTTACTCAAAAGAAAATTGTGTGTACTGTACTATGACAGAGAATTATCTCAAGGCAAAGGGTATTAAACATGAGATCAAAAATGATTATGACCGTGAAGAGTTGATGAAATCTACAAACTGTAGGACTTTTCCTCAAATATTTATAGACAAAGTATTTATAGGGGGGTATGATTCTCTCAAGGCAGCAAGTATTCATGTGGCAAGTGAACATAGAATTAAAGAAATCAAAAAAGAGGTAGTAGAACCAATGACTATTGAGAATAATGAGTTTGACAGATTTATACTATTTGATGGTGTAAAGGAAAAACAGTACGCTGATGTTTTTAATTTGTACAAGAGAGAGATATCTTCTTTCTGGACTACCGAGGAAGTAGATTTGAACCAAGACCTTGCTCATTGGGATGAGAGTAATGAAGATGAGAAGCATTTTATCAAGATGATTCTTGCATTTTTTGCAAGCCTTGATGAAGTTGTTATGGAAAACATTAGTGTTAATTTCGCAGATGAGATTAAGAACCCAATAGTTAGGAATCATTTTGCTACTCAGAATTTCTTTGAATCCATTCACGCAGAAATGTACTCTATTTTGATTCAGACATATGTAAAGGATGTTTATGAACAAAAAAGAGTACTAAAAGCTGCACAGACCATGCCTATTATCAATGAAAAGATCGCATGGGTTAGTAATTGGATGAATCCTAAGACAGCTTCTTTGTCTGAGAGACTAGTTGCATTTTTAGCTCTAGAAGGTATACAGTTTTCTGCTGCATTCTGTGCTATCTTCTGGCTTAAATCTCAAGGTAGATTCCCAGGGTTTTGTTTTGCAAACACATTGATTTCTAGAGATGAAGCTCTTCACGCAGAAGGTTCTGTTATTGTATACAATCATCTAGAGAATAAGCTTCCCACACATAGGGTACACGAGATTATATCTAGTGCTGTAGATATTGAAAAGAAGTTTATAAATGACGCACTCCCAATCCGTCTTATCGGGATGAATGTTGATACTATGTCACAGTATTTGGAATATGTTGCAGACTTTTGGTTAGAAAAGCTAGGATGTGAAAAGTTATATAAGACTAAGAACCCTTATCCTTGGATGGAGTTGTTAGGCACAGAGAATAAGACAAACTTCTTTGAGCGTCGTGTAGGAGAATATTCAAAGAGTGGTGTCCTAGTGGACGAAGAAGAACAGTCTTTCAGTCTAGATGCTGATTTTTAAAATTTTAAATTATCAATGTTTAATCCTAAATTCAACAACATTGTTTGTATCCTTTTTTTATTAGGATGATTTATATAATAATAAAATTCTGTAGCAGGACATCCTAATACATTACGATTATTTATAAAAAATCCGTTTTTGTATTCTATATACTTAATTCTTGAATTATACACTGGTACTATTATCAATATATAATCAAAAAAAAGAAATATATTATTATCATCATCATCATCAATTACTATATTAAAATGTAATACATCTCCTACCTTTTTAAATACCAAAGATGGTCTTAGTTTGATCAAATGTTTAAAAAAAGAAGAAGATTCATATAAACCCATATTGAAATTAACCATATCTTTTGTCATAATATATTGCCCATATTTACAGGCATCACATTCAACATGTGAAGCTAGTATTATATTAGCAATCTTATCTCCTAGTCTTAGCATTAAATCTTAAATTATTAGTATAATATACCATATTATTTAAATTTTACTAATTACAACCACGGAAAGATAGAATCTAATGTAGACGAAGAATCTATTGTTCTCATTGATTGTCTTCTTCTTGTATTATCCAAACCAGGTCTTCCTAATAGACCCTGTTCACCCTTTGGACCTTGTTCGCCTACTGGGCCCCTTTCACCTTGTTCACCCTGATCACCTTGTTCATGTTCACCCTGTTCACCCTGTTCACCTTGTTTACCATCTTCACCCTTGGGACCGATTGGCCCTCTTGATTTTTCAGAAGATATAAAGTTTACTATTTTGTTAAGAATATCTACATTTTGTTCGACTATTTGTTTTCTTTGTTCTTTATTCATCTTTTTCATGTGCGATATCATTTCAATTACAGTACTTAAAAAATGTTCATTCTCGTCTTCTCTTCTAGAGATAGTAGAATTTAAAGGATCAGATTTAATTCTAATATTTACTGGAGTATTTATATTATTTATATTAGACATTTTTATAATACATATATATATTAAAATTAATAAAAATAAATAATAAAACTATACTTTTTATGAATCGTTTAAAATAAAAGATATTGTATATAAATAAACACAAACAACATGTCTTTGAAATATTTTGGAAGATATAGATTCAATGATTCAGATGACCTGGGTATAGATGATTTCAATATCAGATCTTTGGCCCTTGAAGCTGGTACAATCACATCAGAGAATGATGCGACATATGGTACATCTTTAGACCTAGATGCATCTACTTCTTTGTTAGCAATGGGAACACTAGATTCTATATCTGGTTCAGATTCTAGATCTTTCTCTTTCTGGGCTAAAAACAATACAACTACATCTAGAAACCCTGTTTTTTCATATGGAGAATTAGGACCCGGTAGTGCTTTTGTTGTATATGCATCTAATGAAAATGGTTTTGTTGGATTTTACGATCACACTAATAATTACGAGGGAACAACAAGTATAACAGAATCTTCTTGGTATTTTTATACTATAACATATGATGGTGTAACATTAAAGATATATGTAAATGGAGTCGAAGATCTTTCAAGTACTTTGAGTTTAAGTACGGGTACAATAGACTCTCTTAGAATTGGTACAGATGGTGAAGGAAATTACTTTGATGGAACTATACTTGATTTAAGAATGTTCGAAACTGTATTGGATTCAACTACAGTTGAATACATGTTTTCCACTGGTCCTAATTTTGAAGAAAAGTTAGACCATGATTATATAGAAAGATCATCTACAAGAGGAGTGTCTATAGCTGGATCAACTATTTCAAGATCTACATACGGTGTTAATACGTCAGATGAAACCAATTCTACTTCTTTCCATGTTTATGATGTAAATGGAGCTCTCCAGGAGGCAGCAAGGATAGAATGCAATCAGAACACAGATGATTCTACAAACATGTCAGTAAGAGTAAGACATTTAGATGATGAGACAAGTGAAAACATACTATTAGAAACAGTTTCAATCAAACCTAGTGAAACTACTTTTACAAATGTAGACAGTAATGATGACAGGAAAACAATTGTCTTCTCTTCAGATGGTATAAGTATAAACTCAAGTACACCAGGAGGTATTTTTTTCGGAGCAGACAAAGATTTTAGAATTGCCGTAGATAATGATAAAATGGTTATACAAGCATATAGTTCTGTAACTACTGATTATGTTACAAAAATGGAGATTAATTCTTCTTAACTAAGTATTCAAAATATTAACACAAATTGCATTTTTCATGTCTGTAATATTCGGAGCACTTATAGGATTCTCTTTTTTAGTTTATTTAGTAAAATATTCTTTATTCGCATATGATATATTGCATGATTTTATAGATTTTTCATTAGAAATGCAAAGATTATAAATTCATAAATTAATTCTTACTCTCTTCAACACCATCAATAACTTCAACAGATGGGTTTTCCTTCTGCGAATCTAATTCTGCTGCAATCTGCTTATTCTTCTTGATTGTATCACGGACGGCGTTTGCCTTTGTCTCTCTACTCAATGCATAACCCTCCTTGATCTTGTTCATACGCTCTTCTTGGTAAATGGTATCCTCACTGTACTTTGCTGCCGACATGATGGGTAGCCATTCACATAGATCTGCTACATATACATCATAGAAATCATTTTCTTCGCTAATCTTCTTAGATGCCTTATTGGCTTCACTTTCTGTGTTAAATGTACCATAAATCTTTACAGCTGGAGGATTTTCTCCATCTGCCTCTACTAGTGATAGTACTGCGAAGTTTTGCTTGGGGAATGTACACTTGTAATTCCACATTTCATCGGAACGCTCCTTGATGTTTTCTTCGATGTGGTGCTCTGTGTTTACGTTCATCTTGTTTGTTTAAATTATAGATATATAACAGATATATATTTTCAATTAACCTATAAACGCACTTAGCATCCTAATACAACTACTTCGGTTACAGACAGCCATTTACTCTGTGTACTACCATCTAGGTATTCAGATCCATAACCTACAATCTTTACTTCTTTTACATCGTCAATACCTATATCATAACTATTCAAACCATTATTTGGATTAGAAGTCTGGTCCTTATATACTTCTTGCCAGTCATCATTTTTCTTCCTTACTAGTATATCAAAAAATGTAAATCTTTCGTCTCCACTATAAAAAGAAATACTTACTTCTTCTACGTATCTAGGATTATCAATTACTAGAACTAGATATGCTTCTTCTTCTTCTGGATTGGAAGAAAAATAGGTTTTCATATCTCCATCGATTACATTTTTAGGTACATTACCATCATCAGTTGAACCTAAAACGTCTTCAATCTTCAAACTTGTTATCGTTTCACAATCATTGGAATTTGAAACTTCTAGGTCGTGTTCATCTTCGTCTTTTTGGGGACCACAAAGTACTAACTCTGTAATTGAATTCCAATCATTTTCAGAGTTTCCTTTTCCATAAATGGTTACCTCTGATCCTTTTTTTTCATCAAATGTGAACCTTTGTAGACCAAGAGTTTTACCACTTGATTTTACATCATAAAGAATACGAGACCCTTCTATGTAAACTGAAAATTCTTGTGTACGTTCGTCACCCTTGAAAAATGCCATTTCTATTGCATTAATAGATTTATAGTTGCCCAAATCTATTTCTAACCATTCGTCTTTACCTTTAGCTGACCATCTACTTATAGCTTTTCCATCTATAGCATTTTGTGCGGAATTACCACTTTGTTCAGATGAAGCTTCTATTTTTTTAATATTAAGAGGGAAACATTTAGAACCTTTACCAATAGATATACTTACTTGTTGGGAATTTTCTTCTTGTTCTTCATCTTCAGTAGTGTCGATAGGTAGTGTCTCCAATGATCCATCCTTATTTTTCAACCAATCTACCTCTGGTACATCTTTACATTCTTCTTCTGGGTCATATCCATCTCCTAGATCACCCTTTGATAGACAGGACCCCTCACATTTGTTTCCACATATTACAGTCTGTGGGTTAGTTTGGATCTTAAGAGTACCGTATTTAGTGTCTGCAAAAGTATTACCATATATCTGGTTTAATTGGCCATACGTTTTCCCATCTACTTTGTGTCCACCGATACGTACTCCAGCACCTTCTGTGTTCGTAATAGAATTATATCTTACAATAACGTTATCTGAACGAATACCAACACCCGCAGACTCTGGGTCAATCTGGTCTGTGATTTCATTGTACTCTACAAGTACATATTCAGTACCTTCCTTTGCTGCCTCGACACCTTCACTACAAGAACCTGAAAAATCATTATGATGAATCCAAATATAGCGTGTTAGGTCAGGACCCGATTTTGAGTTCTTACCATCATAATGCTGGTTTGAACTAGTACCTACATAAACTTGTTCTGCGTTTTTAGAACTTTTTAGACCTCCTAGTATTGCGTGTATTCCTGCTCTATAGAATTTGTTACCATAAATTTCTGCATTAGTAATAAATGATCTCAATCTCATAGTTTCTCCTCCGGAGTTTTGCATTAACATGTTTTTTACAATAAGACCATCTAGAGAGCTCAAATATTCACCCCTGTGATCACGGATAAGTTCTGGTTTCTTTGTACCAAGTACAAATAAACATTTGTCAGTATAGTCAGATTCTTTATCGCCGTCTCCGTGGTGACCATCGATTGTAAAACCATCCAATGTATAATAACTATGGTTGATCTCAAAAATACGATCTCTGTCGCCAGCTCCCTTTATAATAGCACTTCTTGAACCCTTAACTGTAATGCGTTTAGATAATTCACCATCAACCTTTGTTATAATATCTTGTAGATATAAACCATCTTCTAGAAAAATTGTATCACCTGGTTTAACATTGTCAAGTGCCTTTTGTAAACTATCAGATGGACTAACTTTTATTGTTTCGGATAAAAGTCCTGAAATAAGAGAAGCAAATAATAAAAGCTTAAGCATTTTTGTAATACATATACTTTAATTAAGATTAAGTTTAATTAAAAATGCCATTATAATAACGCATTCCAAATTTTGTGTGAACAGACACGCGGTGTTTATTATTTTAAATTTTTTTAATTTTATTATTTTTAATTTAATTAATTAAATTCCATATAGGGTCATCTTGATACGGGAGCATATACTTTCTTCTACCAAAATTGTATCCATTTGAAACTATAGAACCATTATGTAAAACACTATGTCCAAGACTTTCAAGTATTTTGACTAATATTAATATATCTCTTCTAGCGAACATATCTAATCCAAGTGTAACAATATTAGAATTATTCAGAACTCTAACTATAGACTCGTTTGTTGTATACTGTCTTATAATAATCAAACCATCTCTGCAAATTCTAGATCTACCAATACTTTTATCTAATTCTTGACATAAATCTGCATGATTATTTGGTGTATATTTATCTAAAGGTACAAATTGTATACAAAATTCAACAACAATATCATCTTTTGTAAACCAAGCATCCTTCCATCTTCTCCATTTATTAATCCAATCAATATAGATATCTTCTGTAATTATTGTACCCATCTCAAAAGTTTAAAACATTTATGTAACATTAAATGCAAATATTTTGTTTCACAACAAAAATCACACATGTCTCAACCATGGACAGAGAAATATAGACCTAATCTGATTTGTGATATACAAAACCAGGATAATATCATAGAATCTATAAAAATGGGAATTGATAAATCAGATCTTCCTCACTTGTTATTATATGGTTCACCTGGTACAGGTAAAACATCAACGGCTTTGGCCGTATGTAATGAAATATATAAGAATAAGAAGGATTTAAGTAGAAATGTATTGGAATTAAATGCCTCAGACGAAAGAGGCATTGATGTTGTTAGGTCTAAAATAAAAGCATTTTCACAAACAAAGGTAAATAATTACCCTTTTAAGATTTTAATACTTGATGAAGTAGACACTATGACATATGATGCTCAAGCAGCACTACGTAGAACAATGGAAATATACTCATCAACTACAAGATTTATATTGATGTGTAATTACCTAACAAGGATTATACAACCAATTACTTCACGTTGTGCTAAATTTAGATTTAATCCTATATCTATAGATTCTACTGTAAATTTTATAAAATATATATACAAGTTAGAAGGTTATGATATAAATAGCGATATTATATTTAATATAGCTAAATTAGCAGAAGGTGATCTTCGTAGAGCTGTAAATATTGCACAAGTTATACCTAACCTAGATTTAACTATAGACGAAATATCTGATATGATGGGATGTATACCAACTAATAACGTCGAATTACTATGGAAAAATATAAAGGATCTTAATGTTAGTATAGATGATCTGGTAAATATTTCTACTGAAATAAACAAACTAGGATATCCAATGAAGAAATATATTCAAATACTATCTGAAGTTATTATATCAGATAGTACAATAACTTCATTCATAAAGGGTTCAATATGTAAGATTATATCAGATGTCGATATGAAATTAAACATTGGATGTTCACATGAAATTCATATTCTAGGTCTAATACTAGAAGCAAGGACTTTTATAGAGTAAGTTACTTATAGGAGAGGACTTGTAGTTGTAAGATGAGCCAAATCGGCAGAAATCTCGGATAATACAAGCTCACTGTGTGCTCTGAGCTTGTTGGGTAGGAAGATCTGCATGCGAGCTCTTCTTGCAAGGTTTTCAAAGTTTCCTGCGGCATTGATGCAAGCATCCATCTTAGCCTGGAAAGAGTATAGAGCCGTTAACCCGCTACCTATAGTCAACGAACCAGTTAGAACTGCTAGTATATATTTAAGGTTCTCACTATCGTCATCGGGTTCACATACGTCTCCTGCGGTAAAGAAGGATACAGCAGTGGCAACAGTCCCAATAAAGATAAGAGGAATAGAAGCTATTCTGTGTTTAGATCTGGCAGCTCTTGCGGCTGCGGCATATGCGTTAGCACTGTCATCACACTTTTTCATCATCGACTCCAAAAGGTTTAAAGTACTCTCTGTCCAATCACCATCATATATCTTTTCTTTGTTGAAAACAGAAAGTCTGGCATTGGTATCAACGTCTAGTCCAGAGTTTAAGAAGTCCTTTCTGCTCTTTTCGGACGAAAACACCCTTTTGACCGAGGACGTACTGCCCTCGGACGACGCCTTTCTGTTATGTTCGGACTTAAGCTCGTTTAGGGTAAACTGTGCCTTATCTGCGATATCTTTCCCATATACCTGTTCAAAAAGCTGGTTACGCTCAACATTCTCAATGTCGATTCTATCAACATCAACTTGCTCTACAAGTTCATTCTTCTTTTCTTCTTGGTGTGACATGTTATATATTATAATATTTATAAAAAAAAAAGATAAAAACTAACGAATATAATTTTATTTGGGTATATTATAATTAATGAATGTCTTCAACTTCGATCGATGAAGATTATATACTAACAGGTTATACAATGGAAGGTGGTAACGTTAAATTAGTAAGGGAAAAAAAAACAGATATGGTTTATTCCTTAAAAACTATAAAATACGATCAAAAAAAATTTGATGAAATATCTAAGATGCGAACTTTTAATCACCCAAATATTGTGAAAATATATGATGTAATATATGATAATAAATTAATACATATTATAACTGACTATATATGCATGGGAAATATTTGGGAAAGATGTCATAATGATATTGCTACTGAAAAATTATGTTCTAATTATATTAGGCAATTATGTGAAGCAATTAAATATTTACACGACATGGGCATTATATACGGAAATCTACACCCAGGTAAGGTACTTATAGACCAATATGATAATGTGCTTTTAAATCTTATGCTACCAAGTCATGATGACAAAAATTATATGGCACCAGAAGGTAATTATAGCAATAAGTCTGATATTTGGTCTATTGGACTATTAACTTATTTTATTTCATATAATGATCTATCTTTACGATTCAAAGAAGAAAACAATAAAAATGATTTTATCAAATCCCTAACCACTTTAAACCCAGAAGATAGATACGATATAAACAAAGCACTTAGTCACCCGTGGTTGCAAAATACACCAAGAGATGATGGTTCTAATATCATAAGATTTAAAGATTCATTAGATACAAAAATGTTTATAAATGTATTTTTAGATATAATAAACAATGAAAGGAAAGACTGGCTTAAGTCAGTAAATAATCTGAATATTCACATTTCATTAATGGGTAAAACAGATTTACATCTTTATACTATAGAAGTTCACGAAAATGAAATTATTATAAAAAATGAAGAAGATTGTGAAGATGATGATGATACAAGTAGAGTGAATTCAGATATATTTAACATTGTATTCCAAGCTTTGACAATGGTTTAAATATTTATAATATAAATATAATGTTAAATAGATGTCATTTAAATTTGAATTTAAGGCTGACTACGATGGTAAGTTTATATACCCAAATGATGATTTTTCTGATTACATGTCTAAACCAATTGGACTTAAGATATTTGTAGACAAAACATATGAAGACGAAAACAGAGTATATGGTAGTATAAATGATATACCTATTACAATGAAGAAAACAAGTGATTCATGGAATATAAGACCTTCTACGAACTCTTTATGGGGAAAAGAAAACAATAAACAAATATTATGGGAATGGTATCCCAATCTAAACTATGTATATATAAGTTCTTTATTTTGGGAATCAATTGGTGAAAAAGAAGAAAATATATCAGATTATCAATTCAGTATAGATGGTATCATTGAAAATAAATATTTTATGAAATTAGAATATATTACAAACAATTTAAAAAAAAACTACGATAGAACAGGGGTAGTTACAGATTGGCTACCATTACAAAATCCATGGAGGATTATAGAAACAGTTCTTGACAATAGAAGTATTGAAGATGATAAGTTTGAGATATACAAGAATGTGAAATATATAATCAGACTAGCAAAAGAAAAAAGATTAAAAGATATAATAGAAACATGTGACACAGTTTTATCATTAGATATATTTTCTGAACGTGATATTTCCATTTCAGATATAGAAATGAAAGAGGCATCTGATTTCAATAGTATTAGGAATATATTGATAGTCGACGATATGAGTTTAAATAGGAGGATTCTTAAAAAAAGACTCTTAACAATTGATAAATTTGACTTGAGTAAACTTCTAGTCACAGAGGCTAAAAATGGAAAAGATGCGATAGAGATTTTTCAAAGACATAATGGATATTTTGATTTGATACTTATGGATTGTATTATGCCTGAATTAGATGGGTATGAAACTACTACTGAGATACATAATCTCTGTTCTAAAACAGGTACTAAAAAAATACCCGTGATAGCCATTACCGCAACAATGAATAAAGATACAACTAGGAAATGTAAAGAATGTGGTATTAAGTATATTATTAGAAAACCATATTGTGCTGATGAGATTATAAAAGCAATCAAACTGTGTTGTAATTATAAATAATATAATTAGTATTAATAAACATGAAGTACAAGATAATAATTTGTTTAATTATTATAATAATATATTATTATAAAAAAAAGCAAAATTTAAGATTGGGTTCTAGTTGTTCTAATTCTAACTTAAAAAAAAGGACTTACTCTGAATTTGTTGAAGTTGCACAGATGTTCAACTACGATCTACCAGTTTCTATTAAATGGATTAAAATACCATGTATGGAAGAATTTCTCCCAACTTATTTAAAATATAAAGAAAGTCTACTTCTCCCAATTAAAAATCAAGGTGCATGTGCAGCTTGTTGGAGTTATTCTGTTGTACAGATGATTGCTGACAGAATAAGTGTTTACACAGGTGGAAAAATCAAAAGAGCTCTGAGTGCACAAGAAATGATATCATGTTGGGACGAGAGTATTAGAGAGGATATTGGATGTAAAATAGGAGGAGTCCCAGAATTAGCTTACGAATATGTAATAAAAAATGGTGTTGCTCTTGAAAAAGACTATGAATATGTTCAAGAAAATACAACTAATATTGTAAAATGCGATAAGAATAAATTGAAGAAAGAAAGGGTTTACATAGAACCTGGTAGTAATAGATCGTTATGTAGAAATCCAGAAAAATATAAATTATTTAGACCTAAATATAATTCAATAATTTCTGAGAATATTTTGAACATGAAAAAGGAGATATTCACAAATGGAGAGATAGTAGGTACTATTTTTGTATATCAGAATCTATATGATTACGATGGTTTATCTATATACAAAAAAACAAGTGGTGAATTTATTGGTGGACACGCAGTAATCATAATAGGTTGGTCAGATAAAGGAATAAATACATCAGAACCAGGTTTTGATGATTCATATTGGATATGTAAAAACTTTTGGAGCACAGAGTGGCCACACAAAAGTCCATCTTCAAATGGATACTTTTATATTAAGATGGGTGAAAATGTAGCTGGTATTGAATCAAGAGCCAGTAGAGCTTTCCCAGTTATAACTCCAGAAATAAGAAGTAAAATGGTAGAGTCCATTAGATCAAGTAGATACGAATCTATCAATGAATATGTGGATGATCCAGAGAGAGATAATTATATTAATAGTGTAGGAAAAATTAAAAATTAAAATTTAAGGAATGACTTATCCATGCTACAAGTAACTTTAGGAGTGTTACTACTAACAACTTGGGGATTACCAATACGCTCATTAAATATAGATGAAATCTCTTCACTAAGATCCATTATATGATACTTATTGTAACTATCTTGATTAGGATGAAGCACTACAATAAAACATTCTGATATCTTCTTATCATAATTCTTCTCCAATATATACTTATAGATACTTAACTGTAAACTGTAATGAACAAAATTACAGTCATCCAAATGTCTAGTGTGTGGACTAATACCCTTCTGCCACTTATTTTCAAATTTGATTTCTTTTGATCTTTTCCAATCTCCTATAATCAATTTAGAATTGTCATCGGGATCTTCATATACCATATCTATTGATCCAGAAACTTTTGCTTCTTCATCAAAAACACACCATTCGCTACGGTATGGTTTTAGATCCTTATGGTCATCTTCAAAACATTTGAACAGACTGAATTCTTTTCCTTCTGTTGAATGTTCTTGTTTATTATAGTAATTTTCAATATTTTCGTGCATTTTTGTACCAGACGAAGCAGCATAGTCTCTATTATTATTCCACTTTTCTTTGATTTCTTCATCTGTCATCCCATAATACGGACTACTCGTCCATTTATAAGATTTCCTCATTTTTGAGATTACCTTGTCTGCATCAAACTTTTCGAAAAGTTTATGTACCAAAGTAGTACTAGAAATATATCCTTCCGATGAGCCATCTACATAATATGTATGAGAATCTTCTACAAATCTGATTCTTTTGTCTCTAGGGTGATTATTCTTTAGAGAAAGCATTTTATTAAAAAAAAACTTAATGAATTAAAATAGTAATTAAATTAGAAAAAATTATAAAACATTTTACATCTCGTCCTCCGTTAATTCATCTTCAGTTTCTTCATCCTCAGTATCAGACTGATCGGAAGCTTCATCGGTTAGTCTGTCCCAATCCAATACATCCTCGTCATCTACTACCTCTTCTGGGACAGCTTCTGACTCACATTCGTCTGCCAAAGATACATCATCGTCAGAATCAGAATCAGATTCTTGGAAGGATTCATCATCAGAAACATCATCTCCTAAGTGGGACCCATCTACAGATATATCAGAATCATCTACATCAAAATCTGAAGAACTACTGTCGTCTTCTATAATCTCATCGGGTTCGTATCTTTCTACGGGCTTAGGGTTTCTTCTAGGTCTTTGAGACATATTTTAAATATTGATTATATTTGTTATTAAGTAAATATAAAAAAAAAAAGCAATTGAAGACGATAGAATGGATCGTATTTCACATTTTGAGACCTGGCTTGAAGATGCGGGGTGTTATATACCCAATAAGGTACTTTCTAGTGGATTAGATGTACCAACGTCACACAACCAAATAAGTGGAGGTGTGATTTATATACCAGATGATTTAAATGGAGAATTCCTTGAAAGGTATACGGAAAGCATGAAGAATGAAACAACTAGACAAACATTTTCAGAAATAATCAGTAAACCCAATTTCAAGATGTTTATGGATCTAGATATCAAAAGTAAAGAAGAATTATCTAAACTTGATAGAATGAAGATTGTAAAAAATATACATGAAACTATTAGCGAGTACTATCTGGAAAAGGATAAATTAACTTGTATAGTATGTACAACACATCCAGAAGTAAATGATGGATTTGTTAAAAATGGTATGCATTTGATATTCCCAGATCTGATTGTAGACAAAGATTTTGCTTTGAAACTTAGATACATGTGTGTTTTATCACTACAGACTAAATACGGTGAAAACTCATTATGTACAAATATGTGGGGAGATGTTGTAGATGATGCGGTATATTCAAATGGTTTAAGGATGTGTGGTTCTGTAAAAATGGATAAATGTCATAGTTGTATTCCGTCTATACAAGAAGAGAAAAAGAAAATGATTCATGAGCTGGTGTCTTATCGGTTTCAAAATTACAAAGAAATTGATATTAAAAAAACAGATAGGTTCTATTCGGATATATCTACATTAAATAAGTCTAATGGGTTATGTGATATAACTATAGCTAATCTTATTATTGAGATTAATAAAAGAACATGTAGATGCAATGGATATAAAAGAGTATTTGGTAGAAGGTATTACATGCCCAAATATGTAATATCTCCTCAGACGGAAGTTGAAGATTTGGAAGGAGAAGATATATATAATTATATATCTAGTACATCAATTAGAACAAATGAAAATGACCCTGTAACGGAGTATGATTCTACTAAGCAAATAAGATGCGCTCCTGAGAGGGTCACGGGAAAAAAATTAGAACGCATGAGAAAGGCAGGACTAGAAACTGATACTGGTGTTTATGGTAATAACGAATTTGTTGTAGAATGGTCAAAGGGTGAAAAAATAGCTGACATGGATGGACTATATGAAGCAATAGGGAGTAATCTCGGAAAGCTTAAAAAACATATAGATAGTTCTAAAACACCATACAAGGGGGCCAGAGTTAGACAAGTTGTTAAAGTAGTATCAAAGTCTCCAGCTTCAAAGAAGCGAAAGCATAGTGAGGAGGAGCATTGTGTATATAATGTAGCTATATATGGTTTAGAGAGTCATTTCTGTATTAATAAAAATGACTACCATAATAGCAATACTTCTTATTTCATCATAAATAAGCAAAAATTGAAGCAACGCTGCTTCTCTAAAAACACTTATGATAATGTTAGCTGTAATGATTTTTCATCAGATAGTATTACAATAAGTAAGGATCTATTCGATATTTTATACCCTGATCTTGATTATTTGAAAACATGTGGTGTTACTGGTTTTGATAATACAAGATCAGGAAAAAAACCTATAGTAACACTACCAAAAAAGATTATTAGGTAATTTTTTTTATATAAGTATAAAGTTAAACACTTTATGATGATTATCGATGTTTCTCTACTAGCTGTACTTCTAGCCGTTCATTTTTCTAATAACAAAGATATGCAAAATTTCAAATTGGTTGTATTAGCTGTATTACTTGCACATGTTATTTTTACCACCAGAAAGATGTATACTCTAGAGGATATGATTATTGAAAATGAATTACAAGATGAAGTAACACAAGAAGTAGTACAAGAAGAAGTACAAGAGGAAGAAACACAAGAGGAACTTGGCGCACCATTTGTAGAAACTGGTCCCCTAGATAAGAAGAGAGACGACTTTTCTATAGAATCAAAGGCAAAAAGCGTTGCAGACAGTGAATTCAGAAGAAGTCTAACTGTCCCTGAAAAAACAATAAAAAATTCGACTGGAAGAGATGTAACTAAATTTTTCAAAGATTTGACAGCTAACAGTCTTGAAGAAAATTCTCCTCTGTTATAAAATCACCAATTTTGTAAAAATAAATTTTATAATGTTTTTATCATTTAATAATAACTAATAATGGAAAGTTCCACCGTATCTGCTATTAACGCCAAGTTTGATGAGCGCCTAAAGAGAATGGACAGATTCAACCAGAAGAGACCTGTAAACTCTTTCGCAATTGTTGCACCAAGCAACAATGTAGGATTCAAGCCAGAATACTCTTCTGCAAGCAAGATCGGTGCCGTATACGTACAGCCCAACTCTGTAGAATACGTTGTAGAAAGCAAGGCCGATGGCTCTATCCTACTCGACACATACAGTGTAAACCGCAACCCCAAGGCAGGACACGTCAAGTTTACCCCCCAGAGACTCCCAGTTGAAAACACAAGAGAAAAATAAACTATAAATTTATTTTATTTGTTATTAATAAAAGATGTGGTCGTCTAAATCCGTCATAACACTAACTTTAATCACTGCAGTTGTAGCTGTCATTGTATCTTCATTTATAAGAAATAAGGTTAATAAATACATAGAAGCCTCTGCAATAAAAATATCTCAAACAAAATATGCCCCTGCTAAAAATGAAAATTTCATGGCTAGTGCATTGAGTAAGATTGAAAGTAATAAAAATGAGAATTTTGAAAGACCACAAGATGTAGCACAAGTTATCCCACAGACAAGTAATGTAGTACAACCGGTTCAAGAAAAGAAAGAAGTACCACCACCACCACTAGGATCTGGTGTTAGATGGACACCTATTTAAAAAAAATTAAAAATAATATCTATTTCTAGAACTCTTAAAAAGTTCTAAACGTCTAAGAAGTTCCTCTCTAGGATAACCATCTACTATAGGTTTATTATCCAGACCTTCTAAATTACACAACAAATTACATATAAGTGTGTCTTTATGGTTTGGATGTATAGAATCTAAACACATTGGTAGACCTGGTGTTTTACTTGTGTACTTTAATTCCATAAATATAGGCATTGAAAATGCTCCCATACTATCAATAGTATTCCATGTACTCTCTGGTAAAATCCTTCTAGAGTAACGAGTGGTTGCTTCTTCTACAAGATTTGAATATATGGTTTTATCTTTTATAATTTTAACAAAATGTGCAATTGTAAGTTTACCATAAGCATTTGTCATACGAACAAAGTTTTCCTTTTTAAATAAATCCCCCCCTCCAATTGATTTAATACTATAATCTTTGCAACCCATAACTTCTTCTCTCCATTCTCTGTTTACTGCATCTACATAAGTCTCCCCATTGTCAACTTTTCCGCCTGGAATTTGAAGTAGATTTTTTTGATAATGATGAATCATTATACAATATGGGATACATGTTTTAAGTTCCTTATTTCTCTCGTTTGGATTATATTTTAATAAAATAGAATTTTCTTCTGGAACATATACAACTAGGCCATTTGCGACTTTCCCATATATGTTATATCTATTATCACTATTGTTTTCAGTGAATACCGTTTCTAGATTATCCATACTTACTCATATATTATATAACATTTAAAAAATGCAATTTTAGATTTTTAGATTTTTTTTATTAAGCATTTGATGTAATAAAAATATTTATAAATACTATTAATGATTTATGTCTTCTTTTAACATCGAAGATTATATCGTAGATGTATCACAACGTGCATTGACTCAATCTGGTATCCTTTATTGTTCTGATGTTGTCAATATAACAAAAGACGATGGTGTACAAGAAATAAAGGCTGAAAACCTATTCTACTCCATAGACGATGAAGGTGTCAAGACAAAACTAGGATCATTGACTTTCACAGACACTGGTGCTGGGATTTATGTAGGAGAAAATACTGAGCCAACCATGACATTCACTACAACTGGAATTGAACTTTCAGGAGGAACAGTTAATTTTGAAACATCCTCTGTTGAAATTGAAGATATTGATATCATTCTAGCATCAAATGCAGAAGAAGAATCTGATATAAATGGTGGAGGTATTTTACTAGGAACAGATGCTTCCGGACAAATACAATTTATATACTCTCAACCAGATGACTTTTGGACAACTAATGCCGGTATAAATGTACAGACTGGTCATGCATTCACTGTTAACACAGACACAGTAGTTCTTGATGAAGCAGGACTAACCATTGATGACATCACATTGTCACAGACTGGTCTTGCCATAGGATCAGAAGTTTCAATCACATCTTCTAGTATTACACTTGGCTCAACTGACCCTGTTATTTTAAATTCACTTGGATTAGCAGTTGGATCATCTCTTTCACTTGATACTACAAATGGTCTTATTGCAGGAGACATCACTCTTAACAATGCATCTGGACTTGTAATTGGAACAGGTTCCAACCAAGTAGTATTAGATGACGCTGGGCTTAATGTAGGAACAGATCTAAGATTAAATACAAGTGGTCTATTTGTAGGAGACACAGAATTTAGCGTAGCAAATGGTATAGTATTCGACGATGTAACACTTAGAAACACTGGTTTAACATTTTCACATGAAACAACTGGTAACGTTCTCCTAAATAACGAAGGTTTATATCTTGGAGACGACGTTTCAATCACAAAGACATCAGGACTTACAGTGACATCTATGTCATCCGGTACATATCCAAATGAGACACTTGTAGATGATACCGGTATATACATAAAAAACAACGCTAGTGCAATATACATGGGTGATTCTCAACAATGGAAAATAGTATATGATGAAACAACAGAAAATCTTAAATTTATGTTTTATGATACAACTTCTTCTTCCTATGTTGTCAAGGCAGAGATGCAGTCAACATAACCCATCTCTTTAAAACCCTTAAGCATTATATCCCTAGGATCACTTAAATCGATACTATTCTTTTCATTTTTATCTACAAGATGGAAAACGTATATAACCTTAATAATTGTATCAAGTAGGAACCATTTTGATTGGTCATCCATCCTAGAAAACGTAATCTTACTATTAGAACATAGTGCATTGAACTTTTTTGATATAGTAAAATGAAAACCATCAATTTTAAACAACTCGTTAGAAACAGATTCAGGGATTAAACGTAAATCTGATCTATATAAATTAAAAAAATCCAATTTTTCATCAACTTGTTCGTAATCAGATACAAATGTTTTCTTACTATATATACTATGTAAATTACCAATTGTGTCAGGATTTAATTTCAATATTGATTTAATAATACCAAGTGTTTTAATAGGTATATTTTCTAGTATAGATAGATCCTTCTTAAATTTACGACTATTATATATCTTACCGAATACATTACTAATTATACTGTTATTTTTATCACCATTCAGCAAAAAAGAAGGATATATAGGTTTTACTCTAGATTCCCAAGATTGAAACTTATTGTATATAACTGCTCTTAAATTTTTAACCTCGGGGTCGTTCTCAAAATGCTCTCCAGAGTCTCTTCTAGGGATACTGGTATTAGACTTTGTAGGGATAAATATATTTTTAACGTTGCAAATATCTCCCCCAACAGAATCTAACATAATAGAGAAATCTTCTGGAAACCCACTTGGTGTAAAATTAACAGGATACAATATATCCAAGACTCTTTGGTAAGATAGACTAATTGAATATTCAGTTCTAATAAATGTCTTGTTTATCCTCTCCATATAGTATCTGAATATCATATGTATGTAAAACTTTACATCAGTATCGGGATAATTACCCCAACTTTGAAGTTTTAGTATGAAATCCAGATCACTTTTAGAAACAAGTTCTTTTGAATAAGAAGACTTAAAAGAACTTGGGCATACTATAACTTCTTTATTATTTTGAGATTTAGATAGCATATGCTTTTGTATAGCAGTTATACACTTATCAAATCTTATGGAATCATTAAAGGAAAGATCATTCTTGACCCTATAAACCTTTTCTGATAATACTTTATTATGCTTATTGTCACAACAATGCTCTATATATGTATATAAAGCATCCTTTACCTCTCTTCTTAAAATCTTTTTAGAGGTTAATGGTTTGACAGAAACATAGTCTTCTGTCAAAAGACGAGAGTCTTCAATAAGACTTTCAACTATGTCTGATCTATTCATAGGAACAAGTGAAAAGTTCACTATATTCCCAGATTCAAAAATAAAAAAATGTTTTGTTATTTAATATTTATTATTATTATGATTAAATTTTTTGTTTATTTTTTCCTTATTCAAGTAGAATCACTTAATCTACAATTGTTTACAACTAGACACTGCTGTAGACAATGTTTAAGATTTAAGCGTAAGTATAGTAATCTTAAAATTAAATACCCGGACGTAAATTTTGAGACATTAGAGATAAGAGAAAATATGGAGATAGCAAAAAAAGCTAAAATATATTCTATACCGTTTATCCTGTTCGACGAAGGAATTGAAGATAAAGATCGTATACTATGTGTACCCAGAAACTATGATACTATAGAAGATAGATGTAAGGAATCAAATGTTAATTACTCAGATTCAAGTCCTTGTTCAAATAATAATCCTTAATTTAACTGTTCTTTTCTACCATCTTCATGAGTTCATCACTCTTCTGGAGTTCCATCATGATCTTAAGTGGGTTCTGGGCGTCCTCCTGAGAGATCTCTCCACTCTGTACCTTCTTAAGGTAATCTTGAGTGATAGACTCAACAGACTTCATCATGTCTGGAGTCATGGTCTTTGATGTCATGGCAAGTGTTGTAAGTTGAGATAGATAATCCCAGATTGCCTCATGGGTGTCTTCATCCGACTCGTCGAATGCCTGGTCGATATCGAAATCGTCCATAAAAGGAAGGTTGATCTTCTTGAAGAGAGCGCGGTCCTTTCCAAATACTTCCTGTTCGTGACCTGAGAATACATTGTAGAACTGTTCAAGGGGGATAGAAGTGTTAGGGTCCATAGCTAGGAAACCAGATAGAGTATCCCTTGCTACACCAAGAGATTCATTGTCGTCGAATGTGTCTGCTAGACTCTCTACGAATTCGGAAAGCATAGTGTTGAAGCTAGAGAATGCCATTTCAGCCATTTTTGTTATTTTATTATTTAATTTATAGAAATAAAAAAATAAAGCTCTAATTTACGAAAAATCCACAAAGTTAGTAAAACATTCCTTTTTCTTAGTTTCTGGGTTAGGTAGTTGACTTGGTGGGTAATTTACAACCTCATCTGGATTATCAGAATCACTTGATGAACAATATCCCCTTTGCTTCTTTCTTCTTTTTCTGGTAGTTTTTGTTGTCTCTATAAGATACCTCAATGCAAATTCTCCAGCCTTTTGGCCATTATATAACACAAAGTCAGGGCTAAGATCCTCTCCAGCTGCACGTAATTGGCAAAATGAATATCTAACATCACCTACACTCATTGATTTAATTCTAGATTTTGTTGTGGATTTATATCTTTGTGTTCTTTTTGATTGTTTTTGTGATAAATTTCTATTAGTCAAACTTTTATCTGAAAATGGATCACGTTCAGACATAAGTATTTACTGATTTTTAGATACAAAAAAAAATGTTTATATTTTGCGTAAAGCATGGAAGATGCATTCATATGTTCAGGTACAAGCGAATGGCAAAAATACAGAATCACCGAGATAAATAATAATACTATTAAAAATCCAGATATGGCATGGGACATAGATGGTGAAATATTGTATGATTCAAGAAGTGCATATTCTTTGTCTTCTGTTTTCAATTGCCTTTTTGAAAATGAAAAAACTCTCACTAAAGGTGTTTCTTATGACGATGAAAATATACCAATTTTCACAATTGATGCTAAAATGACTAATTTTCAAACAATTCGTATTTTTTGTCATACAGGACTTGTACGTTTTAATAGAGGAGAGAGTATTGTAAAAACAATAGACAGGTACTCTTCTTTCCATATGTATGATATTGAGGGTGGAAAACTGGCACTCAGGACTCTTATATCTCAAAAATTAACACCTATAAATGCAATTCAAGCTTTTGAATATGCTATTGGGAGAGAAGATTCAGAATTACTTTATATAATCAATGATTACATTGTTACATATGCATTTGTAGTATTTAGACATAGAAATTTTACAAATATAAAAAGGGAGTCTCTTACAGATCTTATACTTCTTATGAAAAAAGATTCATTAAATATAAAAGAAATGGATCTATTGGAAACGATATATACTCTTTGTCAAAAGAAAATATCAGAAAAAGAATTCTCAGATTTTGATACACCGGTATCTTTAATGATGCACAAGTTTGAAGAAATAAGTATGTGGGATTGTATAAACATCAAAAGTATAACCTTAGAAGAATTTATGGTATTCACAGAAAAAAATAAAAATTTCATGTCAGATACTCAAATAGTTAACACTCTAAGAGATATACATAATCCTCAGAAGCCAACAAAAAAGAGGAAATTCCAGGTTATATCATCTTACCCAAGAAACCTAAATATAAACGGTTCAAGTGATGGTCCACAAGGTGATATAACACATTGGGATAGAGATAAAATTCAGATGTTTTATGTTTTTGATTACAATAAAAAGGATATTACTCATCTACCATCTATGATATTAAATGATAATTGGACAATTAGGAGTAGTATACATTACTTAGATAAGGGGATATATCTAAAGGGAAATATATTCCATTCTAGTAATGAACCTGGTAAGTTGAACATAACTACCAAATTTGTAAACTTTAGACATGAAAGATGGAAAAAAAGCACATTGGATACTCAAATAAAATCACAGTGTGAATTTGAGATACCAAATATGCTTTCTTATAATTCAATAGACAATGGAGGAGGATATTTATTTGATGTAAATAGATACCCAGAATACATAGAAGGATCGTGGCTTATGATGAGCCTTTGTATAGAAATATCCAACGAAAAATCGGAAGCAAAATAAAAATAAAAATTAGTTTTGTTAAATTATGATTATTAATGATTTTTTTTTATACCAAGTCTTTCATAATTTATAATGGCTGAACTTTTTTCATCTGCTCTTACATCTGGTATCATAAATACTCTATGTACTGATTGTGGCCATATAGAAGAAAATTCTTATGAACAAGATTTTTCAGCAGATGATTTATTGGACCCAGATTTCCCTACAACTAATTCTGATAGTAATTCAGGTGTCACAGAATATATTACTTCTTACCTAGGTATTCTTATAGAAGAAATTGTAAGCATACTAAAAGATATGGAAAAATGCTTTGAAGATGGAAGACCAATTAAGGATACAAGAAGACATCAGGTTGCGATGAATATATGGTCGATGGGGAAGGATACATGTATACAAAGGGTATTAGAATTATATGGATATGATTCATCTCAAAAATTTAATGATATGGGGACATTTTTCTTTGGATAAAAAATGAACCCAGAGAGAATCGAACTCCCAGCGAAAGGTTTGGAATCTTTCATGTTACCATTACACCATGGGTCCAAAGTTAATTCAACTATTTAAAAATCATAAATTTGCAATTATAAACATGAGCCTCTATAGCTCAGCTGGGAGAGCGTAACACTGAAGTTGTTAAGGTCATTGGTTCGATCCCGATTGGAGGCATTTCTTTTTGTTAGGGGAGACGAATCTCAAACCCTTCATATAAATTTTGCCAGGACAATGTTCTTCAGAACCCTGGTTTTAAATTTTATTCAATTCAAAAATTAATATTATCTGGGTTCATGTATTCAGAGAATCGCAAAGCATCTTCTTCTGAATTGAACAAAGGTAGATCAAAACCCGGTGAATCAAGAACCGGTAAATCAAAAATATCAGCAAAATCGTCATCAATTTTTACCCTCTCTACATCATTCTTTAACTTATGTATACTACATCTTCCAGTCTTGTTCTTATTAAAAAAAGTTCCTGGCTTTTCACACAATCTATTAGAACACCAGTAATGAATTGACCTATCTCCACTCAATTTATGAAATACACACCTTTTCTTTTTTTTCATTGGTCCAAAACTAGCAAATTTATTACAGTCAGTCACAATACAAGAAGAGTGGAGATTTTTATCAGTGTCATACCTATGAAATGAACATCTCTTTCGTTTACCATATTCTCCAAAAGTTGCAACTTTATGACACGTTTCTTCTTCACATCTCCTTCTTCCACAGGTTATGTCAGAATCAAATTTGTGTTGTGAACACCTCATAGCTCTAAGGTCATATTTATTTTTGAAGTGTGCATTCCTATCACATGACTCGCATTTTTTTATTTTACAAGGCATGGTGAATACTTCAGAGTGTTTTGCGTGCTAGAAAGGTATCAAGGTCAATAATAATCACTTCTGAAAAAAGATAATAAATATTATTAAGTAACTATAAATGACTACATTGAATTTATTCAGATTCCCTACTAGGAGATTTACGAACAGAAAAACACAGAATACAACTGTAAATACTATTCTGGAATACCCACAAGAAAGATGGGAAACTATATCAGAATCTATCAAAAACGTAGCAGATATGGTTCCAAAAGGAGATCTTGGAGATTCTACTATTCTTGGAAGACACGAGGGTTTCATTTCACCATTTATAGACGCTTTACGCATGTATCGTACAGAATATGATTACAAATCATGGTGTAAAAAAAATGAAAGTTATGTACATATGTCACATGAAAACCCTTTCAGGACTAAGAAATTAGGTCAAGATATATCATTTGCAACAAAACATTCTGTACCTGAAGGCGGTAAGGTTATTGTTATAGGAGATATACATTCTAGTTTACAGAGTTTAGTTAAAATTATAGACAACCTTGTAGAAAGAGGTATAATTTCTCAGGATTTTGTAATTGCTCAAGATTATACAATCGTATTTCTAGGTGATATAGTTGATAGGGGACCATTCGGTTTAGATCTTCTTCACATTATTTTCAGACTCAAAGTTTCAAATGTTTTTAACAAAGTATTCATACTTAACGGTAACCATGAAGACTTCGGTATGTATTCCAACTATGGATTTTTAGATGAATTAGAATCTCAGATCCAAAGAAACGATTATAAGACTATTATAAACGAGTTACTTATATATCTACCATCAGTTTTGTTCTTGTCTGTAAATGAACAGGTATTTCAAATGAATCATGGGGGTATAGAACCTGAATATAGTCCACTCGCTTTTATTTATAGATCACAATGTGATTACGAATTTCATGGTTATGATGGAGATGATTTATATCACATGGGTCTTAGATGGAACGATTTTAATGGAAACTTAAATGATGTAGGTAGCTCAAAAAGAGGTAGCAATGTTCTAGAATTTGGAAAAGAAAGTACAGATGAATATCTATCTGAAAATGGTTTAGATGGTATTATACGTGGGCACCAAGACTTTTATCATTTGGCACTCATGAACAATAGCTTTTCTGATAATACACAGGATACAATCCCTATCCCAAAGATTGGAATGAGTGAACCAAGTGATGATAGATGGAGGTTTTCCCAAAATGGTTGGCAACAGATAAAATTCATGAAAGCATTCCAGAATTTCTCTGTTGTAACAACATCAACAGCTGTAAGAGCAAGAGATCTTGGATACCATGCATACCTTGAACTCACAAATTCAAAATCTGATATTCAGAACATATTTACAGAAGTTCGTTCTAAGTTTGATTTCTTTATGCCATTCTGGCAAAGTATGGATTTAGGTTCAGAGTTTGACACAATTGTCAGTGGAGATATGATCAAAAATAAAGAGAAGAGAAATCTATGGAGAATCACTATTGATCAAATCAAATCTGACGCAGCTAGTACAAAAGCATTTTACCCAATTTTATTATTAGATTCTTATATCTTTAATAATTAAGTTGTAATGTTTTTTATTTTAAAATTTTTTTTATTAAATTAGATTGAAAATATTTTCACCGTATGTCTGTTCAACATAAATTTAGAAATTTAGAATGACCCGAGGTTTAACCCGAGGTTTACAACGACCCGAGGTTAACAACAGTTGCCCATTGCGGGATCGTTGCCCATTGCGGAATCGAATTCAAGACGTACTTCGCGGTAGTACTTAGTTCCCTTCTTAAGGGGGATGAACTTTCCAGCGTACTCCTCGCGTTTGTTTACCTTCATGACAGCTTCTCTCCATACTCTAAGAGCTGCGTTCTCGTTTTTCTTGGCGTAATCAGATTTCTTGACGGATACAATCTCACCAGACTTGCTGTACTTCAAGTCATCCTTCTTAAGACCACCGACAGTTTTGAGTGCTTTTCCATGGATAACTTGAGCGCGAGATCCGGTGGCCTTCATTATTATTATTATACATATTCACAATAAAATAATCATTAAAAGTGTACAAAAAAATAAATAGTTTTTGATTTGATATATAAACAACCATTGACAAACAACAAACAAAATGCTGGAGTCTTTCGATAATAATTTTAAACTTCAAATTTTTTCATATAATAATGAAAAGGAAATCCATACAATGAGGTCAGTTTGTAGCGAATGGAAGTTTACTATTGATAATAATTATATAGAAAAGGATTTAAACGTTCGGAAAGTTTTGAAATGTGGGTCTAAAGGTTTAACTAGTGTAATTTATAGAGATACAAGCAGTAAATTATGTGTTGTTTGTAAAAAACAGACCATAAAAATACATAATGTTTACAACATAAGAGTATGTAAAAATTGTGATAAGACACATCCATTCATTATGCAAAATATAAATACTCTAAGTAAAAAATATTTCATAAAAATTTCTGATATTGATAAGTCTCTTATAGTTAATTCTCGTATTTTAGAGAGTGATATTGAAAAAATATGTATAGGTATACATGGTTACTCTGGTCTAGCTGATCTGATAAATAGAAGACAGATGAGAGCATATAAGTTGAAATTAGCAAGATATGATGCTACAGATAAAAGAGTATCAGAATTAAAAAAAAATTTCAATAAGCATATTGAAAATATTCATGATAAAAAAATTTATCATGATTTCAATGTTATATTCGATTGTTTAAAAAGTGTTCGTAAAGAACACTGGGATGTACTAGGAGATTTTTTGAAATTTAAAATACATACTAAAACAGAATTATCTGAAATTTCTGGGTATATGATTTCACTTTTGACAATGATGGATTTATTATACAAACACTATCTTATACTTGAAAATGGATCATTGACTACATTTATGGAAGAATATTCACATATTGGATATCTTTTGAAGAGATATATAGAATATAGTAGTATGGACTTCCACAGATTATGTTCTCATTTCTCTATATCACAAAAGGAAGCAATTTCTTTTCCAGAGGAAACAAATGAGTACTATCAAGATGATCATGTCAGTAAATTAGAATATATATGTGATAAAGAAGGAGTTGATTGTAACCATGTTTACTTTAGTGATTATATAGAAACTGGGGAAGGAGACCCCTATATTATATCCAGAAAAGTACGTAAAATAAACTTCCTTATAGATAATGGATTCAATGATATTTATAATGGATGTACTATTTGTACTACTAGAAGAGTATTAAACATAACTAACGGATATGATCCAATGTTATAAAAAATTATATATATATAATTATATTATAATATGACAAATCTTACAAGAACAACATACAATTATAGAGAAGGTATAAGTTCAAGCGGAAGTTTTTTTGTAGGTGGGAATATAAACAGGGTATATACGTTCCCAGATACAATTAATGACGTCGTTTCAATTGATTTCATAGGAATGAAAACAGAAGGAGGTTCGTGGGTTTCTATACGAAACACCACACAAAGACAAAATGGAGGCTTTGGAATTAATGCTTATGATAGTGACAATAATATTATAGGTCAATCATATCTTCAAGTAAAAAAAAATGAGACAAAATTATTTAATGATATGCCCAAAATAACCCTACCAGCTGGATCTAACGTCAAAAAAATCGCATTTTACTCTCAAAGAAAAACTGCACACATGACAGTTAATCATGATACAACATCTGAATTCTCAATCATGGTAAATAGAGATTCTTTATTCCAACCAATTGTAGAGGAAAAAACTCCAACTACAGCTAAGTTATCATGGGATGCGAATTTGACTGGAAACAAGTATCGTATTGTCCAGCGCGTAAAAAATGCATACAGAAATATTGCAGATGAAAGTGACATTGTATTACTTGAAAATGTAACTGGGTCAAGTGCTACACTTTCTGAACTTTCTCTTAATTCAGACTATATAATTAGTCTACAGAAGCTAGGGAATGAATGGTATGATGTTGGACAAGTTACATTTAAAACTGGCATGATTGATATTGATCTTCAAATTGAAGAGGTTGGTTCAACATATATTAAACTAGCATGGAACAATGAGTCTGGATATAGTTTAAAGGTGACTGCAATATCACCTAGTGATACTAAATCCATAGTGACATCTGAAAAAAATAGTGTCATTATTAGAGATCTTCTCCCAGATGTAAATTATGAAGTTCAAGTCATTTTGGTTTAATGTTTAAATTAATCAAATCTCATTTTACCAACTGTATCTTCGTCAATCGTATAGATGACCTTATTTATACCCATCCTTTTCATAAACCTTTGGCAACCATAACAAGGCTTAGAATTCATAAATAATCCCTGTGAATTAACCCTACATACAAATACAACAAGTTGATCTAAAAACGATTTACTTTTACTTACATTCTCACAATTCAGAAGAGAAGATACTTCTGCGTGTATAAATCCATAGTTAGACCCTTTCCCTATAATAGTATTTCTCATAACAACAACCGATCCATGATGAAACCTTGGATGTTCAGATTTACTAGTCATACCTTGTGCTACATGAAAATATTCTCTATATGCCTTTTTCATCTTTAAGATCCTACCTTCACCTTCATAAACCTTTTCATCAAAATTCAGACGTTTTTTATTTAACCTTTTCATTTGTGTGAGTTAGTGAACATATAGTGATTTTGTTTAGAATATTGATTATAATCAGAATATGTTATAAAATTTCTAAGAACGCAAATAATAACGAACAAACAATAAAATAAAAAAATAAATAAACTTATTATTAAAGAGATGACAACACTTATTTGTTCTACAAACAACAAAAGGGATGACTTCCCCCAGATTGACATGAATAAGTTTATGGATAATGAAGATTGTGGAGAATGGAATAAAACAGTGTGTACCACTAATATTGTTAAATTAATACTTTTAACTCAAGACAAAATACCATTCAACCTAAAAGTAAGATGTGTTATTCACGAAAATATCACATCTGATGAGGTCAGAGTATCAGGTAATAGATCTCCTATACAAAAAATAAAGAACGTATCAGAATGGAAGAAATCTAAACAGATTGTGGACATTCTGTTTTCAATTGACCCAACTAATGTATTGGTTGAAGAACAATTAAAGTCTTGTATTGTAGAATTCCCAACTGGAGTATTTCCTATATGTTACACATCTGAAAATTGCGAATTCAGTTACATTTCTGCAATCGTAGAAAAAATAGAATTAATAGCAATTGATATTACTCCAATTTCTTATACTCTTTTATGGGGTAATTCTGAACCAAGTAAAGTAACTATTGGTGGAAATGTTTTAGAAAATGTTACATCGAAATTAGATGTAATCAATTCAGAACCAGGAAAAGAATATGAAATAAAGATTCAAGGGGAAAACACCTTCACAATGAAAATCAAAATGCCAGAGCTTACAGTAAGAGATATGCGTATGTTTTACATGTCAAAAAAACAAGAAAATGGGTCATTTGATTTATCTAGAGTCAACCCCGAGTATATCAAATTCATGAGAAAGAATGATATCCTAGATTCTGGAAATAATGTATTCGTAAAAGGTCAATTCAAAGAAAACAATGCTATTATGTCAACCACTGTTTTGAATTCTGGAGATATATATTCAGTTAAAGATGAATGTGGATTATATGTAGTTCCAGACTTTACCGACGAAAAAGACCAACACATATGCATCGAAAACAAGGGTAAAAATCACACATTGTATTTCGACAAGAGCGAATCTTTTGTCAAATATAACGATGTTATATACCCTCACAATCAAACATTCAGAATTGGAAATAACATAGTTAGTGTTGTAAAGGGTTCTATTATTCTGAGTATCAAACCTGTCACAGATACTACCCCCAACGAATTCCCTGGTGGAAACACTTATGCTTCTCAAATTCTAACATCAGGTGATATGGTTGTAAAGGATATCATTGCAAGATCTACATACCAAGTAGTAGAAAAGGTAGCTGGAAGCGTAACATACAATGTATCTTCGTATTATATATATGATTCTTCTGACAGTACTACACTTGAATGCTCTAGAATATCTCATGGTCTTTCTGACGACAAGACAGAAGGTTCCGTAGTATTCAGTACTCTTTTCACAAATGGATCTGGAACCAAAGAAGTTGTAGAAACTGTAAACAGTACAGCAAATAGTACAGTTATAACAGCTAGAACAACCACTGACATATTAAGAACAACTTTTGATAATACTGGTCTCAGTTTTGATACTGATACAGGAGCAATATATTTTGGAGCCGATAGAGATTTTAGAATACAATTTGAAGATGCGTCTGGGTTAGATCCTGCGATGTTAAAGATACAAAGATTAGATGGAACTGATTATAGTACAAGTTTTTTAGTAACCGCAGAAGCCCCATAAATTCATTTTGTCATTGAAGATGGATTTAAATTTTGATATAATCAAAAGAGATAATCCTAGATGCGAAGATATAATAAAAAAAGTTTATGAAATATCGGGAAGAGTTAATAAATCGTATATAGATGATCTTATTGAAGATTATGATGAAATATTCCTATCTAATCAAAATTCAAATATAATATCCATTTGCATAATTAAAAATAATTTAAGTTCTATGGATATAAAACTATTATGTTCTAAATCTGGAAATGGATCTAAAATGATAGAAAATTGTAAGTATATCAGTACCAATAGATCATATACTTCAATAGAATTGGAATCTATAGTTGAATCTTATGGTTTTTATAGGAAGGTGGGATTCTATACTTCATATTTTGATTTGGATGATATATGGGATAAGATAGATATATGTGATAATACTTACGAAAAAAACAAGAAAAATTCTCTTATAGAAAAGAGAATATTAAGACATAATAAATGTAGACCAAATAGTTTGTTGAAAAAGGTTCCTATCTATAAAAAAGTTTCCATTTGTAATAAATTTTATAATGGAGATGTTAAAAGTATGTTCAATTCTATATCGAAGATGATACCAGATGGTTTATTGATAATGAAATTAGATATTAAATAAATAATTAATATAAAATCAAAATGAATCATCAAGATTGGAACATGGTTGTATTAAATAAAAACAATGACAATAAAAAGGTACCACATCACCAAGTTACCAAATCACAAAAGTTGGACCAGAATGAACTGGAAAAACACGAAAAGGTTTCGTTGAAACTATCAAAGGCAATACAACAAGCTAGGATTGCAAAGGGTTACAAGACCCAAAAAGCTCTTGCATCTGCAATAGGTGTACAGGCCAGTTTGATAAATTCATATGAGTCTGGAAAAGCAATCCCAGATCATGTAATTCTTCAAAAATTGAGAAGACTCCTGGGTGTAAAATTAACTCAAACTTGAACCGTTAATTTATATAATATTACAGTTTCGTTAACTTTCGATGACACAGGGGAGACAAATCTCAACCCATTTTGCCAAAAAAAATATTAAATTATTTTTTTAAGAATAAAAATCAAAATATGGAATATAAAAAAATTGTAAATTATAAATCCAAAAGTAAAAATAAGAAGTCTATGAGAAACAACAATTTGAGTAGCAACAAGCATTGTTTCACTGATTGTGATTTGGTATGCCTTTCGTTGTAACCAAAAATCTTATTTAAAATCCGTGTTTCTCTATTTCATATAAAAATAGATCCCTATGCATCATTTTACAGATGTTAATATCCCTTTCTGATGGTATCATTGACTCATCGTATAGTAAGTGATAAAACACTTCTATGCTACCAGATATACATGCCTCTGTTAGATGACAGCTAGAAAACGTATAAGTATGAAAAGTACAACGGATGGTCTCAATATCATCTTCGCGTATAAGCTCTATGATTTTATAAGAAATATCATTTCTCATATTTTCATACCATTCAAATGTTTCTAGTTTACACCTACTATCAGGATATCCTATCTTATTCTCTAATAAGAAGTTAAGATAATCAATCCTATACATATTTGATGCATGTGCATATGTATTTGATGGTATATATGCTAAACTTGAATCAAAGTGTAACCACTTTATAAAATTGAAAGATTCATATTCTATAGCATCTTGTACACAAAAGTGGTCAAATTCATGACCCATTTCAAGTATCCTATTTGCAACCAATGGCTTATCGTATTCTATCATCTTATTAAAAAGATAATCATGATCTTGTTCAGGTGTAACATCTATAAATTCATTGAATCTTTCTAAAGAGTCCATTGAATTTGATAGAGAAGTAGTTCTAGACTTAAAAACAACCTTATAGGCATTGTTGAATTTTTTATTCACTAATCCTGTGAACATATATTCATCCTCTCCGATCATGCCTAAAATATATGTCAGGGTATCATCATCAATATACATGACCAATTAAATTATGAATAGATATGGCTTTATGGCTTATTTTAATAAAAATGATTATTTAAATGACAGAAGAAATAATCAATCATATACCAATCTTTAATTACAGATTATATTGGAAAGAACAATTATATTTATATTGGAAATAATCATTCATATAAATTGAAACAAGAATAATATTTTTTTTTGTACTTTTTTTATAAGTACCATCTGTTATAACAAAAAAACACCACCACCACAACCCACCACCACCAACACAACACAACATTGTAGAATGTCGTCGTCTTCATCGATGCCGATTACTGGAGCCCAGTTCGACTCCCTTGTAAATGACATGGATACAATGTGGCTAATGTTTGGTGCAATTCTAGTATTCTTTATGCAAACTGGTTTCGCAGTGCTGGAAGTTGGTTCTGTGTCTGTAAAGAACACCAAGAATATCTTGATTAAGAATCTTGGTGATGCTTCAATTGGAGCAGTGTGCTGGTGGCTTCTTGGTTACGGATTAGCATTTGGAAAGACAGAGAGTAGACTGTTTGGTACCAATGGATATGCCCTCAAGGGTGACCAATTCGAACAAGAAGACGGTACTCTAACAAACGGAAAGGCTTATGCATTCTGGCTATTCCAATGGGCATTCGCTGCCACTGCTGCTACAATCGTTTCCGGGACTGTAGCCGAACGAGTTTCATTCTCGGCATACCTAGCATACTCTGTGGTATTGACTTCGTTTATTTACCCTATTGTGGTTCACTGGGGGTGGGGAGAAGGATGGGCATCGGCTTTCCGTGGAGACGACTTGTTGTTTGACTGTGGTGTAATCGACTTCGCCGGTTCTGGGGTCGTTCATAGTGTTGGCGGATTGGCTGCTCTTGTAGCTGCTTACCTTGTTGGACCCCGTATCGGTAGGTTTAATGAGGATGGAACTGTAAACCATCTCCCACAACAATCTGTCGTTCTCCAGGTACTTGGTACTCTAATCATTTGGTTTGGGTGGTATGGATTTAATGGTGTTTCCACTCTAGCCATTGTAGGAGTTTCTGGGATTGCCGCCAAGACAATGGTTACTACTACTATTTCGGCTGCTTTTGGAGGAATCACTACCGTTGTTCTTTCCAAGATCACAGATAAAATCTGGGACACTTCTTCGGCAAGTAATGGTATTCTGGCCGGACTTGTTGGTGTAACCGCGTCTTGTTCCGTAATCGAGCCGGAGGGTGCTATGGTTATCGGAGTAGTGTCTGCTTTCGTGTACCTAGCTTCTTCCAAGCTTCTCCTTAAGCTTCAGATTGACGACGTTGTCAATGCCATCCCCGTGCACTTTTTCTGTGGTGTATGGGGTGTTATTGCTGCATCTCTATTCGCTACCGAAGACAACTATTCTCTAGCATACTATGGAGAGCCCGATGAGTGCAAGGGTCTCTTTTATGGGGGACATGGTAATGCTCTTGGTGCCAACCTCCTATTCATTCTTGCCCTCGTCGCCTGGGTTGGTACCACTTCGTTTGTTCTTTTCTATGGAATCAAGAAGACTATTGGCCTTCGTGTTTCTGCTGAAGATGAATCTGCCGGAATGGATGATTCCAAGCACGGTGGACGCCAGACATTTGAATCGGCACCGGTTCCCGTTTAAATCAATAACTGATTTAATGTAAATAAAATTTTATAAATATATATTTTTTAAAACATTTTTTTTCTTTTTCATGGGTTTGATGAGCGATGCTCTCCCCTATGCTTTTTATTTTCTTTCATCTATAAATTTCTTAACTGCTTCAACCCATACTACCTTACTGAATTCAACGAATGTTGATACACGAATATCATGTAATCTATCTGGATCAAGAAGATCACTAACTGGGAACCCAAGTGGTATGCCTGCAAAGGTTTCCCCGTCGTCTAGGTCACCATTATATCCCATCCTGAAAGCTGTGTAAAGTTGCTTAGGATTTTTCATAATGTTTATAGAAAAAATAGCATGGAAGATATCATGCTTTACACCAAGTTCAAATTTTGGTGACTTAGAACTAAAAATAACAGATCTGTCAAAATCAATTGGGTGAACCTTTAGAGAACCAGATGATGTAGATAACATAGCATTGGAACCATGATAATCACCATGAATAATACCTTTATCATGCATAAATCTAAGTGACTGACCATACATTATAGCAGCTTTTGCTCTATCTCTGGCCGATGATTTCGAAAGGGCATCACCAATAGTTTGTCCTATTACTCTTTCCGAAACAATAGAAGCAACACCATTAGATTGAGTAAATGATAGTGGTTTAGGTATAATAACTATGCTATTATCATTACCAACTCTTCTAACAATTTTCTTGTGGACATCGAATCCATATCCAACAAAAGAAGGGTAGGTTGTTTCCATTATTTTATTATTTAGTTTAATAGGATTTGGTGGATTCATGGGTATCAATTTTACAACGGTTAATAATTTGTCCTCTGTGATAGAATTATAAACGATAGCTGTAGGAGTAGAAGCTAGTAGACTAGATACATTTGTGCGTTTTAATCTGTATTGTTTATCAACAGCCTGACATGTTGAAATCTTCCCAGTATTTACATCTTCAATATAATCATATACAACTGGGATAATATCGCTCTTTTTAAGATCACAGATTCTTTCGGATAGGTTTCTTAATTCAGATAACCTTTCTTCAGATGCTTGTAGGGCAATTGCGTCCTTTTTCTTTGATGCCTTCTTAATTTGTCTTTTAGCATTTGCCTTATTTTTATTTATAACACGCTTGGCGTCAGCAATTGTTTTCTTTTGACGTTCAGCACTTTTTTTACATAATGTAGTATTAATCTCATCTGCGTCTTTTCCAAGATTACCCTTCCATCCTAAATATTCCTTTTTTAGCTCGGGCATTGATAACCCAGATCCTTTAAACTCTGATCTAAATATAGTCCACGAGTTGGGTTTAACACATTTTCCTTTTTTTGTTTCATGACATTTTGGCTTTATACAGCTCATTGTTAATATATTATAACTTAATATTTAATTTCGACATAAAGACAACAAAATCATTTATAATGGATCCTAAGTAACTAATGTCTCCAACTTTACATTCTAGTGATATCATCTTGTTTCTATCATTTTTAATATCATTCATACAGTTAAAAACAGAAGAACTAGGGTCTAGTATAGAATTATACTCATCTACGTGTATAGTTCTTAGGAAAGCAGAACTTATTTGGCAATGACCTATTACTTCTTTCTTCCATGTTGACATGTTATCTGATTCCATACTATAATTACCAGTATCGAAATTCACATAGAAATTACCCTTTTCTGCCATTTTCATACAGGGTCCTATTTTTGTACCTACTTCACATCCATAGGATGATGAATTGGCTTCAAGACATACTTTTACGTTTGGATTTTCCTTCTGAACAGTACTTAAAGCATCTATAATAAATTCTTCAGAGTATGAAATATTTTCAGACACCTTCCTTTTTCTAGTTGATGGAGAACCCATCACTATTACTTTTCCTCCCACTTTGTCGCATAACTTAAGAACTTTGTTCAGATGATCTATCATAACATCCTTATTATCACAAAATGTACCTTTAACTCCACTTAGAACAGATTGAAATGAATATATATCTATATCATTTTTTAAATATTTATACGAGAAAATACTATGATCTTTTAGTACATCATCCCAACTACCATACTTTGTGGGGAGTAATTCAACCTTGCTAATATTATACCTTTTCATTAGGAAAATTGCATGATCGTCATACATGGGATCCCATGCCATATTTGATATTGCCATTCTGTTAGGCTTTGAATAATATTTCATCATAGATACATAATCACAGATCATACTAAAAATGTATTTTTTAGCAGCATCTCCTTGATAATTTAATATACCAGTGTGAGATGTACTCTGGTTATATATATACCTTTTAGAATATGATACCTTCTTAATATGTTCAGGAAATAGTTTCCTTATAATATCCATTGTTTCCATTGGACTTGGATAGAGATTTATTGTATTTTTTAGAAAATCTAGTTCAGAAGTACTCAGATTTAAAAAACGTTTAATATCTCTGACCAATAGGTTAAGTGGATACCACTGAAAACAACTATTACCATTTATTTGGTTTAAAAACTTCTCATTCAGAAGATCAAAAATTACATTCTTTTTCAATCCAATACCAAAAAGAGCTGGAAGTCTTACTATGAATAACTTTTTACCAAAAAGTTCAAATAGCTGTTTCTCTACATGAAGTCTGTTTATCCCATATGGATGACTTGCAGGGTGTTCAACTTTTTCTGTTTGTACCTGATTAGATACGTCATGGACATCTATTGTAGATATAAGTACAAATTTTTCACACGAGAGTTCTCTAATATCATCAAGAATATAGTTAATCACTCTTAGATCTCTTTCAGGATTCTTATTTGCTTTCCATTTTACACCTGGAATACATGCACAATAAACTGTATTAAATTCTTGTCCTCTAATTTCATTGAAATTTTTAGAGTTAAAGTATTTTGTAGTACTAGGATTTAAACCCTCTCTTATAGTAGATCCAACTAGACCGGTGTATCCAAGAATTGCATCCATAATATTTATGTTCTTTGCATTCTTTTATATATTGCAAAATAGAAATTCATATATGTCTATCCACTAAATTTTCAAAATCATCAAAGTCTCTTAAAGTCACAGTTCTTCGTCTTCCTTCTTCCTTATTTGGTAAATATGACATACTTGGGGATACTGAAAATGATGATACCATTTTATATACACTTGATATACTCTCTTTTAAAAAACTTGGTTGTTCATAATCTTTACTATTTATAGTTTGAGGTTCATATTCTTCTTCATCCTCATATTTGGGTTTCTTTATACAACATAGATATAAAAGACATTTACAGAATTCCATTGGTAACTAGTTAACTAGTTGATTATTTTTATAACTTCAACGCCGGGAAAATATTTGCCAGGACAATGAATCTTAAAAAAAGACCCCTGGATTTGGGGCGAGAAAATTCTCAAACCCTTGTAGTAAAAATGTTTTAAATTCTTTTTATTATTCAATAGATACAAATCTCCCCTTGTTGTACCACCTAGATCCCTTATTCCTCAAAAACTCTATTCTTTTCTTAGTCGGCTTAGTTGGCTTCTTGGTCTTCTTTGGTTTGGACTTGAATCTGGGCTCCTTCACTGGGATATTGGGCATGGGCATGGGCTTTAAAGTAGTTTTTAACTGTATTTCAGTTGAAGATACATATGACCCATATATACCCATTATTCCCCACGACTCTTCTGTGAGAAGGTCAACTTCATCGAAACTCAAACTCATAAGAGTGAATAAGAGCGGAGCGAAGTGAAGTGAGTGAAGTGGTGGGGAAGTGAAGTGGTGGGGAAGTGAAGTGGTGGGGAAGTGGTGGGGAAGTGAAGTGGTGGGGGAGTGAAGTGGTGGGGGAGTGAAGTGGTGGGTTTCATAATTTCTATTCTCTTAAATAACAATTCTTAGTTTTAAGAACAATTATAACCAGAAGAGTTATATAATTCTCAAATCTAAGAACATTTATTAAGTTGAGAATAATTATGTAAATTAGAATAGTTTATTAAATTATGTGAGAACCGTATAGGATATGAGATTATGACAGTTATAAATCGGAATATGAGATTATGACAGTTTTAATTAATCAGATTCGGACAATTACCAAATTTCGTGTGAACAGACACGCGGTGTTTACTACCAGGCTATCCTTACACTTCCCCCCTCTCTCACAACTTCTCTTGACCTAACTCTCACACCATGCTATAAATGTATGAAAATACATTCAAGGATAAAGTGGTGCGGAAAGGAGAGTGATTGATGGTGGGGAGGTGGGTGTGTTTCATAATTTCTATTCTTAAATAACAATTTTTAAGAACAATTATAATTCTCATAGTTTCATAAGTATTCTTGTTCTCATAAATCAGAATTATTCTTTTACCATAAATCAGAATTATTCTTATTCTTATAAATCAGAATTATTCTTATTCTCATAAATCAGAATTATTCTTATTCCTATAAAAATAAGAATAGTTTAAACGTCTCCACTCCTCCCCACTCGGTCACACTGAAGCCTGAGTTGCTAGTGAGAATGACATACAAGTCAGGAAAGCGGGAGGGGGAGTCATTTATGATAGCTCCTCGGTTCATGAAGTCTTTAAGAGAGTACGGGTATCCCATGTATCCCACGTATGACGAGAACGAGTGTGGGGTATATATGCCCAGTAACATGTGGACAGTTCTTAAGCCTGGATCTGATTCCGAGTATGTGAGCTTTAATCTAAGTTAATAAATTATTTTTCCCCAATTTTTTTAATAATGGGTTGAGATTCGTCTCCCCAAATTTTTAATAATGGGTTGAGATTCGTCTCCCCAAATTTTTAATAATGGGTTGAGATTCGTCTCCCCAAATTTTTAATAATTGAATGATTAACCTTGTTCATTGAGGTCCTGGTCAGGGTACTTGGGTGGGAGGATGTTGTAGTAGATGGTTCTTCGATTAAACAGAGGGTTGAAGTAGTATACTAAGTGATCCTCTGTTCACTGGTTTTTGTAGGAAACCAAGCCCGGCTTTTCTTATATCTTCTGTGTACTCATTTGCGGTAAGTATAATAATATTAGACTTGTTGTTCATTTCCCCAGACTTTATTTGAATACCGGCTTCTATACCGCTTATTCCTTCCATGAAATAATCCATCAGTATTACTTTATACGAATAAGACTTGCATTTTACCACAGATTCTTCTCCGCTCGAACAGGTATCGAATGGGATTCCCATCGAGTTCAAGAGCTTTCCTATAACCCTCAGATTAATGGTTACATCGTCTACTACCAAAACGGTAGGTAGTTCTTCGCTGACAGAACATATCTTGTTTTTAATAGAACTCCTTACGATCATATTTTGGTCGTAATGTCCATACAAGTAAGAAGAATCTATAGGAAAAAACTTACATTGAACCCATGTTGTAAAAGTGGTACCTATGTTTACCTCACTTTCACATTTTATACCCCCTCCCATAGATTCAGCAAATGTTTTACATATCACTAATCCCAGACCCGTTCCACCATCGGAAGACCTCCCTAACTGTACCTGCGCGAATGGTTGAAATAGATTTTCCATACTTTCAGAAGACATTCCTTCTCCTGTATCTCTTATAACTATTTTTAGGTACCTTAACTCTTCTCCTTCGTGTATTTTTAAAAACTCAGATTTAGTACTAATTTTATCTAAAAACGGTAGATGTTTTTCGCATGAAATAGTTACCTTAATGGATCCACTAGTTGTAAATTTTATAGAATTCCCAACGAAATTCATCAATATCTTACCTATTTTTGAAAAATCGGATACCATGAAAATGGGTACATTTTCGTCGACACGGAGTGAGAGTTCAATGTCATTCTCTTTTTCGATTAATGAACGATAAAATGTCATTATTTTAATTGTTTTTTTAAAGAATTTTCTGACATCTTCCTTACGAAGATTAGGCTGCAACTTTCCTGCCTCTATCTTCGAAAGATCTAACACCTCCGATATTATATTTAATAGTAACTTACTACATGTGTTTAAATCTTCCAAGCAATCTGCACCTTCTGTAGACAACTTTTCACAACCTAGAATATCGGTCATCCCCATTATACCATTCAAGGGGGTTCTCAGTTCGTGAGACATCTCGACAATGAATTTTGACTTAGATTTAGCAAGTTTTTCGTTTAGAACTGATTCTTTCTGTACTCGTCTGTATATATACCATACAGATAGCGTCGAAACAAGTCCTACAACTAATACTATACTGTATAAAATGGGGTTTGGTTTGGTATTTGATGTAAGAATTATAACAAGTTCTAGTCTTCCTGAAATATCATTCCCCACATCACTTTTCAATATAGACATGTAATTCCTTTTACCGTTATATTTGACAGATTCAATTGTAATTTCAGTAAATGGGTTTGCCTCTTCGAACGTATTTAGATCAAAGAGTAATTCGTAAGTACCCCCTACAAAATTTGTCTTTCTGAACACATAAACGTTCATACTCGTTACAACCTTTCTATATGGTGTAACTATGTCTGAAATGAAACCTCTTGGTTCGAAATTGTTACCAATCACTCCGTAATCATTTCCTTTATTGTCGTACACGGAATGGAATATTATGAAAGATACAGGTTCTTCTTTACCCGAAATTGGGTTTAAATCTTCGTCTACGAAAAAAGACGGTCCTCCGAAAAAACTCAGTATTATCTTGTCTGTGGAAACAGGTTGTCTCAACCGTACTGCAAGGTCCATAAGTGAATCTGGTCTTTCGACACTAGTAGGTCCGTAAAAGTCGTACCCTATATAAGTTAAAGTCATAGGATTGCTAAAAAGAAGAGGGTACATGTACTGATTGTCTACGGGTCTGGGTGCTATTACTCCTAAATCAGAAGAATAAGTTATTTCATATTCATAACCAATGTCTTTGTACAACAAATTAGCCTGTTCAACATATTTTTCCCTATCTTTGGGGTAAACTTTTGGGAACCACCCTAGACTCGAAGAGAAAACCGTGGAAGGTATGGTTAAATTAAAGTATTCTTCTCTGGTCACATTCGCGCTCAAGAAACCCATAACCGATGAGGTATGATTTAAACCGTACCTCCATTCGAACTCTACGCCTATACGGTCCTTAATATTTTCAATTACAAGGGTTTCATTCTGTTTGATAGAATTTGACAACGATATATAAGACAATATAGTCAATGTAGCCGTAAAAATAAACCCAACAATAGGTATTCTTAAATCTTTTAACATTTGTCACTACAAGATATAAAAAAATATAAAAAATACTTGTTTTCATTCATTCATCTAAATTTAATTAAAAACTGAATCATCTATATTCAGTTTTCTTTTCCTTATATTACTAAAATTCTCATCGAATAAATTATCTGGGTTAGATCTTAATATATTTGATATCTTGATGCTCATATATGATCTAAATGCATTCTGAATAATTTTTGCATTATTATATATCTTACGGTTTTTATATTTTACATATATATTTCTAAGTACTTTCATGGTATAATTAAACTCATAATTCTCATAACCAAGAATACCTCTACTCTTAAGTAAATAAATCATTCTGAAAACATTTTTTGATTTTACTTTAGAAGAATAATTATTTAGACATATCTGTAAGTCATTTAAGTCTACTTTAATATATTGACAAAATTCAATAGATCTATATATATTACAAAAATCATAATCTTTATATCCCTGCAGAATCCAGAAATATAGTGGATTCCTAGAATTAAGAGGTATTTTTATAAATCTTCTTTTAACCATTTCTATTGAAACATTCTTTATATCATCATTTGTGATTGTAGTATCACCCTTGTATTGACATAATGTGGTATCTATCCATTCTTGCCACATATTACAATCATATGGTATATCTGTATACCCAGTCCACTTATATCTTTCATATGAAGAATATCCTTTGTTATTAAACCATTCTCCTATTTCATATGCTTCTTTCAGAATTACAATTGACCATATTATTTTACCCATAAAATTCAAGTATATATTATCAATTTCTTTGATAAATAAGTTTTGTTGTACACTGTTCCACTTTTTACCTACACAACTAAAGTCAAAGTCAACTATATACATTGCTCTTATTACTTCTCGTTTTATAACTTTTGTATCTATGTCCATTTTATTTTTTAATAAATTTAACAATTGTATAACCTTTGATAATTAGAAATATTAAAATTAACATTGTAAGGGCAATACCTATTTTCTTAAATATAACAAGATAATCTTCTCCGAATATTCCTTTTAAGAATGCATCAATAATACCAGTTGTGACATCTATTGTGCCTTTAGTTACGCCTTCAACTACATCTTCTGTTAGGTCAGAAAGTGATTCAAATGCCTCCTCAAAAGTTTTTCCTTTTGCCATTTCACTAACAATAAATCCAGCTGCTGCAAGTGTGCTTATACCAAGAGCTGCTAACTTAGGATTTTTTTTAATTGCAGCTGAAGTCTTAGAAAACATAAGACTTGCACCTGGTACTGATTCGTATTTTTTAAGATCGGCATTAAGTTTTGTAGAAGATGCAGATGTTGTGTCAATTTCAATTTTAGTAGTTGATGGAGAGTCAACGTTCAAATTAACATTTGTATTTGTATTTGTATTTACATCAAAGTTTGATGTAGATGTAGTACTTGGGACATCAAATCTTGGTGTACTTGTTTCAGGAAGGTCAAAACCTGATGATGATGTTGTTGTTTTTACGTTCACATCATCAGCCTTTCTGCTAAAACGAGAGAAAAAACCACTCATTTTGTAATTTTCTATATATAATTAAGATATAATTTATTATTTTGTATAATGTTTACGGTTAACAAAAAAAAATAATATAGTTAAATATTAATTAACAATGGCAGAAAGTACAAAAGAAAGAGTATACTTACCAGGATCCGAAGACTTTGGTGATCTACAGCAGCGTGGCGTTCTAGGTGTTAAGAACGCATACAAGGTTATAGATGATCAGGGAAATCGTACTTTATTCATTGGAAAATCTATTGATGATGTAGTTTTGGTTAATGAAAATAGAACAGGAGGAGGAAAGGAATTCACAGGAATACCAGTTGATGTGGTGGACAATCTCAGAAAAAAGAATTTGGAACAAAATGAATTCCAAGAACTTCTCAAACGCTACAGAAAATGTACTAACAGAAGAGAAAAGGAGGATCTATTACAGGAATCTGGAGCTGGAGCAGTTGGACCAAAGCCCAAAAAGAAACCATCTCAAAAAAGAGCAAGTAGACGTAAACGTACCACAGCATCTTAATAATAAAAATCATTCACAAAAAAATATTATTCATTTTATTAAACTTTAAAATAATTTATTATAGTTCATCACCATCTTCGTGGTATTTTGCGTAACACTTTGACACATTGTGGGATTCTCTCCCACACCGACAACAATTGGCGTTTAACATGTACGAAAATTGATAGTATAATTACCAAACTTGGTATTGTGACTGAGGAGACCATCTTCACTGATCAGGATCAGGATCATTCAGACCGTGTCTGATTCTACGTAATTCTCTAGAACGCGAATGGTATTCAATCATAAACTGTATTACCAAGAATACAGTTATAAAAACCACAACACTCGATGCCAAGGCTACGAGAAGAAACGAAGTCATTGGTTATTGTGTAAAATTGTTTATAATTTAGAACCTAAAAATGAATACTATTATATACCAGAAAAGGCATTACAAAGTAGATCCATTTGTTCATCTGGGAATATAACTTCTGATTTATCTAGAAACTGTGTTTTATCGAAACTATTACTATCGTGTGCCAAACAAATCATACATTTTCTAATATCCATTTCGTTAAAATAAGATCCTTGTACCATAGTCTTACCCTCAGCCTTCATCCCTGACGAAAACTTAAATGACTTCCAATGATTTAATGTAAAAACCATAGTGGCTTCATGTATTTTTGAACCCCTGATCATAACCATTTTTCTAAATTTAGGGTAAAAAATTAACATATCACGACATCCTGTTATACCAATCTTTTTATTCCTTAGTGTTTCTACCGAATAGTTTATATAAGATGGTTGATAAAAATCATCAGAATCCATGTTTACAAGTATTTTATGGCTTGCGTTTTTACATGCAAAGTTTCTTTTTTTACCAATGTCTCCTGATATACCACATTTTATATATTTACATTTAATTAAATTTATTTTTTTAAATTCATCTTTAAACTTTTTAATAGTAAATTCGTCTTCATCTCCAATAACAAGCCATTCTATAAGTTCATGGGGATAATCTTGTTTTAAAACGTTCTGTATAATATTTGGAATAAATTTATCCCTTGCATATGTTGTAAGAGTCAATATTGAAACTTTAGGTAGTATGTTCATTATTTTTTTGATTATAATTATTTTATATATAAATAATATGTTATTCTTCACGCATTGTGATTTTATTCACAATCTTAAAAAAATAAATAAAAAACATTAAAATTCATTAATTACAATAATGCAAGATATAGATGAAGCTTTATATTATATAAAACTAAACTATGATGGTTTTGCAGTACTTTGTTCTATATTCGAAGATCTTTATTATCACGAGATGCATATTTATAGTATGAGGGCTGATGATGTACACGTTTTTGTGAATTTTTTAGGAGAAATGGATTCATCAATGTTATATACTTGGGAAGAAGAAGTTTCTGTTATCATGGATCACATTCATGATTTTAGAGAAGAAGTAGGTAATATGTCTAACAGAATGAAGAATATTCTAGATTATACAAATTCTATTGTTTTGTTTGAAAATATATCAGATAATGTTATAAAATTGTATAATGAAGATAGTGACTGTTTAAAAGATTATATTGCCGAGTTCACTAAGGATTTTAATAATCTAATAGATGTACTTTCTGATAAATATCGTAATTTAATTAACCTGATGGGTGTTGCAAATGATAACTTCGAAAGGTTGTCAGTAATGATGAGAGTTATAAATGTAGATATGTTCAGATTATACAAAGATGCTGATGATTATGAACTAATAAGCAATATTAGTTCATGCGGAGGGTAAAGGAACTAAATAATATGAATTCATTAATAATTAAATAATTAAATATGAAAACATCAAATTTCGAAATAATTGTTGCAGTGGATGAATCAAATGGTATTGGGAAAGAAAATTCTCTTCCCTGGCATATACCGACTGATATGAGACATTTCAGGAATACAACAAAACATGTATTAGATAAGTCCAAGAGAAATGCAGTTATAATGGGACGCAAAACATATGAATCTATTGGTAAAGTTCTACCCGGTAGAATATCTATAGTTATAAGTTCTTCTATGGAAGATAATTCTGAATTTAAAATAGCAAGATCAATTGAAGATGCTATTAATTATGTAAAAGAAGACGATGATATAGAAACAGCATTTGTAATAGGAGGAGGTATGATATATAAACAATTCTTAAATAATCCTTTATGTACAAAAATTCATTTGACACAATTAAACTATAATTATGATTGTGATACATTCTTTCCTAAAATACCATCTGGTTTTAAAGAATATGATGTATCTACAATTAATCTTGAAAACCACGATAAATTAGTAATTAAAAGATACAGATATAATAATGAATGTGAACAAGGGTATTTAAATTTGGTAAATGATATTCTTAAGAATGGGACCAGTAAAAACGACAGAACTGGTACAGGAACTATTTCTAAGTTTGGAGAATGTCTTAAATTTGATTTGAGTGACAATACTATTCCTGTTTTAACAACTAAAAGGGTTTTTACTAAAGGAATTATACATGAAATGTTATGGCTTATATCTGGAGATACGTCTTCGAAGACACTTGAAAATAAGGGTGTCAATATATGGAAAATGAATTCAACTAGAGATTTTTTAGATAATCGTGGTTTAAGTTACGAAGAAGGTGATATTGGACCTTTATATGGATTTTTGTGGAGACACTGGGGAGCTAAATATGATGGGGCCGGTAAGGATTATAAGGATCAAGGTATCGATCAGTTACAAAACTGCATAGATCTGATTAGAAACGATCCATGTAGTAGAAGAATTGTTGTCAATGCTTGGAATGCTGAAACAATTCCCCAAAGTGTTCTAGCACCTTGTCATTGTCTTTTTCAGTTCTATGTAAACAATGGTAAACTTGATTGTAGTTTAACACAAAGGAGTTGTGATTTTTTACTTGGTTCACCATTTAACATAACTTCTTATTCATTGTTGACTCATATGATAGCGAGGATATGTAACCTAGAAGCTGGTACGTTCACTTACTTCATGGGAGACGTACATCTATACAAAAATCAGATAGATAAGGTAAGTGAACAGTTAAGTAGAACCCCTAGGAAGTTTCCTAAGATCCGTTTTACTGGTACTCAGAAAGAGATTGATGATTTCAAGTACGAAGATATTCACATAGATGAATATTATCCTTATTCTGCTATAAGGTATCCATTTTCTGCTTAATTTATAATTGGCGAGACGAATCTCAAACCATTTTGCCAGGACAATGAATCTGAAAAGACCCCTGGATTTTATTAAAAAATAATAATTCATTTAATTCATTTATTAAAATATAAAATTACAAAACATAAAATTACAAAACTCACCAACTTTGAATTCTATTTTTCTTACAATTCTTCAAAACATAATCCCAATCCTTACTTATACCAAATGAAATATAATCATCTTTGTATAATTCATACACACGATTCAAAGTGTCTGTATCGTAAAAAGAATCCCATTCACACGATTCCAATTTGGATCTAGTAATGTCATATTCGTATAAGTTCATTGAGTCTTTCAAAGAATTCATAGGATCTGGTAGCCTTTCTAAAAAAAGAGAATTCATATCCCATACATCAGCACGTAAAGATGTTGGGTAGTGACTATATTTGAAACCACAATGACTACTTATGCTCCTGTAATCTCCCAAGCTTAAATCTTCCAAATTTTGTTTTTTGTGCAAGCTCTCCACGAAATCTTGAAACTCATCTGGGTCTCGAGATACTCTAGATGTGAATGCATCTAAAATACGTAAAACCGGATCCCTATAGAATATAACTTTGAGCCACTCTACTCCCTCAAATATATCATAAAATGAATAATCTCCAACTTTTAAGAAGTCTGCCCCATCATTATCCGAATTGTAATCTCCCTGCCACGTGGAATCTTCATGTGCTTGGAGGCCATTCATAAATTCTTTTACTGGTCGTTCGGAATTTGTAAATGGAGGAGAGCACATAAGAATTTTATGCTCTCTATTTACCATTGCTTCCTTGTCTGAAACCCAATGCACTATAGATTCGTTTGTTGGATTAGGTGGAAACAGTTCTGTATCTACCCTAATTGCGTGATCCTTGTAAAATGGAGTTGGATCACAGTGCCAATATCCCTTATCATTTTTGGATTCAATCTCCCTGATATAAGTTTCGAAAACTTTTGCATTAGGAACAAAACTATCTCCAGTTGTTCCATATATAAGGTGTTCCCTGGCTACATTTAGAGCCTTTCTTAGTTCTAAATACTTTGTTTCTTCCATTCCATCAAGTTCAAAAACAAGTGAAGTAATTAGACCCTTGTCCAAGAAAGTAGCTTCGTCGACCAATATACAAAACTCGTTGTAATCAAGTTCATCCGCAAATGGGACCATACCGCCCTCAGTCTGTACGGTCGTCAGAACAGGTATACACCCAGCTGAAATAGCGTCAAAAAGGCGCCTACTTGATAGGGTGTCTCCTCTTGGTATGAAACAAAACTTACTATTATGAATACTTTCGGCAAATTGTTCTGGGGTTTCAGACCATGTAAACCAATTGTCTGAAACTTGGATCCTACTTCCCGGCAATATATCATTAACTATTCTAAGATTCAAACGATCAGGTCTGTCACGAGACGACCCAGAAAAGTAGAAAGGTATTTCCCTCGGTATCTCTGGGATACCTGCTCGAATTGAATTCTCTGGCTTGGAAAGAATACTACTCCCTGTATAAGGGACCGTTATAATTTTATTTAGGCATTCCCACCTTGCCCATTCGTTATTATATTCATTTATTCCAATAATTGATCTCTGGAATATCACTCTACCACGATTACCTAAAGCTGGTCCACACCAAAACCACGTACATGTCAATATATGATCTGACCCTCCTCTTAAGATATAGTGTTCGGATTTAGTTATGAAATCCAAAGCCTTTTTAACTCTCTCAGTATGAGTTAATCCTTGACACGTCAAGCTTCCTGCTCGGAAATCCATATTTGAACTTAGAGCAATATAAATAGGCATATAAAATAGGTCCGCTTCACGTGGATCATATACTCTGTTTTCGTATATCTGGGCACCTTTATGCATCCATATTTCTCCGGTGTTTTGTGCATGTTCTTGCCTTTCATCCATTAGGATCGAAAATCCATTTTGCTCTTCGTAACAGTCAAGAAGATACGACCAGTCGACAGCTGGATCTTCGTAAATATATACCCTTGGTGATTTTAACGTTTTCACCTCAAAAATGTCAACTACCGGATAGTCAACACTCGACCCACTCGACCTATTCTTAAATTGGAGTAGGGAAATATAAATAAGTGCAAGAACTGTAAACAAAGCCAAACTAATGCTCTTCTTAGATTTAATATTACATCCGTCAAAAAACTTTCCCGTCTTCGATTTAATATTACATCCGTCAAAAAACTTTCCCGTCTTAGATTTAATATTACATCCATCAAAAAACTTTCCCGTCTTCGATTTAATACCCCTTACGTAAGAAAACGGTTTCTCTTTCAAATTTTTAAATACTAACCTAAGCTTCGAGCACGGGTGCCTATGGACGTCCACCACGTCCACCATCTCTTCCTCATCTTGCTTTCTGTCCACGAGATTAATGCATTCTTGCTTGCTGTCCACGATATTAATGCATCCGAGATTATGCATACTGAGGGCGGGGAGGAGAGCCATAGGATTTTCATCAACTCCTGTATCCGTCTGATAAGTCTTGATTCGTACTCCTGGCTCCACCAGATTCATATGGGTTTCAGTATACACTCCTGTCTCCATCGTATGGGTTTCAGTATTCACTCGTGTATCCACCAGATGAATAGGATTTTCAATATCCACTCCTGTCTCCACCTCTTTCATCCTGTTCATGATCCTGTTCATGATCAGACGGTGATTTTGATTGTGAGCTTGGAGGGGGGGGTCCGATAAAAAAATATAATCAAATTTCTCAAAATCTGAGTTATGGCTCTGAGTCATAAATTGAAATAAAATTTTTGTTTAATATTCAATATAAATAAAAACACAATTAAAAATGAGCAAACTACTTTTCAATAATATTATGAAACTCAATCCCCAAAGATTTCCTGGAAGATTTTTGGGAATTAGTAAAGATATTGAAAAAAAATGTGGTGGAGAATTATGTAAAAAACCACCTATTAAAAAAGATGAAATGGGAGATTCCGAGATTTACCAGATGATTGTATATAGTTTATATAACTTGTAATCCTATTTCTAAATATTTGTTGGTAAATAATCTGTCAATCTATTCTTCAAACTCTCCAAAATCACCGTCGATAACCCATACTGGCACATCTCTGTCAATCTTATATTCAACTTCATATTGATCCATACGCTGATTTCCCCCAATGAAACCGTATTCATCTCTACCAAATGTGGGTCTCCTGAATTCATTGGCATCTTTGTCATAGAATATCCAGTTTTCACCAGATGGTCTAGAAAAAACAGGATTAAATGTTACTTTGAATTTATCGTAATTCAAATCTTCTACCTCTACCGTCATGGAAGATGTCATTCTAGATCCTTTACGAGTAGAAGTAGACTTTTTGGTTGGTGCCTTTGGTGTTTTTGCGGCTACCTTTTTGGTTGGTGCCTTTGGTGTTTTTGCGTCTACCTTTTTGGTAGTTTTAGTTGATTCTACCTTTTTGCATCTCCCTGTTACTGGGTTTCTAACCTGATCAGGTCTGCAATCCTTTTTGGTTGGTGCCTTTGGTGTTTTTGCGGCTACCTTTTTGGTAGTAGTTTTAGTTGATTCTACCTTTTTGGTAGTTTTAGTTGACTTAGACCATCTATATTGTCCATTTGAAATTTGTTTACTCGTGTACATTAAACCATCGTTTCCTTTTTTGGTTTCTCCGGGACAATCCTTAGCTTTGATTGGTGGACTTGGTCTTTCACTGTATTTTGAAGATGTTTGGATTTTACAAGACATGTTTGTAATATTTATTGTTCACATTATAACTTAAAATAAATCAATATTTATAGAACTAATTTCAGAAAAAAAATTATGCCAATAATTATCTTGTTCTTTCTCAGCATTATCTGATGACAATGTAAATATCTTATTTGCATGGAAAACATATGCTACATTTTTTAATGATACAAGTCTTTTTTTTTCTTCCATCAAAAGATCCATCATTTTTACATTTTTGGGACACATCATTATTTTTACTTCTTCGAATGCCCTGTCTTTTATTAAAGGTTCTATTTCCTTATAGAACTCTAGAACAGAAATTGATTTTATTATCCTAATTGGGATAAGGAATATTTTTGAGAATTTGACGAGCTGTTCTAATTGACGTCCTTCTGAAGTTGAAATATGTGGTATTCTAAGCCCCTCTACAAAACATATTTCATTCATTGTAAAATCATTTTCTATCATATATTCAATAACTTCGTCTATTTCTAGACGATTCATATTTCCTAATATTGAACATTTAAAAATTTATTTTATAATATCACTGTAATTATATTCTGGATCACCTATATACCTGAGTATCTTAAGATCTTGTTTCCCATATCTATCAGTTACCATTTTAACAGCTTTACATACCGAATGAGCATCTTCTATTCTACATGAGTTATATAGATCTATAAAATAGACCTGGTTAACTTTTTCAATCCAAGGTATACACCTATCCATACATACAACATCTTCTAGTGCAGAGTTAATAGATTGACCGAGTCTATTTGGAACTCCATGTAAAGCATCACCAATAAGTATGATGTTATCCAATGCAGCATGTGAACAATATATATACTTTTGATCTCTAACTCTCGAAAGATTTACATTATTATCATTATATGATGAATAACGTGAATTATATATTATACCGTTTATATCTCCATTTATGTCTGGGGTTGCTAATATTTCTGAATTTCCTTTCCAAATATGTATAGTTTTATCCCATGAAGGATTATAATTATGTAAAGATTGAAAAAAATCTTTATTCATATTAAATCTTTGAAATGTTTGTCTGTCATTTTCTACTTTGAAGTTAAATTTTTCATTCTTTTTGCTTAATATTGATCTAACACGAGAATCAATACCATCTGCTCCTATCAGTATATCGTAATCTGTTTTTCCATTTCTTGTGATTACCTTTTTATTTTTTAAATCTATATCACATAAAGTATCTTTTTCAAACGAAATTTTTTTGTATTCTTTGGTTTTATTGGTAATACTTTCAATTAGATTATATCTGTTTATAGATTTATAATTAATAGATTTTTCTTTAGTTACTTTACCCGAGATATTAGTAATCAAATCATTTATATCTATAGAAACATCGTCACTTTTAATATTGAAACGATTAAGAGCGTTTTGTCCTCTTTTAGTTATGAGATAATTTGTATGTATATTAGTTTTTTTATTGGGTAGTCTTTTTTCCATTATATTAACATAGTGTCCATTCTTAGCAAAAGATATACCTGCTAATAATCCAGCTGGACCACCACCTATTATAGAAACTCTAAGTGAGTTGCATTTACTAATATATAACAAAAACAATAACTTATACATTTTTTTAATTACTAACTATATTATTTAACAAATGAGTTAGACGCTCTATTTCATTTTTTTGTATCCTTATAATTTCTATTGATCTTTTTACAAAGTTTGCAAGTTCTGAATTTGTTGATATCAAATGTTTCTTTTCAAAATCATCATCAATATGTAAATCATCACTCTGAACTATTTTTATTTTTTTTTGATCAAATATCATTTCATCACCCGAGATGCATCTTTTAGGCATTTTTATTTAATGAAAGATCGATGTAATTTATAAATATGATTATTTATATGTTTTGAACGGAAAATTGGGATTATAATCAAAAAATATTTTTATATTAATAAAGTAGAGATATGTGGGATATAGAAATTATAGACGTTGAAGCAAATGGTTCTTGTTTTTTTGAATCTATAGCTATTGCTATAACTGATTGTATAGAAGACTTTGTAGTTAATGATTACCTTTGTTTAAAGATGGATGATTATATAAAAGGATACGAAGAACTAACAGGTGAAGATATGGAAACTGTTAGTCCTAAATTTATTAGGTATATATGTTCCAAGAATATTGATGATTGTATATTTGAAACTTATTCAATTGAAGCAGCTGATCGAAAAGATAGTGGTGAGAAACATGTTAAAGACTTCAAATCTAAAGAAGAAATGTCTGATTATATTCTTAATACGAATTGTTGGGCTGATCATTCTATTATTAGAGCATTTTTCAAATCTTTTGGTAATAAATGTGCACTAGTTATATTCGATGAAACATATGGTGGATTAGTATATTTCCAAAAAGAATGGACATATAAAAAGGACAAGTATATATGTCTAAATAGACAAAATAATCATTATAGTCCAGTAAGATTTTCAAATGATTCAAAAAAGTATCCATTATGCTTACAAAGAGATACTATTTTATCCATTATGGAACATGTAAATGAAAAATTAGAAGAAAGTATTAAGAATTTATATTAATTAAAATGAAAAATCCATACGGAAATTACCAATATATGTACGAGGCTCTATTTTATTCTTAATCTTCTTGCCCCTATTTCTCTCATGAAATTTCATATGTGCCTCTACTTTACTTCTCTCTTGTTCTAAAATACTTTCTATATCATTTGAAATAAACCATCTAAAGAAGTTTAATTGACCGATGGTAGATCTCCTTGTATCAGTAGAACCATCCTTATAAGTTACAGTTATCTTAATTTTATTTCTTCTTGCAAATGGATCCATATTTTTCTTATTGTATGCGCTTAAGTTCTTCTGATAATCCCTATTTAAATCTCTTGGGAATTCCCCTTTATCGATCAATAGAACATTACGTTTACTGTAATTTGTAACCAACCAGTCTATTAATCTTAAGCTTGATCCTTTTTTTCTTTTAATGATAACTATAAATTTTAATACAGCTTCTTCATTTTTATTATACCATTCTAAAATGGATTCAAGTAGTACTTGACTCGTTTTTGACATTTCTGTTTTATCATGACAAAATATACTCATATTTATTATGAAATAATAATGGAATTCAAGATTCCAAAAATTGTTTTTATTTTTGTCTTTATTTAAAACCAACACACTTCATAATTTTTATTATGAACAATGAACTTATATGTGATAATATATTATCTTACTCAAAAGGAGAATATTTATTTTTGAATTCAGTATGTAAATCTTGGTATAAAGTAATGAAAGGAAGAGAAACCTATTTGAGACAAGTTAACACTATTTCCAGAGTTAAAGAAATTATAGATATGAATTCTAATGGCTCTTTAGATGATATAATAATGGATATATTTATTGAACTCGTAAAAGTCGACGATTTGGAACTTTGTAATTTTATGTTGGACAATGTATCTGATATTGTAAGGATGAAGAATCCCCATACGAATTACGATATTTACACTCTAGATACTGCTCTGGAATATGGATCCGTTAATGTTATTTCAGAAATTATAACAAAGCGTGGTTATAGTAAGAAAGATATATTCCCTCAAGTTTTGGGTAGAAATTTGAATGTGAATACTAAAAGTATGATGATTTTTATGATTTCAAATGGATTTAATTTGAGCCCAGCTTATACAGAAGCAATTTGGACAAGAAATGTTTATATTTTAGATATCCTTAAGGATTTAAAAGTACCATATGAAAGTCAAATGTGGAAAAGAGGTATGACCTTTGGAAGGTCAGATGAAAGAATAATGCAGTGGATTAATGATAATTGTAATGACTCACCTAATTATTATTTAAACCCGATTAATTAATTATTTTATTGAAATGAAACTCCAAGTTCCATTCACATTCAATTCAAAAACAGCTGTAATTGCTCTATTGGTTGTAATTTACGTTGTTACTTTTTTGAAAAAAATTATTTCGCCTAATAAAGCGATAGAGTAATTCACTTATCTTTAGATTCAATATATTTTTTTTCAGCTTCTATTTGTTTTCTAAGGGACGTATAATTTCTTGAATAATCATGAGGGTATTTTGTAAATTGATGTTGTTTAATACGTTCTTTTAACTCTTGTATTTGTTTATTACTAAGCATTTTTTAAAAATACGAATTATTTATTTTAGAAGTTTAGAAACGAATAATATGGGGAGACGAATCTCTGACCCAGGGGAGACGAATCTCGACCCTAAAAAATAAATACGTCGTCGACAAGATTCGAACTTGCGCGTGAAATCACAATGGGTTTCTAATCCATCTCCTTAACCACTCGGACACGACGACTCTTTCTATAGTTTAAATTTAATTTTTTTAAAGTAATTATTCAATTTTTACCCTCTTGTTGTTGAAGTCATCGGAATCGTCATCTCTTGTGCGCTTTCCGGTATCAGACTCAGACTCATCTTCCGATTCTGATGAATAACCAGAATAATCATCAAACTCTTCTACTATATCATACTTCAGATGAGGCTTATCCGGGAAAATCTTCTCAAATAGTTCATCGAAATCATCTACATTACCAGCTTCATCGTACTTTCCTTCCACAACATATCCCAAATCTTCTACGTCAAGTGGTATATCAAAGAACTCCTTTACGGTGTCGGTATAGAGTTGAGACCACCAAGGTACAAACATACTAGGCCATTGTCGTCTCACCCCGATATCAAATTGCTTGTTACCAAACTCTTCAATCTTGCATGTCCTAGAATCACTTTTAGAAACTGCTTTCATTGCGAAACGCTGAATCATCGTGATCCTTTCATTTGGTATTTTGTCTATTACTATTTTACCGACATCCTTATTAGGAAATATACGAGAAATATCTCCAAGAACCCTTTTCCACTCCTCTACTGGTATAATAGAGTAATTGAAAACATTAGACTTAATGTAAAGTCTTTTACCAGTCTTATACACCCTAAAAGGTGTCTTCATCATTATCTTCTCGAAATTGGAATTACCACTCTTCCGATTATAACCCTGTATATTGGAATTAAGAGATCCAAGGCTATCGAAACAACACTTAACTGCAACATTTGTTATCCTATGATTATACATAGGAACCAAATACTGAAGCATTCTTAGAGATATAACAACAACTTTTTCAGTAGATCCATTCTCGTTTTCATATTCTACTGGGACCCATGCACATGTTCCGGTTTTGCTACAAAACAGTTTCGGAATTATAGGCCATATGTCCCTTGTAATTCTATCTAGATACATAGAATCAGAAGAGTTTGCAGTTGTACCCTTCATACTATTAATCTCTTCCTGCATCTTTTGAACTTTAGTGTCAACCATGTTGAACTGGCTTCCAATATCGTTCAACTTAGATGCAAACAAACTTGCCATTGCAGCGAGTTTGTTGTCTTGTATAGCCAGCTGTTGTTCGTGGAATGATGTCATATGCTTTCCCATGGCGTTCCCAAAGATCTCCATCGCTCCATCACTTATGAAGTTATTACCCGATTTACTTACTACATCGGTACAATCACCATCGGTACAACCATCTTCCGAATACTTGGTCATGGCAAGGCTCATTTTAGTTTGAGTTGTTGTCGATTTGATTGTGATCCCATGTGTATCACAATTTTAGTAAAATAATCAGTATTTAAATTAATCACTTCTTATTTTTAAAAAACATATTCGGAAGTATATTTCCCGCATATATTTCAAAAATAATAATAAAAATGGATCAATCAAATAGACTATACTTCATTTTAATATTATGTGCTTACTTTCTCCTAATGTTCATTCAATTTTTCATATTAAAATTATTTTCTAGGATTGGTATGATAATTTTGTCTATGGTTGCTATTTTTATAGTTATTAAAGATTTCAGGAATGAATATAATAATAGACCAAGTGAAGAAGACTATACTGGATTATATGAGCTTGCTTAAAAGAAATTCATTAATGTTTGTATATTTTTAACACATAGAAACACTTAAAAAATGAATACGTGTATTGTATCTAGAAGAGTTAAAATTTTTAGAAATTCGATTGTTAATGAAGATATCCTTGAAAAGGAATTAACAATAACAGGTGATAATTCTGAATTTTGTAATAGAGAAGATATGATATGTTTTAAGAAGACAAGAGATTATTACATACTACCACGTATGTATGGCCTTAATTATATAAAAGAACATGGTTTAGAATATAAGCATGTATTGGGAACTGGTGATAAGATTAAAGTATTATTTAGGGGAAATCTCAGAGAAAATCAAATTGATGTGATAGATAATGCAGTTGATAGATTAAGGAAAGAAGAGGGTATAATTCTTGGTTTGTATTGTGGTTGGGGGAAGACAGTTGGAGGCCTAAGTATATCCTGCATGATGGGTGTAAAAACTTTAATTTTAGTACATACAAAGGCTTTAGCAATACAATGGAAAGAAAGAATAGAATCTTTTATTGATGGTGCATCAGTTGGTACAATAAGACAAGATGTGTTTGATATTGAAAATAGGACTCATGTTATTGCGTCTATGCAAACTATATGTAAAAGAGATTTTGATTCAAAAGCATTTGATTCATTTGGTCTTACAATAGCAGACGAGGTACATAGAGCTGGTAGTGCTGAATTATCTAAATGTATTCAGAAGGCCGGATCCAGATATAGACTTGGTTTAAGTGCTACAATTTGGAGAAAAGATGGGTTTACACCATTTCTTTTTCATGCTATAGGACCTTTATCTTCATCTATTGAGCGTTCTAAAAAATCACAAGAGTTAAATGTAGAGGTGGTAGAAATAACAGATGGTCCATGCGAAGTCAGAAAAATGTGGAGAGCAGGTAAAGAATCTCTAAATCTAGCTCGTATGATAAATGATATAAGTGAATCTATTACAAGAACAAGATGTATTATTAATACAATCGTACAGAAATACAGAGAAGGTAGACATATTCTTGTCATAAGTGATCGTAGAGAACATATTAAAGTAATGGCAGAAATGATGGACAATGAAAAAATAACAGATTATGGTTTCTTATTGGGTGGTATGAAAGATAGTGAAATTATAAATGCTTCAAGTCACAAGATCATTTTTGCAACATATGCATATTGTGCAGAAGGTGTTGATATTGCATCTTTAGATACTTTACTTCTTTGTACCCCTAGGAAAGATATAGTACAAGTTACTGGTAGAATATTAAGAAAACATAGTTCTAAAAAGACACCACTTGTAGTTGATTTTGTAGATCGTCAGAGTGTATTTAAGAATCAGTCTTTTTCTAGAATTAGGTATTATAAGACACTTGGAGGGAAGGTTATACATTTAAACCAAGATCTTACTATTAAGAACAAATGTAAAAAAAGAAAAGTAGAAAATATAGACGAAGAAAAATCTTCTATGATAATTAATTTTTTTAAGTAGTTCTCAAAAATATTTCAGAATAAAAAATGTATGCTAAAAAAAACAGGGTAAATACAATCGGAGCAAAAAATACAGCTATAGAAAGATACCCATCATAACTTATTTTATGATCATTATCGTTATCAAAATATATAAATACTGAATTAATAATAGAATAACAAATAAGTGCTATACCAACTAAAGTATAAATAATAACAGTTTTTAAAAACACATTTTTATTAATTCTAATAGGGATATTTGAAAAAACAGGATACACAATACTTACAAAGAATGTAAGTGTAACATTTGACATAAGTACGGAAAAGGACAATGCTTCCCAGAATATTTGATTCGATTCTCTGTCTGTCAATTCGTCGTTTTCAGACCTGTGTCTCCCATTAAGTGATGTTAAAACAAACCCTGCTAGGAATGTGTTTATTGTTATTATAATCTCAATTGTAAAATCTGAAACATACATACTTTATTGATATAAATGGATTTTATTTTTTGTTCATTATTTATTTATTTATTTTTAAATAAAATAATATGGAGGAGTCTTGGGTAGAAAAGTACCACCCATCAAAAAAAGATGATATTGTTGGTAATTCTTTACAAATGAACTTATTGAAATCAGAATCAATAATAAAAGGAATTAATGTACCAAATACTATAATATGTGGACCACATGGTACTGGTAAGAGTAGTATATTGAAAATAATATCTGAAAATTTTACAGATATACTTGAAATTGACTCCCTTGATACAAAGAACAGGAACCTAACATCATTTAGAAGTATGGTTTCTAATTTTACAAAGATAAAGACAAAAGGGAATCACCATAAATTGGTAATAATGGATGATGCTGATTATTTAAATCCTGTATCTCAACAAGTTCTTCGTAGTATAATGGATTTATATGTAGATAAAGTAAGGTTCATCTACTGTTGTAACAATTCAACTGGTATGATAGATACAATTCAAAGTAGGTGCTCTATTGTTAGATTGTCTAAATTAGAGCCAAATGATGTAATCCAAAGGATAAAGTATATACTTGAAAAAGAAAAAGTAGATTATACATTTTGCGGTCTTCAAGCGATTGCATTAAATTCAGGTGGTGATCTACGTAAGGCTGTAAATGATGTACAAATGGTATTCAAAGGTTTTAATATTGTAAATGGTTCTAATGTATTTAAAATTTGCGATTGTCCGAGTGCTGATTCAATACATAATGTCCTAGAAGCATGTGTTTCAAATGATCTTAATAAAGCTATTTGTGAGCTTTATTCTATTCTCGATAGTGGATATTCTATACAGGATATAATAGAATCATTTGTATTTGTATGTAAGAATAAGAATATATTCAAAGTAGATGAAGATAAACGTTTCGATTTTATGTGTAAAATAATGCAAACAAAAAAAAGGATTTCAGATGGTGTGGATAGCAAGATTCAAATGACAGGATTATTATCAAAATTATGTTTTTAAATTGTTTTTTAGGTATATTTTTAATTTTAGACTAATATTAAATTAAATTTAAATATAACCAAGGTATTCCTCTACTTCTTTTGACATATTTTCAAATATGTAAAGCTGATCATCTTCACTTATAGGAGGGTAATCTTTCCTCTTGTATGCTACCTTACCTTTACCTCTTACGGACTTTACTGGTCTGTATGGTTTCAAAATAATATCATATTTATTACTTAACTCAATTAACCATCTTTCTGGATTATCTCTTATATATTCATATTTTACATGTTCAAAATTTTCAACATAACAACCAATGTCAACCAGTAAGTGTCTTATTTTACCGGTTCTCATCTTTATAACATTATTATATCTTTCTCCAGAAGAATGATCTCTCTCACACATCATTTCTTTTCCATATTTAGGATTCAGTTGAGAAACTCCGGACGTCTCGTCTTCTATACACTTCCATTCCATACGAATAAATTTAGAAAAATCTGTACATCTTCTTATGGGTAAATCCGCATGAAAAGTATTATTATGGAAAGATTGTAACCATTCCATTATATCTCTTGTTACGAATAAGAATAAGGTATCAGTTGTATCAGTTTTACTAATCTTTACTGTATCCTGTAAAAAATGCTTATGTCCGAATGTCTGATCAACTTTTAAATTTGTATTAGAACTAAGCAATGATTGCATGAATGAAGTACCACTCACTCTTTCTCCTAGAATAACAACTTTTGAAATCATTTTACTAATATACACAAATATTTAAAATAAAGGTTTTTAAACTGTTTAAAAAAATAATGTCAAATATTGTTTAAGAAGAATTTTAAGAAGAATGATGAACGATGATAACAAGATTACAATGAGTAGATTTCAAAAAGAAATTTTATACGATAATGACTGGACAAATTCTTCACTGGGTCTTCTTAAAAAATGGATAAAAGATGGATCAGAACGTGTAAAAAGACACTGTGAGAAAGCAAAAGAGTGTAAACTTAAGTTCAATATGATTTCATTACCAGGTATTATAACAGGTTCTTTAGCTGCAGCACTTGCATTCTGGGCTATTGGAGATGGCACAGGATACGTTGTAAGGATAGCTTTGGCATTCTTAACTTCAATTTCTGCAATCTTTAAAGGAGCCGAAAAATTACTTGACTTAAAGAATGAAGAACATCAGCATATAAATGCAGCTTATAATTACGAAGAAATTGTTCGGAAAATGGAAGTGATTATTTTCACAGGTAATAAAAACAGAAACCCTCTCAACACAACACTTCAAGAACTATCATTACGATTTTCTTCGATTGTTTCACAATCACCACCGGTATGAAAAAAGTTAAGTTTTCTGATCAAATACATGTAAAGTTAATTGAACGTTCTAAACCTCCTACAAATTTAAGGGAGAAGGTTGAATCAATAACAAGATTATTGAGAAGGGATATACCCCACTATGAGGACATTAGGCATCTTTTGATGGAAGGACAAATGAAAGATATTGTTAAAAAAATAATTTCACATAATGAAATTGAGTCGTTGATTATATTTAAATCTAGTAATGGTTTTGTTTCTAGTTTAGCACATGATTTTTTTAAAATTTTAGAAACTAGTTTTAATAAACACAATAGTACTATTATTATTGAATCAGATAAGAACATGATTATTTTTAATGATAATTCGGAACGCGAACCAATTATAATGGATTCAGAGTTCACTTTCTATAATATATGAGTCTAAATTTTTGTTGAATAAGATAAGAAAATGATTATTTTTAATGATAATTCGGAACACTTTCTATAATATCTGAGTCCAAATTTTTGTTGAAAAGACACGCGGTGAAAAAAAAAGGCAACTCTGATTTATTTTTCAGCCCCACCTCTTCACAAATATTTTAGTTATGTCTGCTATCAGGAACGCATTGAAAACGACTGCGGAAATTTTAGGGATGGATCTTGTAAAGTCAATTATAGATATCAAGAAGAAAGGACCCAAGAAGGGGACTAAACCTAATTTAAAATATTATTTAAAATAAAAATTAAGATAAAAATCTTAAATCTTAAATCCAGGGTTCTTTTGAACATTGTCCTGGCAAATTTAATGGTTTGAGATTCGTCTCGCCAGTGAAAAATTATTTTTATCTTTTTCTTTTTGAAGATTTATCAAATGACTCAACAAGACTACTAAAGTCCTTTGTTGTCATTATAATGAATTTATTGAGTAATTCATCAGAAAAAACAGTACCATCTGTTTTATATATAGACCATGCATAAATTCCTCTTCTTTCACTGAGTTTGCTTACAAAATAACGTCCATCATTACCTCTTCTTACAAGATCCTTACAATTTTCTGCATTGTAAGGAGGTTCTTTTCTTATGGAAAGATCTTTGTATTTAGGGTTTTTTTCTTCTTGACAAGACCCATAATTTTTTCCAATATTAACACCGTCTATTGCTGCGAGCATCCTACCAATAATATATCTGAACTCCTGGGGAAGTTTTGATGCATATTCATATGTATTATCTTCATAGTCAGATTCTTCGTCTGTATACTTTGCATGAATATCTTCTTGGAAATAAGAATCTAATAAACTTACTGCCAATGCATATACATCATCAAGATTAGTAATAACGTGATTTTCTTTCTGTGGCATATAACCAGGTGTCCCAGTAAATCCACTGAATCGTGTACCACATGCCATAGATAAACCTACATCACCCAAAACTGCTTTATAGATACTGCCATTATTATCCCTCTTAACAAGTATATTTTCAGGTTTTATGTCAGCATGTATTAAACAATAGTTGTGTAGTTTCATGTAACTGATTGCTCTCATACAATCTCTACCAATTATGGAAAGTTCTTCTAATGTAATACCATTTTTATATTCAGCATTGCCGTCAAACAATTCCATAACTATAAATTTATCACTGTTTGCTAACATAGAAACAATATTGGGGTGAGTAAAATCACGGAGAGTTTCTATTTCTTCCTTTAAGTATCCAATTTGTTTTTTTTCTTTACCTTTTAATTCTTTAACAGCAACCGGGGTCCCACAATATAAACCTTTGGTTACAATTCCGAATGTTCCTTCACCAATTATATTCTGTTTCCCAGAAAATAATTCAAGATTTTCTATATTCAACATTTTTATAAATTAAAAATAAAATAAATACTAATATTTAAATAAATGATGTTCAACATAAATCTAATTGATGATACAGTGTTACAAACATTGAAAGAAATGAATCAAATGAATAAAGAGTTGGTTCAAATTAATAATGATTTGTTAAAAAAAATGGAAGAAATGAATCAAGAGTTGATTAGAATTAACAATGATTTAAATGAAATCAGGGAGAAATTAGACAAAAAACCATGGTATAAGCATATATTCTTTTTTTTGAATAATTAGAATAATTCTTATTCTTATAAATCAGAATTATTCTTATTACCATAAATCAGAATTATTCTTATTCTCATAAATCAGAATTATTCTTATTCCTATAAAAATAAGAACAGTTTAAACGTCTCCACTCCTCCCCACTCGGTCACTCCCCCACCACTTCACTTCCCCACCACTTCACTTCCCCACTCGACCAAGAATTTGGGCACACTTAACTCAAATGACTTTGATCGACTTGACGTTCAATACTGTAATTGACTTGACTTTGTTCGAAGATTTAATCGACAACGACGGTGCTTCAGATATTTCTTTTTCTTTACTTGGAGCAATGGATAGAGCACCTATTAGAGCGCCGGATAGAGTTTCAGAGTGTGTTTCAGAGTGTCCAGAGTGTCCTATTTGCTTCGAGTCGATGAAGGGGAAGAAGCGTAAATTGATTACACTTGAATGCAAGCACGTCTTCCACTCAGTGTGCTTAAAAAAATGGGCAAAAAAGAGTTATACTTGCCCTATGGATAGGAGTGCATTCAATCAGAATGTTCTGTGGACGAGGCCTCTGTGTCAAACTGGGGGTCCGCCGATAATGAATTAATACAAGAACGATTAAAATATTTTTCTTTTTAACGGTTTGAATGCGCCGAGCGCTCCCGTTTTGTGTTTAATTTTGTACTGGACGTTGAAGACGTTTCGGACAGATTAATCAGTACTCGAGTCAATACTGTCAGTATCAATACTCGAGTCAATACTATCAATACTATCAATACTATCAATACTATCAATACTATCAATACTATCAATACTATCAATACTATCAATACTATCAATACTATCAATACTATCAATACTATCAATACTATCAATACTATCAATACTATCAATACTATCAATACTATCAATACTATCAATAATTGGTTGTTGTGTAGGTGGTACTATAGGTGGTAGTGTTGGTGGTACTATAGGTGGTAGTGTTGGTGGTACTATAGGTGGTAGTGTTGGTGGTAGTGTTGGTGGTAGTGTTGGTGGTAGTGTTGGTGGTAGTGTTGGTGGTAGTGTTGGTGGTAGTGTTGGTGGTAGTGTTGGTGGTACTGTGGGTGGTAGTGTAGGTGGTAGTGTTGGTGGTAGTGTAGGTGGTAGTGTTGGTGGTAGTGTAGGTGGTAGGGTTGGTGGTAGTGTGGGTGGTAGGGTTGGTGGCAGTGTGGGTGGTAGGGTTGGTGGCAGTGTTGGTGGTAGTGTTGGTGGTAGTGTAGGTGGTAGTGTGGGTGGTACTGTGGGTGGTAGGATTGGTGGCAGTGTTGGTGGTAGTGTGGGTGGTAGTGTTGGTGGTACTGTAGGTGGTAGTGTTGGTGGTACTGTGGGTGGTAGCGTAGGTGGTAGTGTAGGTGGTAGTGTAGGTGGTACTGTAGGTGGTAGTGTAGGTGGTACTGTAGGTGGTACTGTAGGTGGTACTACTGTAGGTGGTACTGTAGGTGGTAGGGTTGGTGGTACTGTAGGTGGTACTGTGGGTGGTAGGATTGGTGGCAGTGTTGGTGGTAGTGTGGGTGGTAGTGTTGGTGGTAGTGTAGGTGGTAGTGTTGGTGGTACTGTGGGTGGTAGCGTAGGTGGTAGTGTAGGTGGTAGTGTTGGTGGTAGGGTTGGTGGTAGTGTAGGTGGTAGTGTGGGTGGTAGGGTTGGTGGCAGTGTGGGTGGTAGGGTTGGTGGTAGTGTAGGTGGTACTGTGGGTGGTAGGATTGGTGGCAGTGTTGGTGGTAGTGTTGGTGGTATGGTTGGTGGTAGTGTTGGTGGTAGCGTAGGTGATAGGGTTGGTGGTAGTGTTGGTGGTACTGTGGGTGGTAGGGTTGGTGGCACTGTGGGTGGAAGTGTGGGTGGTAGGGTTGGTGGTAGTGTTGGTGGTAGTGTTGGTGGTAGTGTTGGTGGTACTGTGGGTGGTAGTGTTGGTGGTAGTGTTGGTGGTAGTGTTGGTGGTACTGTGGGTGGTAGTGTTGGTGGTAGCGTAGGTGGTACTGTGGGTGGTAGTGTTGGTGGTAGTGTTGGTGGTAGTGTTGGTGGTAGTGTTGGTGGTAGGGTTGGTGGTAGTGTTGGTGGTAGTGTTGGTGGTAGTGTTGGTGGTACTGTGGGTGGTAGTGTTGGTGGTAGTGTTGGTGGTAGTGTTGGTGG